AAATACACCGCCTGCACCAAGGAGGAGGCAAACAGGATAGCCGACAACAACCTACAGTCAGACGGCACCTCTTACGCTAATGGCTTGGCGCAGGCCGATAGATGCGATTGCGTGGAGCCAACAAAGACGTGGAGCGCCAACGCTATGCTGAGCGGTGATCCTTGTAATGGTCTGTCTGGTTCTACATCTGCATTAAGGTGCTCCTATGAAGTGTCTTACAATAATCAATGTGGATCATCTAAATCAATAACTGTAACTGTTACTGGTAGGAATGATCATGGACAAACCGTTACGGCTGGAAGTACTACCGTAAGCATACCTACTGGGTCTGGTAAAAAAACCGGTGTCATAGGTTTTGATTCAGGAGTACAATGTGGGTCTATAAGTGTTTCTGGAGGAGGATCTGGGAACTGTTAAGATTCTGATGTATAACAAAAAAGGAGAGGCTAATAAGTCTCTCCTTTTTATTAAAAACCATAACAGTAGTGATTGTCAACAATTACCTGAATCATGACCAGAGATTGTTACATCTCCACATACCACTTCTCGGCTAAAATATACACTTCCACTCTTGGTTCCGGATCCTACGGGAATTGTAAAGCTGGCGCTATTGACCTGCTCTTCTCCGTTTTGTGTATATCCTATACCACTCACAGAACCAGATATAGATCTACCACATTGATTATTATACGTAATCGTAAATCCTCTTGATGTGACAAGTTGTTCATGGCTCATGCAATCATTATTCATAGATACCGACCATGACCACGTCTTTGTTGGCTCCACGCAATCGCATCTATCGGCCTGCGCCAAGCCATTAGCGTAAGAGATACCGTCTGACTCGATGTGAATTTAGCTTATTCAATGCGCATTGTTTATCTATTAAATAAAATCATTAATATTGTATCGTTAATATTAATACATTAAGTTATGGCTTGCAATAAGAAAAAGAAAATGGCTAATGGAGGCAAGGTCTCCGAGAAAAAGAAACCTCAACTGAAATGTGGGGGCAAGGTTAAGAAGAAAAAGTAATAACTGGAGGGGTATATCCCCTCCTTAATATTTCGCTACATGAAAAATTCAGAATTTGTATCTAGGATCATAAATGATATGAACTCCATCAATAAGGACGCTCATGTCAGTAGGAGGTGGATATTATCTATAGGAAGGCAGAAAGCTAGATCATATATAGCCCAGAAGTATGCCGATGGGACCTTATTCGGCGAGGAATCACTGTATACTCATATCAATTGCATGGAGATGGAGAGGGTTCGGAAAATTGATTGTTGTTTTGATGAGTTTAAACTATGCAGGGTACTTATGAGATCCAAGAAAAGATTGCCCGATATGATATATACCCGTATAGGACCTGCTATCATTAAGGTGTCAAATATTACGGATGATATTATATTTACCTCCATATCATTGAGAAAATATGCGAACAATAAGGAACGTAAATATGGGAATATAGATCAATATTATTACTATGTAAATGATGGTTATATCTATATACCAGATATTAACATAGAGGCTATAAACGTGGATCTTATTACCTTGGATAGAAAAGCGGCTTTAGAGTTATCCGGGTGTGGAGCTGAAAAAGATAAGCCATGTACATCTCAATGGGATTATGATTTCATATGCCCAGACAAGCTTCTTGAATATGTGGTTTCCGAAACATTAAGGGAAACTATAACCAAATTGCAGATCCCTACGGATGAGAACCCGGATATGGATATTAATAAGAAAACACAAAAGATTCAGTAAACATGAATCTAATAAGATCAATAATCAATTTCTTCGGTTTCAATGACGCCATAGTTGACGGTATAGGCGAAAGAGGGATGAGAGACAGCTCTATCATAAGATATAATGAGGTGCACGATATGTGTGACAAGATCATAAAGGATCTTGGGGATATATCAGCTTACGTATCCAAAGGTTATATCTATGATAAGATAAAGGAAAGAACAGGATTAAGTACCAGACATATTAGTAGGATATTGAATCATACTAGGAGGAAAGATCTTAGATTCATCTAATCGTAACAAAAAGGAGAGACTATATAAGCCTCTCCTTTTTTTTATTGTCAACAAGATCCACTCCCTTGACCATCTTTATAATAAGCATAAGCTCCTGATGATATCCCGTAGTTGGTTGTTGTAGAATCAGAGAAAGTTCCAGATCCAGAAGGAATAGGTACTATTCTGGTCTCATATTCCCAAGATCCATTCGTTCTCTTATATCCTATGGTCATTCTAGATGATTGTACGAATCCGCATGGATTGTTGTATTGTATGGTATAATTTATCGTCTTACCACTTCCATCAGATGATACTACGTTAGCGCTCCACGTCTTTGTTGGCTCCACGCAATCGCATCTATCCGCCTGCGCCAAGCCATTAGCGTAAGAGGTGCCGTCTGACTGTAGGTTGTTGTCGGCTATCCTGTTTGCCTCCTCCTTGGTGCAGGCGGTGTATTTTTGTGTATAAATTTCTTGTATTAGGATGAAATCGTTATATTTGTGATATGAAAACAAAGTCATTTAAAATACTTGATCAGTACTTTCTTCGGTTTTATAGATCTATTATGTCTAAGAACGGCAAGAGAAGGAAACATACGATCGTGGACAAGAATGATATTCTAGAATGTCAGTCCTTGATATGGAAGGTTATACGTGATAAGTATCTGGAGAATGAGGGTGGGGTTTATATAAACAACATCGGTTATCTGTGCCATAAGATAAATCCTAATCGTAAGATATATCTGAATAAGCTTACCGGTACTATTAACAGACGTGGAACGGGTGGATATTCTTATGTCCATACGTGTATTGATTTTATGCCTCGGAACAAGTATTTCCATCTCTATATTTCTCCGGCGTTGAACAGGGAGTGTAGGTTGGCTATGGAATCAGGTAGGAGATATAAGTTCTTGTACCGGGAGGTTGAATCGGAGAGTAAGGTATTTGGAGTTAAATGGGTTTACAAACTGTAGAAGTTTTTGTGATCCAGTTAGCCCGTGAGGGTAGACTGGATTTTTTTTGTATCACGGATTCAAATACATATCTTTGTGCAAAAGACTTAAATATGACGATAAAGGGCTTATTGGCCGAGATCAAGGCCGATTTACATAAATACGATGATAGCGGGGCTATAGATACCTCATCTGTTTATAGGTGGGCTGAGATCGCTTTAAAAAGGTTTGGGGGTGTTATAGCCGTCATGTCCGAGGCGATTGTCAAGACCAGCAACAAACAGGCGGTATTACCTTCCGATTTCTTCGACATGCTTGACGCCTATAGGTGTGAGCCTCTTGTTTGCGAGATCCCTGGCGGCGATAAGGCTAAGGCTGACCTCCAACACGAGATCGGCTGGGTTGAGCGCACCGAGCGCGGCTTCCGTTGGAACTCCTGCACGGAGTGCTGTAAGGAGGAGTTTGAGAAGACGATCACGGAGAAGCTATATATCGGGTCTCACGAGGTTCGTTTCCATTATCATCATCCCGTAAGGTTATCCATAGGTCGTGGGTTGAGACGTGATTGCTCCGCCGACAAGTATCGGGATAAATATGCTTGGGATAATTATGATATAACTATATCTGGCAATACTATGTATACTGGGTTTGATGGATTTATTTACATCATATATCGTGCTACGCCCAAGGATGATGACGGTCTCCCGTATATACCTGAAACGGCGTTAGGTTATCTTGAGGATTATGTCGAGACGTATATCAAGATGAAGATCTTTGAGAACGCCGCCGTTAACGGTTTGATACAAGGCGCCGGTGACGCTTATAAGCTATACGCCCAGCAGGAGCCGGGTAAGTTCGCTAGGGCCATGAAAGAGCTTAAGATGTCGATGATTACCTTGAATGATTACCGGGAGCTGGCTGAGGATAATAGGAGGAGGATGCTGTCTTATGAGCGTATGTGGCCCAACGCTTTTGATAAGTATATTAAACTTATTTAACAAAATACGATGATATGGCTGATTGGATACATTTAGATAAGACAAGTGGTACTGGTCCCGCTGAGGTTAAGGTTACCGCTGATATTAACGAGACCGGTGAGATACGGGAAGTTACGTTTAAGGTGATTAAAGAAAGTACCAAGGAAGAAAAGACGTTCGTGTGCAGGCAGGAGTCGGTTCCGGTGGTGATCATCCCTGAGTTCGATTTCCTTGTGCTTAGGTATATCTGGGCTGACGAGGACGGCATTGACTTTGACACGGCAACCGGGTTCGACAACACCGGCCTCCCGGACGTGGACGGCAAGCTGGTTGGTTGGAGTAAACAGTACCAGACCACGCAGGAACGGGTAGGGGATTATCTTATCCACGGTGGTGATAACATGGAATCAGGGAATGAGGCGGCCCTGATCCAGATGGGACCGTTGCTTGACGGGGGTAATTATGATAAGCTTCCCCTTGAGATCAAGTGTGGTATATACGGTAACTGGTATGGAGGACGTGGAACAGGGAATGTCACTATCAGATTCACCGCCTATAAGGGTGGGACGATGGAAAAACGTGGATATGATTTTGTTAACATCGGAGGCGAGGAGGTTTATACCGGTGATGCCCCTACCAACGTATCCGCCCATGGTGAGGATAATTGGCAAAATATAAAGACCTTGTATTCTAAGGTAGGCACGATGATCTATAACAAGGAATCTCGTGACTGCATTGTAAGGATTGGCGAGTAGATTTTTCTTCATAATATAAACACATCGGCTCTCTTGTCCGTGAGGATAGGAGAGTTTTTTTTATTTTTTAGTCCTTTACTTATGACATATTTGATCTTCTATTGTATAGGAATAATCTAGCTTTGCCGAAAACTAGGATCATGATAACTTTAAATGATGTAAATAACGAACTCCATGTCCGGTTGTATATATTGGAGGTGTTCAAGGATTATGTTCGAGACGATGATTTTGACGAGATTCTAGACAAGGCGTTGGATTTTGTCATGGAGGGTGCTTGTATGCCTAAGGTGCCGGTAAAAGATACTACTATGAGCGATATATCAAGAAGCATTATCGCCTTGACCACAGGTATGGGGTTTGATGGTAAGATAAACAAAAGTCCTCTGGAATTGGCTTATGACAGATGTAAGATGAGGTACGTATTCGATCCTCGGAATCGTGACATACATGGTGTTGTCGTTGGTTATTCCAATGACTTTAATAGTCTGGTAGCTGTGTGTGATGAGGGATCGAAGAAAGGAGTGGACAAAGGATCTACTGATTTTGTGGATGTCAATGAGAGATACGTGACTAACGGTTTCTTTTACATATCTGTAGAGGATGCCGATAAGCAATCGAACTACATGGGGAAAAATTTGTAATTGTTTGTTTTTTTTGTGCTTTACCACGAGCATCTAGTCTTCCTCCTGACTTGTGAAAGTCTGGAGGATTTTTTACTTTTGTGCGATTTTGAATGTTTTGCATAATGGTATAGTTTTTATCAAGATCCTGCGTGTAAGTGATTATCCGCAGGATTTGTTATATTTGCGAAAAAGATAAGATCGTGCAAAATAACTCTAACATAGCGGTTCCCGATTCCGGGATGAACAGGGATAAGCATCCACAGGACCTATCCCCGTCTGAGTACAGTTTCGCCTTGAACGCTACCATAGAGGGTGACGATGGAAGCCAGCTTAAGATCCAGAATGAGCCTAGCACCCTTTTATGCAAGCGATTCGATGGCTATAAGGTTATTGGGTATAAGAATGATATAGCTGGTGATAATACTTATTTCTTTCTCGTGAATCCTGATAACAATACCTCTAAGATCACGTTCATGAGGTCATTGGATTATGTCAAGACCGTAGAGGATCAATTAGCGGGGTCGGGAAAGGATATCCATCGTATCCTTGGCGAGAGACTTGAGGAGTCGGATGGTCGTTTCGATGAGATATGTGATTTGATGGAGGTGTTGATAGAGGATGGGACCGATGACCCTTGTCTTAACTTCTCCATTCATCACCCGATTTTCGATATAGAGATCAAGGATGAGAAATGTGGGAAGGTGATATACTGGACCGATGGATATAATCCCCAGCGATATGTTATGGTCGATAAGGCTCTTAATCCGGATGATGATGGTGACTTTTGGTATCATTACCATGGGTATAAGACATGTGGGGATGACAAGCCAATAGAGAGGTGTAGGCTGGCCTGCGAGAAGCTGCTGGTGTTCCCGTTGCTGACGGCCCCGTGCGTGGAGCCTGAGGTCGTGGAGTTCGGGGGAAGCCTGCGTGCCGGGACCTACCAGTTCTGCGTGGCGTTGTGCGATGAGTTCGGGATTGAGAAGACCGGATATTGCTCATTGACCAACCCAATCATGTTATTCGATCGTCAAGATATGGTTATCCGCGATGGTTTATGGGGTAAGTCAACCAATATGGGTATCCGCCTTACTGTATCCAATATAGATAAGCAGGTATCTCATTATAAGATAGGTGTTATACAGAACACGGTTGGGTTTAATGGTGAGCAAAGCCCGGTTCTTGAGTATTTCATAGAAGGTATACATCCGATAACGGAAAGGACCATCTATTACCTTACGGATCAGTATAGCGAGCGTACGACCATGGAGAAGTTATCCAAGGAAATACCGGTATATAAGACAGCCAGAGGCATGACGTCTGTCGGGAATCGTCTTCTTCAATACGGCTTGACCGTGGAGAACGAATGGAATCTTCAACCGGTCGTTAACTTCTTGGGTCATTTCGTTAAATGGCAGACATCTATAGCCACGGAGAATTTGTATAAAGACGGTGTGGCTTGCTCTAAATACGCCTCTTTCATGCGTGACGAGGTATATCCGTTGGGTATAAGATTCTTTACCAATACAGGATACAGGACGGCTAGATTCCCGCTTATCCCTCGTCCAGCCACAAGGGAGGAGATGGAGGTTATCGTTGATGAGGACGGTAACTCTGACGACCTGTCGGCTGCGTCGGTGCTGGAGAACAACCCGCAGTGCGCCGGGAACAGCCGCCGTCATCTTTGGCAGTTCAAGAATACGGCAAAGATCATAAACGACCCGTCTTGGGGATTTGATGATTTTGGGGGAGAATGCAAGAATCAGCTAGATGTCAAGCAACTCAGATATGTAGAGCAGGAATATGCCACGGTAGGAGAGACCCAATTCGTTATCAATACGATGGGGGAAGATGTTACGGTAGATGATGCTATTGATTATATCGCTGATAATATAGAGAACTTGTGTGATATCATAGAATCTAATGTAGGTATTACTGACGAGTTATGCGCTGCTATATCATTGCCAGAGGATCAAGACGGTATAAAGGCTCCCGATTTCCCTAGTGGATGTGATGATATCGAGAGGATAGAGACCAGGACTATATTGGATAAAAACTCTTTGGTGGATTCTAGGATTGATTTTACGTATAAGCTGGCTAGTGATTATACGGAGACCGAGCCTACCACCTTAATACAAAGTAATGCCGAGTCACAAAGGAAGTTCTCTGTATTGTGTGATTTCGATAATTATTCCAGTGGAGGTAAGAATATCATAGATCTGGTTCAGGAATGGCTGGATGGTCAGGATGAGGATAAATTCCCGTCTGATATAGACTCCTCCGCCTTGGTCTTGTGTCAGGATATGTCTAATGTCCGGCAGTTATATGATGAGGGTATATGTACTAATGGGTGTTCGGTAGGTGATCCTCACGTGAATCCTACTATTAACGATGTTCAACTTCCTACATTCCAAGGGGGTAGGTCATTGGGTAAGTGCACATATTTGTATCAATATCCCGGATGGGAAGGAAAGAAGCATACGGAGACGATGCTTGATCAGTTAATGGATACGATGGAGGCTTATTTCCCCCAATATGAGAGTCAGTTTGGTATCGAGAACGCCATGTGTCTTTTTGGCGATGGTGATAATTCTAAGTTTAATACCGGTATAACTACTGACTGGGAAGGTCGTGTGTCTATGCAGAATGATATTGACGCCAAGACCAATTGGTTCGGTAGAAGCAACTTGACTTATTTCAAGTTCTATCCACATGTATCCTCATACGCCAGATGGGTGGAGTTGGATTACGAGAAATACATAAGTGGTTTATCCGATCCTGATAACGGTATTATGTATATAGAGATGATGGGTAACTATAATTATCCGATCGGCGACTCGTCATCATACAATAAGGTTCGTATAACGTTTTTCTCGGACAAGGAAGGTACCGTGGCTCCTAATCCTTTGGCTAATGATGCCAAGAAAGGTGTTATAGTGAATTACGTGGATCATAAGATATTTATGATGCCAAAGTACTTGTTCTGGAATGATGACAAGACTACTTTCCATAAGATATATGTTTGCATCGAGCCTGCGGTATGTGTGTTCTTCACCGGTTTCGCCATGAGGCAGGATATGAAGGAGCTTGCCGGATTCTATACGGCCGGCACCGCCATCTTCCCCGCCCCGTTCTGTTTTGGCATTCGGCCACTGGAGGTGAAATACGTGTTCTTCTTCACGAAAGAATTGAAATTAAGGAGATTCGTTACTTATGAGGCGAAATGTATCTCATGTGGAGATAAACCCGCTGATTGCGCTCCCAGACCATATCAGTACGGTGATTTCGGATATTGGGAGTCTACCAATAAGTATCCGGCTAATTTTGAGTTGTATGATTCAAGTAAGATCGGGATATCATCGGGAGGATCAAAGAGGAAGGACATAATAGATTCTTTGACGAAATACTATGGGTCTCCTAGATCCGTTGGGGGTAAGTCTTATTTCACCGGTAATGGGGATAACGCTGAGTACCCCAATACGTCAACCACGTTTTGTCAGAGACCTATACGTCATTACAAGTTTCCGGATAACTCTGTCGCTCCTTTCATGGGTAATCCGTCTCAACTGACCGGTCAATATGGAGTTGACTCCTATATTTATCCTATGGGGGTGATGCTTGATGACGATATCGTTAATGAGTTTCTGGATATAGCGGTAGAGAACGGTCTTATAGATAAGGCTAGAAGAGATTCTATAATAGGATATGAGTTGTATAGGGGCGATAGGACGTTGGATAAGAGCGTTATCGGGACCGGTCTGGCTTATGATATGTTTAAGTACGATGATCCCGACGGATCGGCTAACCTTTATCCTAATTACCCTTACAACGATTTGTCTGATGATATGTATATCTATAAGGATATTAATCGTGAGAAATTTATAACGCATCCGTTTAACAGAAAGGGTAATATCTGGTATTCATTCTTAAGTCCTGATATTGCCTTTAACAAGCCTGACACTCCCACCGAGTGCCTTGTTGATGGTTATCAATTAGGCAAATCCTCCGGTATATTCAGGGAGGTGGAGGATCACCCTAAATGGACGATATTAGGGAGTAAGGCTTACAGTATGGCAACGTCATTGGCTACGGTGGAGGCTATGGCTAATTTAATATCCGCTATAGCTGAGTATACATATCAGTCGGCTTCACAGCAATATGTCGGTGGAGGTGTGTTCTTTTTAGCCAACCCTGTCGGCATAGCGCTGACGGCTATCCGTCTGGCTACAGGTATCGCCAAGGCCACAGCCCAGTCCGTGGTGGATATAGGCAAGTATAGGTATCAGTGGTTAACGGCATTGATAGATAGGGGACCTAGACGGAACTATGCTTATTACTATACTTCTGTCGCTCATTATAATTTATTTTACCAAAAAATAGGGGAGTCAGAGTTACGTGGATTGTCAACGGCTAAATATATCAAGAGCGGGTTATATCCGGTAACAGATATCTCTTCGCAAGGGGAGACCGTAGGCGGTAAGCCTATTATCATAAACAACCTCGATCGTGAGCATTCATTGTTCATGTCATTTGGTATGGATAAATATATGCTTGAATATCCGGAGTTGGTTTCAAGTTACGATACCAGCCGTATTCAGGATGAGTGTAATATTCGTAACGATGAGGTGGCTGGTATGACGCCTCATTTTATGACACGTGAATCTTTCGTATCCTGCCCCTATATGAGGATAAAGAAATATTCTCCGGCTCAATACGGACAGATAGAGGATATCAGGTGGGTATCGTTAGGTGGTTGCGGGTTGATGGATAAGGATAAGCGTAAACCTGTTTTTGGAGGTGATGTATTTATATCAAGATTCTCACTTAAGAGGAAGATGCCTATGTTTTACTTGACTCAGTTTGGTCAGGGGGACATGATACCATTCCCTTATTATGATTATCGGAACATCGGGTATCCCCGTTATTTTGTTAATTACGACACCGGGGAGGATTATCTTAATAAGACCGATACGGATACCGGATCGCTATACTCTTTCCCTAGCCGGAAGAGCGCTTATGAGATGGTTTGCAAGACCGGAGATATGTATCTTAGCGGTCGTTTCTTCCTATACTTCTATGGCATACCTCAGTTTCTTGTGGAGTCTGAGATTAATTGCAATTTCCGTATAGCCGGGCCTGAGCCTTACGAGGGGTTCTATCCGGAGGTAGGGGATTATATATCATGGACTCAGGAGCGTAATGTCCCTATATCAAGGGATAATGTGTTTAAGATAAGTCCTGTGTATAAGAATCGATTTACGTTAGGTGGCAGGTCATTACCAGAGACGTATGATAGCAATTTTTGGGACTGCGCTTACCAAAGACCCAACGGCGTCATATGGAGCACCGCCGACGTGTCGGAGAACGGCATGACCGATCCTTGGCTGTCGTACAAGCCTATGGATTACCATGAGTTCAAGACCTCGTTCGGAAAGCTTATAAGCATGAAGGGAATAGAGTCGGATCAAATACTAGCTCGCTTCGAGAATCAGGTAGGACTATATAACGCTATAGACGTGCTGGCAGAAAGAATATCCCCGGAGAATAGCGAGCTAGGGACAGGTGGTCTTTTCGCCTCCCGTGGTATCGAGTATAATAATACGACGTTAGGATATTCCGGGACCCAGAGTCGGGATATGATCAGTTGCGAGTTTGGGCATTTTTGGGTCGATTTAAGGCGTGGTCAAGTGTTTAAGGTAGATTCTAATGGTAGGAATCTTACGGAGGTCACACCGGGGCTTAGAAACTGGTTTAAGGAGCATCTTCAGATGAAGATCATCCGTAGCCGGATATATAACGCTGATACGGACGCTGAGTTGTCTTATTATGATATCGATAACAAGTTCTTTGGTATAGGACTGTCTATGGGCTGGGATAATAGGTTCAAGAGGGTATTGATAACCAAGAAGGATTATATACCGGTAGGGAATCCAAGCGAGTACCAATTCCGTGGCGGCCGGTTCTACAGGAACGGGCAGGCGGTGGAGCTACAGGACGCCAGCCATTTCACGGACGTCTCGTTCACCGTTGGATATAACTGCCTGAAGGGTGAGTGGAAATCATATTTGTCCTACACCCCTGACTATTATATCGAGCACCAGCATTATTTCCAGTCTGGTAAGAATTACTCTAACGACGATCGTGAGATAGGATTATGGTCGCATGGTCTAACCAACCAATCTTATCAAGTATTCTACGGTAAGTTATATCCGTTCGTCATAGAGGTACCTGTCCGTGAGCAGTATGTGAATAAGATCCTCACGAACTACCAATATCGGATGGATGCCAGAAGGTATCAGGATGAGGTTAATTATCAGGTTAGAAGAACAACTGGATTTAATAAGGCATGGTTCTATAACGATACCAACAACAGTGGAGAGCTTAGGATGATCATCGCCGACAAGAACGATATGAGCCAGCGGTTAAGGTATCCTGTAACCAATGACGATAGCCGTGAGATACTGGTGACGGAGGTTGATCAGAAGATAAATATAAATGACTATTTTAACGAGGTTAAAGACGATACGAACAATCTCCCGATATGGGTTAAGGATGTGAATGACATTGGCCGGGAGATCGACCCTAGGGCCGTCGATTATCACCGGAGGTGGCGTGATCGTCTTCGTGGCGATTGGTTTTTGGCTAGGTTCGTGAATGATATTGAGAGCCGGTTCAAGATGATAGTTCGTTGGTTCAGCAATGATGAGAAAGTTTATTAATTTATTAACATATGGGGGGGGTATTTGCCGCCTCTTCCTTGTATATTAAAACGATATGGAAGATTTTATTGGTAAGTACAATGGAGGTCAAATAGAAAGTAGGCTTGATAAGGTCAAGGATATGGTTGGCGCCACGGCGTCCGGGGCTGGCGCTGCGGGATTGGTGCCGGCTCCTGCTAAGGGGGATGAGGGTAGGTTCCTTTGTGGTGATGGTACGTGGAAGGACGCAGTAGCTAAAAGTGATGATGAGGATGCTTTTTTAGCTATCATCTTACAGCTTGTAGGAGATCAATCTACTACTTTGCCTCAATCTCAATATAATACTATAAAGTCGTTGTTTGATGGTAGTTCTACGTCCAATGTCAGGATGATAAGACCTAACAATTCTTTTGTGGAAGCGTTAGGTGGCTTGAATATTAATGATTTGATGGTTTTTAATGATCAAAGGAATGATTGTATCACTATTTATATCAGCGCTTCAAATAATTCCCTTAATATGGGATTTTCAGATATATCTATATCTGTTTACCCTAATTTGAATGTTGAATATATTAATTCTTCTTTAAATATAGCATCATCAGATGACACTGAGATAGTTATTGTAAGGTCTTTTGGGAATACAGAAGATAATATAAATTTTGATAATCAGCTTCATCTTAAGTTGAAAGGGACTGGGAATAAAGCATTGATGGATAATGGGTTATATCAGGATATAAGAGGTATAGACATATCAAGTTATCTATTAGAACCTGGGACTATTGATATAGTATCATCTATAACCAAATCAAAATATGATGATATAAAAAGTTATATTCTAAATAATGATCATATGTATCTTTCACGAGTGATATCTGGCTCCGGTTTTACGGCGACTTTTAATTCATATATCATAGCAAGTTATATTTATGATGCCGCTTATTTGGTATTTTTTGATCCGAATTCTTCAAAAATGAGTAAGATAAAAATTAATTATGATACTTATGAGGTAAGTACTATTGTAATTTAAATATTTGATGTTATGGCAACAGGGAAAGCTAGCGGTAAGAAGAAGGGCGAATGCCCGAAGTCAGGATGCATCAAGAAAGTAGGGAGTGATTGGCGAGTGGTTAGCAACAAGACTGGTAAATTATGGCCGGCCAAGTACAAGTCAAGGGATTCGGCTAAGAAAGCCTTAGCGGCTTATCATATGCATTGAGGATGTAGGCGGGTAGGTGATATGATCATGTACCCGCCTAATGTTTTAATCCGTATCTGATTATACTTATCTTTGTGAAAAAGAAGATTTATGGCAAAGAAGAACAAGCGGGAGGAGATCCCGTCATGGATAAAGGATTTATATAAGGAGGATCTTGATCGTGTCGTAAGAGGTGAGCGTCCCATGTATTTCAGGGGTATGGATGATAGTCCTTTGAGAAACGTGTCCCCGGAGTTTGATATCCTTAGCGGAGGGGCTGCCGTCAAGGGTATGAATGGGATAAGAGGTACATTGTCCCCGTTGAATAATGGCATGGGTAATTATAATTTCAGCCTCAGGGGTATAAATAAAAAGATCGGTGAGTTGGTTGATGAGGCGGGATTATATCTACCTGAGAAATTAAGACCTGTATATCGGACTGTGGTGGATGCTATGTCGAGTTCCAAGGATAAGGGGTTGGGTCATATCACGCAGCCGTTGGCCAACGCCCTGTACCATGCGGACGAGCGGAGGAACCGGCGTCTGGAAGGGGAGCATCCCGTTGGTTATGTGGATGCCATAGACGGCATATGGCCTAGGGAGAAATATGGGCTATGGGGAGATAAAATTGAGCGGAAAGCCGATGGGGGATCTATTGGTAATGACCCACTATATGTAAGGCAAGATGTATCTGATAAGGCTTCGTATTTGAAAGATATCCTAGGTAATGCCATAAGAAGAAGGTTATACGAGAATGTCACCCCTGATGTGGTGGCCTCAAATGCTAGCCTCCCTGACAAGGTTAATGAATTTATATATGGCGGAAATGGGAAGGCTAACGTTGATGAGTATAGTGATCAATTATGGGCGAGATTTTTATCTCAACCCAATAATTTAGATGGTAACAATAAGGAAATACGGATTCCTGATAATGTCATTGCTGACATCGAGAAGATGTTTAATCGTGACACTAAGGATGAGATAAAGAGGTTAGATAAGAAAATACATGATACGGAGCAAGAAATATATGGCTCTGATACACCGGCATCAGATGAGCTTTATGGTAAATTGGAGTTCTTAAAGAAATCAAGAGAGTGGGTAGATACCTTTGAGAAGAATCGTAATTCGGTAAGATCAGGGAAACCTACGATTTTTTCTGAATATGATTTTTACCCTGAGGCCGCTGGGGAGTTGACATCATTGTCAGGGCTTGGCAATTTTACAATTTATAGGCGTCCGGATGGAAGGCTAGGTGTCTATGATGTGTATGATTTTTATGGTGACGATCAGGAGTTCCCTGCAAACGTAGCTACTAAGGTATTAGATGCTATAGGTGATAAGTTTGATGAGAGAGGTTCGTTTAAGGATTATAGTCCTCTCCCGGAAAGCGGAAAAGACGCTCTTATCCGTAATGCTATTATGTCTAAGAATAAGTTAGAGAATAAGGAAGATGGAGGGGCGGTTGATACAGGGCGAGATTATGGGTCTGGTAAATATGTTATTGATCCAAACAGATCAGAGGATAATAGGATGGCCGTGTATGATGAGATATGGGATTATCTGACCGATAAGAAGGGAATACCACAAATACAAGCTATCGGTATCCTGTCGAACATCGCCGCCGAGTCCGGAGGGGACACCGAAGCCCTAGGAGTCGCCGGTGATTTTGGCATCCAACAATGGCTTGGACCGAGAAAGAAGGAGCTACAGCGCAGGTATGGAAAGAAACCGACGTTGACACAGCAGTTGGATTATCTAGTGGATGAGTATCAAGGCAAGGTCCCAGGGTTAGGTTGGAATTACATCAATCAAGGCAAGTTCTTTGATAAGGACGCTCAAGGCAATGTATATAATTATTATATGTACTCAAAGGCTGATTTTGATAACGCTACCAACTACAAGGACGCTACCGTAGCATGGAATCAGGGGTATGGCAGGCCTCTTGGATCGACTTTAAGAAATGAGAAGAGATTTGAGTTTGCCGATATGTTCTCTGATAGGTATGGTGTCCCGGAGAACGAGCCAATGAGATACGAGTTCGGACAGCGGGATTCGGGCACGGGGGACGGAGGTCAGCAGTCCGTACCTGAGACGGTAGCCCCTGCCGATCCTTCTTTGGCTTCCCGCCCTACCATGGACAGCTGGTGGGAGAAGGAAGGCCAAGACCTGTTATATAAGATGCTAGCTCAATCCGGCGCTAACAAGAAAGCTATAGAGGACATCGCCAATAATATTAAGAATGATCCTCAATCGGAGACGCAGATAGCGGAGGCCGAGCGTATGCGTAGGGAACAGGCAAAAAGGCAGTTGGTTCTTAATATGATACCGGGGTTAAGCCTTAACATAAAAGGTGTGAGTAGAAATAATAGTTAGTATTTTAATGATAAATAATTTGTTATGAATAAGTTGTTGTTTTTATTTGATGTGTTATTTAAGGGGACTTGTTTTACCTCCCCCCACTCTAGTAGTTTAGGATGGGGGAATAGATGGGTAGATGCTATGGCTGATGATAGGAGGATGGTTATAGCATTGTTAGTAAAATATCTAAGGGGAGGTATGTTATGAGAAGACGTGTAATGACAGGCCCCAAAAGCTTGGATGTATTGTATACATACACTTATAATAGTAATAATTACCATACATTTGTAGCTCCAAAGTCGGCGTATTATTATGTTGAGTGCTGGGGTGGTCAAGGTAATTATGGTTACAATGATAGCGAAGATAGGTTTACCATATCCAATGACCCTGGGTATGGTGGATATGTGGCTGGATTTATCAAGTTAGTTGGTGGTGATATCATTTATGTGTATTGTGGAAATGGTGGACTTAAGCAGACGGGTAATGTTGTAAAATATAATTATAATGGAGGAGGTTCAGGGCATTCAATGACTAATGAGAGCGCTGGAAGGTATATCTATGAGGGAGCCGGGGGCGGAGCTACAGATTTGAGGTTGTCCAACAATAGCGATCCTCTAAACGTAGATTCTTTAAAGACCCGTATTATGGTAGCCGGGGGAGGTGGTGGAGGATGTGAGTATTATTTTATTGGGCACGGAGGATCAGCGGGAGGGTTGAAGGCGTATCTGGGGGGCTATGCCAAGGGAACTCCTGCATCCCAAGTAGCGGGAGGATCTAACTCCGACAATGATTTAACTAACGGAAATGGAGGTCTATTAGGAGTGGGAGGAGGATGTGGTTTTGATGGCGTTTCGTATTCCTCTGGTGGAGGAGGAGGCTTTTATGGAGGGCCAAGCGGCGGGATATCGTCGAACGCTATTCAAGCTGGTGGTGGAGGATCCTCGTATATATCCGGTCATCCGGGATGCGTGAAATATGATAAATATGTATTTACTAACACTAAGATGATAGATGGGAACGGGTTCGTATGGACAGATGTGAAAGGGGAATTAGAAAAAATGCCTAATCCTTTGGGTGGATTATATGATTTAGGAAAGGGACATATAGGCTCTGGATATTGTCGTATATCTATATTCCAATAAATATTTATATATCTAATCAGTTTAGTGTTATATTTGCGAAGTAATTAAACGTTTTAGATATGAAAAGATTGTTATTTTTATTTGCTATGTTATTGACGCCGTTCGCTTTGATGGCGCAAGAGGTAATCCCATCAGAAGGGGCTATCACTATTGATTTAACTACCTTCACCGGCATCATGGCTTTCGTCACGATGTCAGCTACGCAGTTAGCCAAGGTAGTGCCGTATATTGACACCCATAAGTGGGCTAAAGTCCTATCCGCCGTAGTCATAGGTATGCTGGTTTGTATATTAGCGTGGTTTCTAAAGGTGTCTCCATTGCTTATAGGGAGTGAATGGTGGGAGGCTCTATTATATGGAGTGGCTGTAGGTCTCAGCTCTGCCGGTTTCTATGATTTAGTTAAGGCTATAGGATCACTGTTTGTAAAAAGGAGCTAGCATCTTGTAGTTATTTGAGATATGTAAAATTTCAAGATTTTATTATCTATGATATAGGCTATTATATTTTGTAATAATATTAGTATTGCTTATATTTGTGCGCCTACCTACTCATCACGAGCGGATAGGCGCATTTATTAATTAAAAACTTTTAGTAAAGATATGAAAAGTAATTTGATTTTATCATCAGAGAGTAGGGAATTATTAGGTAGGAACATTTCTGTTATGTCCAAGGACGGGTTTGTATGCATAACGGAAGTTATGGAAGCCTTGAATGAAAAACGTAAATCTATGGGGTTGGAGTCTAGAAGGCTTGATCATTTGTTTGCTACTAATGGATTTCAGGAAAAGATGAAAGCTCTTGTTAGGGAGCTGAGTATTAATGATATATGTACTGTAAGAAATCTTACGGTACAAAACCATGAATTGAAAATCAATAAGATAACCGATCTCAAAAAATACGGAATGGCTTACCGAAGAGGAAAGGGGGAGGGTCAGAAATGGTATGTAAATCCGTATTTTTTTGTTATGGTAGCATTGGAATTGGATCCAGAGATATACGCCAAGGTGATAATATGGTTGCATGATGGATTCATAGAGGACAGGAATGCCGCTGGCGAGGCTTATATCAAGATGAGTTCGGCCGTCGCCAGGTTGGTTAGCGACAAGAATCAGTTGTCTGATAAGATATCAAGGGTAGCTAAGGCTATTAATTTTATCGTCTTTAACAAGCATGAGAGTGGGATAAGGAATACGGCTACAAAGAATCAGTTAAACGACATAGTAGCTGTAGAGAATGTTATCACCGGGGTTATAGATGGTGGCTTTATAGATACTTATGATAAACTTATAGATTATCTTGGTCATGAGTGGAAAAAGAAGTGGAGCAATCCTATAACGTGTTTAAAAGATTGATATTAAAAAGACTCATCGTTGTGAAATGATGAGTCTCTATTTTTTTAAACTATCTTTGTGTCAGAACGAAATTAATTTGATATGAGCAAGTATGTAATCAAGAGAAAGATACCTAAATATCAAGAGGCCGGGGAAGTCGGTTCATATATGCTTGGCAATATGGATGGTATACAGGGGTTAGGTATAGAACCTTTGGTAAATACCAACCAAGGATTGCCTGTGTCGGTCAATCCGCTAGGGATATATTCTATGGATACTCCAGATCAGTTGAGGACTAAATATGCTAATGCTTTTGATCAGGATAATGTGTTTCCGGCTAGCTTCAAGGGTAGTTTGCAACGTATAGCTGAGAATTATCAGGACAATGGTATTACGCTTAATAACATAACTGTTAACGATGTTGATAAATCTAAGACCGGTTCAGGCGAGACGGATGTTTTTGATTTTACCACCATCCCTTACTATGGCGCTGATGATATAGGGTCTAGGTTCACTCAGATGGGTCGTGGTATAGGACGTATGAGAAGCGAGGGATATGGCGATTTATCCACCGGGGCTAAAACGGCTAATACGATAACCACCATAGCCTCAGGAATTAGTGGTATCATGGGATTGGCTCGTAACGTGGTTTCTGGGATAGCTTCTGAGAAAGGTACTCGTACCAATATCAGGTTGGCTCAGGAGCGTGAGGCCAGACAAAGAAGGCAATCCCAGATGCAGTACAAGGATGGTGGGGGTGTTTATCTAGGGCCTAATAATAGGTTTGATAGCGGAAGCCTTACCGGTGAGTACCTATATCCGTTACCTAAGTCGATGGAGGATCAAGCCAACGTAGAGGTCGAGAAGGGTGAGTACGTGACGCAGCCCGGGGAGGCGCCGATGGAGGCCATGGGGCAGAAGCACGCCGATGGGGGAACGCCCGTTTCCTTGGAGGAAGGTACGAAGGTTATTACCGACGACACAACCATAGAGCCGGATTTCGCTAAATACATCAGAGATACGTATGGGATTAAAGCCACGCCTAAGGATACGTATGCTACGTTAATGGACAGGTATAAGGCTAAGATCGGTCTTAAATCGGCTTACGATGACCAGAAGAAGGCGTTGGAGAAGCTGAAGAAAAACGATAAGATAGATGATGAGAATACAAGGCGTTTAAACGCCTCCGTATTATCTAAGGCTATAAATGATAGCAACGATACCGTTAATGGCTTAGAGGGAAGATTTACGGACTTCGCTAATGTCATATACAAGGAGCAGGAAGACCGGAAGATGAAGAAGGATGAGGATACGTATTTCGCCAAGGGAGGTGAGATAGATAACATCATATCCAGATCCATGAAAGAATACGGTCTTACGGAGGAGGATATAGCTGAGGCTAAGAAAGAGCTGCTTAAGAAAGTGGCTGGTATTCGCCAGAAGATGGAGATAGGAGGCACGTCTTTGTTCGGTCGTAAATTAACTTTCCGCCCGATCGAGAATAGGTTCAACAATGATCCTAACTATTTCGGTTATCAGCGCCAAGGAACTGATGGCTCTTATGGAGGTATTAATACGGATGAGAGGTTGAATTATTATAAGACATTCAATCCGGTCGCTTACGATGCTTATATGGGAGCTTCAGAGGGCACTAGGGCTAGGGCGTTGCAAGACGCTATCTACGGTCAGACAAGTAGCTGGATGGGCTTGGCTACGGCTGAGAACCCGATCATCGCCAACGCCGAGGCGCTTCGGGATTACACGACGCTCGTTTCCTTTGGCGGTGAGGATAGTCAAGGTAATTACCCGGAAGACAAGAAAGCCGCATATCATGATAGGATGAGAGACAATAAATTAGGTTTGTTTACCACATCTCGCCCTATGATCGGTCTAGACGTTGTTACAGAGGAACAGCATAAGGCTCTTAACGACGCTGGTATCACTCATTTCAGTCAACTGTTTTCTGACAAGAATAAAGATATCGTTAATAAGATCCTTGGCGAGGATATGCTTAAGATGCAGGCGTTAAGATCCATGAAAGGCATGGAAGGTCTTGATTTTATACTTGACCCGCATAAGGTGGCTCCCGGTCCTATGGATATAGGTGATGTGGAGGATCCTGATGTTAAGCTGGATATGCCTGAGCTGATTGATCCTAATACACTTCCTAAAACCAACACAAATGCCGGTAAGTCGAACGGCGGCAATGGAGGCAGGAATATAGTAGGTGGTGGTCTTGACTTTCCTGAGGTGTTCAGGATGACTCCGGGAGCCGTGACAACGGAAGGTCTGGAAAGACATTACGCTCCTACCGTGGACCCGGTGTTGAGATCGGCTGATCAGTATATGGTTGAGGCTAATCGTGCTTTCCAATCACAATTGGATCAGATGGGTAATGTCCCGGATTCCCAGAGAGGGGCTTTATCTTCCAATTTACAGGCTATCATGAGTTCCAATATAGGTAAGTATATAAATGAGGTAGAACAGGGGAATGTGGCTCAAAGGACTTGGGCTGATAATGTCAATTCTCAATCATGGGCGAATACTTACGACAAGAACATAGCCCAACGTCAAGCTTATCAACAACGGATATTGCAGGGATTGGCTATAAATGACGAGAACTGGGCTAGGTATTTCGATAGCGTCAATGATGAGATTCAGCAGAAGTGGAACACGGCTACGACCATGAATACATTAAGATCTATATTTGGGGATGTTAAGATTGGTCCCAATGGCCAGTTGATCGCAGACCCTCAAGGAGATATATTAAGTTACAGGAGATTATATCCTGCTCAGGAAGTAACTAAAGGCAAAAAGGGATAAATAATGGCTTCACAATACAGTATATTAAGGAATTACGGTAAGTACGTATCACCCTACAACATGGATGTCATGATGCAGGGTATGGGATACATGCAGCAGAAGATAGATACCAATCGGCAGGCTATAAATGAGTATGCTGATTATATTATCAATTCTGACATTATAAAACCTCAGGATAGGGAATATCTTCAGAATAGGTTAAATGGATTGATACAGGATGTGAATAACGTGTATCGTAAATCCAATCTAGCTTCTGATGGTATAGCTAGAAGCATACAAGCCCGTCTTGGAGAGGCTTTAGATACCCGTGTATTGAACGCTATCGCCGGTACTAGGGAGTATAGGTCTTTCTCTCAGAAGATCGAAGATATGAAGCTTAATAATCCTAAGCAATATAGTGCCATAAATGAGGCTGTGGCCTTAATGCCGTTTTATGAATGGGTTAATGATGGTCAGGTTGGTACAAGGATGAATCCTATTCATTACACTCCTTATACGGATTACAATGAGGAGATGAATAAGATGATGAAGGATTTCGTCAGTCTTAATAAGGGAAAGAAGTTTTCTGTTCCTGAGGTAGTGGATGGCAAGCCTACTGGTAGGATGAGAGATATTACTGTTGATGAGATGAGTCGATCTCAGATTAGAGCGATAGCCGCTAGATCTATATCCCAGAACGCTAAGGCTCAGATGCAGATAGAGGGTCAGTATTTGGCTGCCACTAATCCCGGTATGTTTAGTGGCATGACTACTGATCAGTTCGTTAATAAATATGTTTCCGGTTTTGACGCTGAGGAGAGCGCACTCTTAGCCAAACTCAAAGGGGCCGAGGCCAGCCCTTCCGCTAAGGCGGCTATTGAGGCGTCACTACAGGAGGTCCGGGAACAGCGCCGTGCGTTAGTGGAGGAGGCTACTTCCTTTATTGGCAATAATATGAACCCGGCTAGAGCGGGGGAGTTTATTGTACGTAATGAATTTCTTGATGGTGTATCCGCTAGATGGTCGTATAACAACTCATCTGAGAACTACATCGCTGATGATTATTACTTTAAGATGAGAGATCTTGATTTCAAGGAGAGAGAGTTCTCGTGGAGGCGGAAATCAAAGGAGATAGATCAGAATCTTAAGCTTAGGGAAGTAATGTCCAAGGAAGCTGGTAATAGCTCTAATATCCCTACAGGTGTTATGATTGAGCTGGAAAAGGTTCAGCCTAATGTTACTCCTGAGAATATATTTGACAATCAATATATTCAGAATGAGAATAATATATCGACAGGTGAGAAGGATTTAATATCATCCATAAATCCTGTTGATCTACGAGGCATAGAGAACGATATACAAAACAATCCTTCTATATATCATGGTGGTATTAATAGCGAGAATATTATGGCATGGATCACTAATAATGGCGGTGCGTCAAGTTCTGTATTATCATCAACCCCAAATATGGTGAATAAATACGAGGCTCTTATGGCAGCGAATGATAATAGGAATAGGTATGGTAAGATCATGGATGAGGAAGTTGATTATCTTACAAATGCCTTTGATGTCGCTACGGAAAATATCCTTAATGATGCTGTAAGGGATCAGGACTATGTTACTGGAGGTATTGATACATATACTGACAATGGTATGGTTAACGCGAGGGATGTTGGTAAGAATGGAGCTATTATTGGAGGGAAAGAGTATTCACCAGAAGATGCTTTAAAGGTTTCCGCTATAGCTGGATTGATAAGCGAGAACATCAACTATGCGGATAGATCTATAGCTAATACGGAGCTGATGAGATCTTATATAAATTTGTTAAATAGATATTCAGGAGAAAATTTCACTCTGGAGGATATAAATGATATAGCTAAAACTTATAGTCGTGTAGACAATCCGGTAATGAATAGCGATAATGTCGATATGACTAGTAGGGATAAAATGATCAAGATCTTAGGTAAGAATATGTCTAGAGCTGACGGTCCTACGCTTAGAAGAGAATGGTCTTCATCTAATATAGGTTGTAATATAGCTAAGGCTATTCAGGATTCTAAAATGGTCTATGAAAGAAGATATGACGAGTTTGCTCCAAGATCATGGTCGTTCTCTAATTCTACCAATGCCTCTAAAGAAGATAGGCGTATGCATGCTAAATTAGAGAGTCTGCTTTTGTCAAGAGCTGGTTTCTTGAATAAGGATAAAGATAGCAGACTTAATAATTACATATTGTATGCTCGTCCTACGGATGATCCCAATACATTTGATTTGGTAGCTATGGCTGGCGGAAAAAATATCGCTACGGTTCAAGTTACTAAAGAGGAATTAGATAGTATGGGGTATAGTTTGTACGAAAGGGAAAGGAATGTAAGATCTGAAGATTACGAATCTAAGATCATCCCTGTATCTTTTTCTGCCACGACCAATAGGCCTTATCAGAAATGGGCGCAAGCTAATTCACTTGGCGCTTTCGCTACTATCGAGAATGCGGCTGAGGAGGCTTCTAGGATGGTTGATAAGTACAATATTCAGAACAATGAACTAGCTACATCAGAGCTTAATAAAAGAGCTATTAGGATTATTAATACGGTTTTAAGAAATTACAAATCGTATGATATTAAAGCCAAGGGCTTTCCTGGAGGTGTTGAGGTTGGCGTTTATTTTCACGGGCAGGCTAGGACCGGGACACCTTTAAAGGTGTTGGAATATAATACTGATTATGCTGATAATATCATGAAGATTATAAATATGTGTCCTCAGATGTATCTTACCCAAGCCGTGGTTGAGGCTATCAATAAAGACGTTATTGTTAAGGGTAGAGATATTAATGAGCAGCACTCTGATCTTAGCAATATTCTTTCGGTGTTGGATAAAGAGACTATGGATAAAATAGATGGAAAAAATGAGCAATAATAATAACGATATAGGGAATGTGATGAAGAGTCAGGGATACTATGTCCCTACTCCATCAATTCCATCTCCCATGCCTTCTAAGGATAATATTTCTTCTATCCCTATACCTGTTGGCATGCGCAGTTCATCGGATATGGATAATGATGTTTTGTCTAGAGAGGGAAGCAGAAGTATTCCATCATTAGTAGAGGGTATAAAAAATTCCGTAGAGACATCTTATCATGATGATGTAAAAGCAAGGAATCCGCTTTTTCAGATGATAAACGAGACGGGTATCCCTAAGGGTAATTATGATATAACTGGAAGTAGGATCAACCTTCGTGATTCAAGGTATAGGCTGTCAACAGGTGAATGGATTCCAAAATACGAGAGTTATATCAATAACGTGGATAATGATGATCGTCTGTCAAAGAACCAAAGCGGTTGGGAGAAGACTTATAGAGGATTGGGTAAATTCATCTATAAGTCCACATTGTATGGTATAGGGGGTGTAGGTCAGTCTATATACGGATTAAAGGAACTTGTTACAAAAGGGACGTTATCCGCCATATCTGATAACGGCTTTGCCGATTGGTTAGATGATATGGATAAGCGTGGTGATTATACGCTTAATCATTATTACAGCAAGGAGGAGAGAGATGCCGGGTTCCTTAAAAGCATGCTCACCGCAAATTTCTGGACGAATGATCTTCTATCTGGTGCGGCATTTACGGCTGGAGCCGTTTTGTCATCTTACGTCTTCGCCGGAGCTGGTCTTATGAATGCCGCTCGTATGGGGGCTAGGATAGGTGCTACGATTGCCGGTATGGGGAAGGCTGCTTCTGCTACAAAGACCGGGTTTAATGCTATGCTAAGAGCTGCTCGTATAGGTCGTGGTATAGGCAAGGGGTTGGATAACCTGACTTTTATGAGTACTTCTACGCTTTGGGAAGCTTCCGTGGAATCAAGGAGCGGGCTGATGGAGTCTGAGGAAAACTTCAAGCAAGCTTACAGGAACGCTTACGGCAGAGAAGCCTCATATGAGGAACTCATGAAGTTCAGAGCTGATAATGCTGATGCCGCTAACGCTATATTCGCTGCCAATATCGGTATCCTTACGTTATCCAATATAGCTATGTTTGGTGATATGTTTGGCATGGATCTGGGCGTGGATAAGTTCATAAAACGCAATATATTTGGCGTAGGAGCCGAGAGAATGGACAACGGTGCACTAAGGGCTATAACACCAAAGAAATGGCAGAAAATAGCTGGTAATACGTTTAATATCATTAAGCGACCGGTATCTGAGGGTTTGTTCGAGGAAGGTCTTCAAGGTGTGTCCAGCAAGTCCGCGGAGGATTGGGTGGAATCAAGATATAACCCTATGGCCATCCGTCAGAATATAGGTTATATGGAGGCTATAAAGAACGGTTTCAAGGAGACATACGGATCTAGCCAAGGCTGGAAGGAGATCGGTATCGGTATGATTATCGGATCGGTTATGGGTGGAAAAAGCCTTGGAGGTATAAGGGAATGGAGCCAAGACATGTCCCGGAACAAGGGGATGGTGGAGGCCTACAACGCCAATGCCGGCGCCTTGACCTCGGCGGCTGTCCAGGCTATTCGTGGCAGCATGGCTCTGAACGCTCAATTATCAGGCTTGAAAACGGATAATAACGCCGACGATATACCTAATTCTAGAATCGTAGATAAGACTTTTAGTGACGCTGTATTCAATCGTCTTCGCTATGATCAGGAAATGGGGATGTTAGATGATACCAAGGAGAATTTTAAGACAGTCATCGAGTCTATACCTAATAGCGATATAGCCTCCGATATGAATATGACAGATGAGCAGGTAAATGAGTATAAGTCCAACCTTATCAGTGAGTTCAATAAGAAGGTTGATAATTTTACTATGGCTAGCAGATTTGCCGACTCCCTTACCGATGGTATATCCAATAGATCATTTAACACCTACATCTCTAACATGGCTTATAACGGTCTTGAGGCTAAGGATAATTTGGATGATATCGCTAATCAGTTAGGAAGGATATATAATACGGATATAGGCCCCGCTTTAGATATATATTCTCGTCTTAATCCTGATTCGAGTAGGGATCTTGAGAAACTCAGGAAGCTTACAGATGATATACAGAAAATGGAGAAGAATGTTTTGAAGCTTCAGCAGAGTGTCACATCTAAGGAAGCTCTTGAGTCTGATAAGGTCAAGTTAGCCAAGGAGAATGATAGACTTCTTAAATTGACGGAGGATAGGATTGCTTTGGAGAGGAGATTAGCTACGTTAGTTAACTCAGAGACAGATATATCTAAGCTGTTATTAAACAGGAATGAATCAAGGATCAGCGCCGCCGATCTTATGGCAGCTTATGAGACTATAGTTGGTTTTGAGAATGCTGTATCTATCCGTGGGGTTGATAATTATAAAGAGGCTATGGCGTTGCTTAGCGAGTATCGTCATAACCTTGTGGCTTATAAGAATATAAACGAGTCACTTCGTCGTATGCGTGACAGAAGATTCATCCGGGCGCAGGAGCGTGGGTTCATGAAGATATTATCGAACGCATGGGGGAAGACTTATGAGGAGGATGACAGCAAGTATGATTTCAGGAATACCGATGATCCTGATGCTAATTCCCTTTATGCCAATGATCAGGCCATAGATAAGGCTTATCAAGATGGTCTTATAGGAGAGGACGAGGCATTTATGTTCAAGACCTATAATCATATGATCGCCAGATCTATGGAGAATGACATCAAGGCTGATGAGGGCGGTATCGTTGAGAATGTACCTGATAATGAGGATATCATAAATCCTTCTGATGATAGAATCAATAATATAGCTATAAAGATATGGAACGGTAATGAGGATATCTTATCTCCTAGGGAGAGGCAGATATATGATAATAATAAGGATCGTATCAATGATCTTGTAAATGGGTTTGGCGATAATCCTATAGCTAGGCTTAATAAGATTAGGTCAATGATAGATAGGTTAAATACCAACGATAACGTCTTAAATAACATCAGGGATACTATTGATGATATCATAGATATAAACATTAATGGTCTTGATCAGGATCAGGTTAAGGGGGCTATACAGACTTACAATGATCTTATGAATGATATTGACAACGGGAATGAAGTTGATCAGGATAAACTTAATGAGGCTATTGATATTATCAATAATTATTCTGATGATCCTCTTCTTCAATTCGTGGAATGGATGAGGCTGTATGATAATGGAAGTATGGTTGTCAAGGATTACGATAAGTCTATACCTATGGGTGATGTTCTCACGGAGAGCGAACCCGGAACATCCACCGGCAGGACGGAGGCCAATGCCGCCCAGAATCCGGTGGTGTTGATGGCCCAGAAGAGAGAGATCGGTGGGGTTATGTATTATGAAGTTGGCGGAATGAGACTTGACAGGTTTATGGACAGTCTTGGGCTTAAAAGATCTGATGCCACTGATACTGATAATGGAAGGGTGATGGATTTCACCAACGGAACCGACATATTTACTGTTATAGAGTCGAATAACCACTCAAGATGGATGATTAGCGAGGATGACGCTCAGGCTTTCGAGAACGCTACCGGTGTCATATTGGGGCGGCAGACCGCCTTGTCGACCTCCATCTGGTTCATGGTGTATCGCAAGGGGCAGGATGGATCTATTGTCCCTTATTATACGGGTGATACGTTTGGATCTAACAACGAGTCGGTGAATCAGGAAGCCGTAGCTAATCTCCGTAAGGATAATATCGTAAGGTTTAAGATGGATATGTCAGATCCATATACCAAGGAATTGTATGATAAATACAATAGCCTTAACGCCGTTGACCCTAATTCTGATGAGACTAAGTCGGCTTACCGAGAGCTGGTTGATAATATGGTTATTAAGATCGTGGATAGCGACGGCAATTTCGTCTCGGTACTGAAAGCCAATGACCCGGACTCAAAAGGAAGTAACGCTGATTTAAGGAGTATGGCCTTTGAGTTGTATAGGGATAATGTAGGATCTGTCGCTGGCGAGATTGATATACCGTTCGTAGGCGCAGTCACCAGCGTTTTGCCAGGAAGACCTAATTTTAGCATAAGTGATGATAATGGTACGTTGATGGTATCCGAGAATGATTTTACCAACGAGACGGTTGGTAAAGTCGAGAGCGTAGGATATATAGAGAATGGGGAGGTTACGATGAGGGATGATATTAAGTATAATATATTCCCGTTCTGTACGGCTATCGTCAGGGACAAGTATGGTGACTATAAAGATTCACGTATCCCGGTCGTAGCTATAAAGACAGGAAATGGAAGAAATTACCTGTACCCCGTAAGATTGAAAAATCAGGATATATCGTCATTCTCATCCATGATCGGATCGATGGCTGATAGGATTACGGAGAGTCTAGGCGGAGGCGTAAGTATTGATGATATAATGGATCTTAATAACGCTATAGCCAGATCAGGGTTGGATAATAAGACATATATGATTCCGCTGGCGGGAGACGTGGATGTTATCAAGAACCGGCTTAAAGCTGTCAAGGAAGCGGCTAGCAGGATGCCTATGACCGCTGACGTAAGAGGATGGATAGGTGATTCCAGAACTAAGGAGGATATTTTGATGAATGACGTTACGATCAACATCGATCTTAACAACGATCCTTTCATAGCTCCTAAGTTTAGGATGAGTATCAAGGAGAACAATGTATCCAAGGAGGAGACGGAAGTCTCGTTCCCTAACCTGCCGGATCTGCCATCGGAGTTCGCCTCGCCTACGAAGGCGGCCGAGGACAAGTCTTTGGTTTCCGACGGTAACGTAGTATCCGGAGAAAATGAGGCGGAAAATCCTTGCTAAATAAAATATCTTGACTTATCTTTGCGGCGTCAGTCCATCACCTGACGAGTAAGATATTTAAAAGTTGGTCCCTGTCGGGTGTGTGATGGCCCCGGTGGGGACTCTTTACATTATGCAATTAGATTCTTTTTTACACCGTAAAATTATGCAAGACCTACGCATCCAGCGAGTGAAGGTCTTGATGATGTTATACACCAGTCATTATTTTGTCAATAACAGACAAAGGCAGTTGCTTGACCATACATACGCTTTAAGCAGGGATCAGGCTTTCGATTATATGACGGAGTTCAATAAAAGACTTAGTGATAAGATAGGTATAGAATGTACGATGGATATTCTTCTACCTACCGATGATGATAATGCTAATATCATAATCGAGTACAATGGCATCATTAAGAAGTTGATGAGGGAAGCCGAGAAGCTGGAACTTGACACTGACGCTATTAAGACCATGATGCGCGATCTACTTAATGAGTTGAAAGATGATGTTGATCTTAATATCTTGATATTTGACGTAACCCAGTTACTTATAAAATACAATCTATTTAGGTTGGATGCCATAACCGAGCAGGAGTTCAAGAACTCTTTTGTCAGAATGGATAGTAGGAATATGGAGATAAAGAAACTAACTTTATCTGATATTAAGGAGGTGGTAACAATGATAGAGGATAGATATAGCTATGCTCTATATATGACAGAGGAATGTGAATGATTACATTTTTTGTAAAAATATCTCCTGTTTGTTTGCTGTTTTAAAATAAGTGTCTATATTTGCGGTGTCTATCCGTTGCTAGACCAGAAGAAGATATTAATATCGCTTAGGCGTAGGCGATAAATGAGAGTCACCGGTGGAGTAACGGACGCTGGTGGCTCTCGTTGTTTTTTGTATTATGTGTAATATTGTTTTGAGTGATGATTTATCTATCAGATCGTATTTTGAAAAGGTTTTAAATCTAAGTAAACTTGGTGATAAATTTCCTGTTAATTTAGATGATGTATGGCCATTGGTTTATTCGGCTAAGGAAAAAGCTGTTAGAGCTTTAGTAAGTAGCGATCAGTTTATGCAAGGTATTGATTATGAGATTTTAGCCACAAATGGCGAAAAATATAACAGTAGGAAGACCTGTAAATGTTTATATGATTTCTATATCTTGTATGGAGTATTTTATAGCTAGAAAGGTTAGATCTGTGTTTAATGTTTACAGGGATGTTTTTCATAAGGTGATAAATAAAATACCATCTAGCTATTCGGAGGCTTTACGGATGTATGCTGATGAAGTGGAAGCTAGAGAGAAGGCTGAAAAAGAAGCTAGGCTTGCGTTAGAAGCTAAACGAATATCCGATAACATCATTAAAGAACAAGCTCCTATGGTTGAGTTTGCTAAGACGGCCGAAATAGCTCAAGAGACAGATATGTTGATTAGGGAGGTTCGGGAAAAGTTAGAGGCTCATGGTTATGATATAGCGGAGAAGAATCTCCGGATATTGCTTGAGGATAATAAGTTTTTCGCCAAGACCGGTAAAAGATGGTTGTTATCCCAAAGGATGATAGATCGTGGTTACGCTCGTTATAGATATCGTAATGACGATGAGTTTTATGGAACCAACACTGTTTATGTGACTCCTAAGGGATTCCAGTGGATCGTGTCTAAGATATCTAGGGAATGGATGTCTAGGTTCTTGGAATTGAAAGGTAGGGTTCTCAGTAGATCAGATAAAGATATTTTTCGCTAAACGATAAACTCCATTTTTATAATTTAGGATTGAGTTTTTGCCTGTCCGTGAGGATCGGCAGAATGATTTGTACTTTTCAAAGTAAACATAAGGTTTGTTATTATGTTGTTATTTAGTATCCCGTCCGCTCGTGAGAGTAGGCGGGATTTTCTATCTTTGTGTCAAAACGATTTAGTAATGGGTAGATCTTGTTATGTTATAAAAAATAAGGAGGGTAGGGTAGATAATGTCCTTGCCCCGAACGACCAACCATCCGGATTATACCAAAGGGCGATGGAGGTGCTGGGCGACCAGAAACAGGCCTTGTCGGTCTGGGGTACGGCCTACTCCCCCGACTTCGTGTCTTTCTTTGGCGATTGGATGTCCATGTCATCAGAATATGATCTGGATAGTAATGGGGAACCTAGGTATGATGATGTTATGTCATTTATCAAGCGAAAGAACTATTTCGCTGGCAATTTCATGGCCGATGAGGTTAAGGATATCAATAACACCCTTACTTCCTTGGGGGTTGATAATATTAATGATCTTAATGATATGATTGTATCTAATTTCCTCTCAGGCGGTGATATATTCCTCAATAGATACAATCTTGATAGGTCCGGGATGTATGACGCTGATGAGATTGATAATATCATGACCAACAGATCAGCGTATGAGCGGGTAAGGGATATGATGAGGAGGATTGTCGATTTTATGTCTGACGGGGATCTTAATGAGAAGGATATGTATTTCCTGTCCTCCGAGTCAGGCCTTGGTGATGATTATATGATATATGAGGATACATATGACTCGCTAGGGAAGAGAAGGGCTATGAATCCAATGGAGGTAAGGGATACGATCATGAGGGCGGTAGGCGGTATCAGCGACCGCCGGGAGTTCGATCAGGCTTTCGCCTCAGTCCCATACCCTTCCTTGGCGCTCCGGTATCAGGAGGATCAGGATTACGCCGATCGGATGTATGACACGTATCGTACCATGACCCGTATGGAGATCAGGGATCAGGATGGGAATACGATTACCGACTCATATTCCAATAGCGCCATACCGTATATCAGTATGCCTAAGGATATGAAAGGTCTAAGGGATAAGGTTGGTGAGATAATCGATATGGACGATTTTAAGGACATCAAGGATGTTTCCGTACGTCTGTATGACATAGCTATGGATCTTGCCGACATGGGCGTGGATATAAGCGAGGCGATCAGCGATGAGATGGTTATATCCAGACCTGAGGATATCCGTGATCTTATGGCATCGTTGGATGTCGTGTTATCTTCTATACAGAATGGTGATCCGGTATATGATGACTTTATTTCCGATCTTGATAGGATAACAGGGAAAGGGAACCCGATATATGAGGTTCAGGATACTTATTCTACCGGTGATAGGATGGTATATGTAAGGTCCGGGAAAACATCTCCTTCCGATATGTATGATAGGAATATGTTGTATGTAGGTAGAAATACATACCATAACACGATCCCGATAACCGACACCGATCAGGCCTATGAGGTGCTGGCTGATATCGGGATAGAGCGGCCCTCGTACTTGCCGGCGGGCGTGGTCCCCCAAGGGGCTTCCCGATCTGATATTGGTGCAGTCGTGGATAATATCAAGAAGCTGGTTATGTCCAATGTCTCATCCTCGAATACCGAGAACATGATCCTTACCAGATTGATATACCAGCATCCCGTAACACTTAAGATGGATGATGTCGATATTGATCGGGAATTCAGGAGATACGAGGCTAGGCAGGGAAAGGATCGGGATTTTATCAAATCCTGTACCTCGTTGAGGAAAATCCAGATCAAGGAAAGGTTAAAAAAATCGGATTTATATAATAATGTCTTGCGTTTCCTTGATTTTAATGGATTTTATAACGTATCTTTGAACCACCATGACAGAGGTACGTTAAAAAACATGGAGATGTCGTTGCCGGAAGGTCAGGTAAGGGATCTTCTGTTTGACGTGGCTATCGAGTCCGGTGACAGTAGCATGAGAAACCTTTTCTATCTGGATAGACAGGATAGGATGATGGATGCCGGGTTTTATAGGTATCTGTACCAAAGGAATCCGGGCCTGCTCCGGGAGGTCAACGGCGGCGTCGAGGCGAGACCGGACGGTTCGTTCTTGGCTCGTGGAAGGTATGATGATTTCGTGTTGTTCCAATCCGGCTTATATGAGAAGATAGGTGAGACGGTTGATGGATCAATATATAGGTTCGTCGATGATCTTATATACTCCGATCCATCATCATATCAAGAAAGCGTGGTACGAAGGATGGGTGATGTTACGGTAAGGAGTGACGATAACCGCCTGTCAAGGATAGAGGATAATCCCTCATCCAGTAAGATAATTAATGAATACACTGCTAATACAAATAAGTTGATGCGAGAGGTGACTTGCCAGACTTAGTTGGCATTTTTGACGCTTCACAGCCCCGGCCAACGCCAGCGACTCCACGTCCCCTACCCGGTTCACCACCGGTGACGTATCTTATTGGGTTAGAAGATTCTGTTTTTCTAACCCAAATTTCTTTATATTCCTAGCGGCAAGAAGATCCCTGTCATTTACGGCCCCACAAGAAGGGCAAGTCCAGATACGATCGGATAATTTAAGATCTCGATGTACGTATCCGCATTCGCACATCTTGGAGCTAGGTTCGAATCTTCCTATCCGAATCAAATTCACGCCCTTCCAATCTGACTTATAGCTTAATATTCTAAAGAACTCGCTCCATGAGCATGAAGCTATGCTATTAGCCAGTCTATGGTTCTTCATCATTCCCTCCACGTTAAGATCCTCAATAACCACGGTTTGGTTCTCGCCTAGGATATTGTTGACAACATGGTGTAGGAAGTTATGTCTTTGATTTGAGATATGCTCGTATGCTTTCGCTACAGCCAATCTAGCTTTTTCTCTTCTTCGGCTTCCTTTTTGCTTGCGAGTCAATCTACGTTGTAAGCATTTTAATCGTGCGGAAGACCTTTCCAGATATTTCGGATTCTCGAAAACCGAACCGTTCGATAAGGTAGCGAATGTCTTTATCCCGACATCGATACCTACAGCGGTATCCGGATTAATAGGAGACTTGCCCGGTAATTTAAGGCCGTTGTCTACAAGGATACTGACATAGTACTTGTTTGTCGATGACTTTGATACGGTAACGGTTCCTATCTTACCTTTAAACACTTGGTTTGAGTAAAATCTTACCCATCCTAATTTAGGTAGTTTAATCCTGTTGTTATCGAAATCAATATGGACATTGAGGATATTCTTGAATGATTTCCTTGACCCTCGCTTTGACTTGAATTTTGGGAAGCCTTTTTTCTCTCTGAAAAATCTGGTGAAAGCCTGATCTAAGTTCCTTATTGACTGCTGTAGACATTCATTAGATACCTCATTGAGCCAAGAATATTCCTCTTGTTTCTTCAAATCAGTCAGTTTCTTGCATAGATCAACAGTCGTCAGTGATTTTTTATCATCTTGATACGCTTCGATTTTCATCCGCAAAGCCCAGTTATAGATAAATCGGGTTGATCCGAAAGTTCTCTCCATTAGCGAAATCTGTTCGGATGTCGGATTCAGTCTATATTTATAAGCTTTTAGCATACTACTCTACTGTCTTTTGATGCAAAGGTATGATATAAAAGTAATTATATGCCATTTTACTTATGCTGTATAACATAGTAGTGCGGAATTGTGTATATAGTCACTTCATCTTTCTTGTATATTTAATATTTTTTTTGTTTCATATCGGTTCTTATTAATACCAACCGCATGACATGACGTGCCTTGATGATGACATATATCACGATCCTAGGGCTATTAATTTTTGAACTTTGTAACGCCCGCCATCAGGTGGGGTTATTATTAATTCAAAAATAAATAGACATGGGTACAAGTGGAGACTAAATCGTGCTGTTAGACGGCATGGGTTCCGGGAGCGGTAGCGCCGCTAACGGTTTATTATCTATGATTCCGGGTATGTTTACCAGCCTTTTGGGTGGTAATAAGATGGACCCGAATTTGGTTGCGGCGTTGATGAACGGTCGTAACAACCAAGACCAGTTCGGAGGAGCTAACGGCTGGTGGTTGTGGATTATCGTCCTGTTCTGGTTATGGGGCGGACGTGGTTTCGGAAATGGTTTTGGTGGTAATGGAAATGATTGTTGCGCTAACGGTCTTCCGGCTCAATTGAACAACGACTATGGCCGTGAGTTACTGATGCAGGCTATCCAAGGCAATAGAAGCGCTATTGATCAGATCTCTAACGCCCTTAACTGTTCTACCTCTCAATTACAAAACGCTATCTGTAACGTACAAGGCGCTATTGATAAAGTGGCCGGTCAGGTAGGTATGACTTCTCAGGCCGTTATCAACGCCGTACAGCAACAAGGATGTGAGATCGGTAACCAGATTAGCGCATGTTGCTGCAACTTACAAAGCGCTATGACTAGTGGATTCAATAACATCCAACATTCGTTGGATACCGTAGGGTGTAGTATCCAGAACGCTATAACTCGCCAGGGATATGAGAATCAGTTGGCTATTACCGGTCAGACGAACGTATTGCAGAACAATTTGACTAACGGCTTCAATAACGTTATTCAATCCAACCAAGCCCAGACTCAGGCGTTGGCCGCTAAGATAGATGCCCAAACGCAGATTATCAATGACAAGTTCTGTCAACTTGAGATGCGTGAGATGCAGAATACTATCCAACAGCTTCGTGAGGAGAAACAGGCTTTGGCTACTTCCGCCATCACCCAACAACAGACACAGAACATCGTTAGCCAGTTAGCTCCAAAGGCCCCGATTCCAGCCTACGTTGTACAGAACCCTGGTTGTTGCTATACTCCTACCGTAAGGGTAGCTAACGAATGTGGATGCGCTTGCGGCACTACTAACGCCGTATTATAAGAAAGGGGGACAATATGGCTGATTTCAGAGGATATATGATCGGTTCATTCGCCTCCTCCCGTCTTGACAGGGGAGGCATCCCGGTAGTAGCCACTACTGGAAAGGTATCTGACGCTTCTGCGGCCGAACCTACGGTTGATTTCGGTATCAACCCCTGTCAGTGGAACTCACTACCTCCAGAGGGGATATTGTTATGGAAAGTCCGTCATCCGGTAACGGAGACCGAGGCTGATTATCCGGCCACGATCGTCCTTCCGTCCGGCTTATCCACCACCACTCCTGTTACGGTATCCAACGCTGGAGTTATCGTCAACAAGACGCCTATAGTGGATAAGGTAGGGTCCCATATGACAGGGCAGGATATAACGACCCCGGTGGCTTCCGGAGACCCTGTAGTTGGAGCCTATACCGAGCGTCTTGTGTATTACAATAAATGCACCGGCGTGTTCAGGATGTTAGGTCAGACGGCTACGGCCACTAGCGCATAAATTTACTAAGAAAGAACAGGGAGGGTAACCTCCCTCCCATTAAAAAAGATCGTTATTATGTTTAAGGATTTAAAGAAAGGATATCAGGTTTATACGTTGGATACCTCAGGGGTTCCCAAATTCTTTATGGGTACGGTGGTTAATGTCTCGGAGCCTAGGTTCGCCCAATCCCAGCTAGGTCAGTACCAGCAGCTTCAAGATCGGGTCATGGACCTTACTATAGAGGTGGACGGGAAATCCATGACATACGTGGTCCCGGAGAACCAGAACGTGGCTATGGCCAACGGCATTACGCTAGCCTGCTCCGTGGATCCGATAATGAACCACCTGAACGCCATGAAACGAACCAGTACGGATATCGTGAATAGTGTGGATAAGAATAAGGAGATCATAGAGGCATGCGACAGTATCTTGGAGGATATCAATCCTACTTTTAAGCAGACTAAGGATCAGGACCGAAAGATTAAGAGTCTTGAGGAGAAGGTCGATAGGATGGGGTCTTCTTTCGATGAGTTAAAAGAGTTGTTAATTAAAAAATTAGGTTAAGATGAGAGTTATAGATTTAGGCAATGGCCAAGAAGATTATAATGACGAGATCTACGATCGCAGAGGTGGTAGGGGACGCTCACGCCGCTCCGACGGCACGTACATGGGTTATGATGGCGGGGTATATGACCATTATGGCAAGGATCGTGACGGGATGATGGAGGAGCTAGAGCGTCGTGAGCGTGATCTTGAGAGACGTGAGAGGGAACTGGAACGTAACGAGCGGGAACTAGAGAAGCGCCAGAGACATCATGAGCGGGAAGATGAGATGTACCGTAAGGGATGGTTTGGCGAGCGTGAGATCCGTGACGAGTACGATAGCATGGATCCTTACATGCGTAGAGGTCGTAGAAGTCGATACTACTGAGGAGCAGACGCCGATGACCCGGATTATAAGCGGTATATAGACACCCATGGATATCACTTTTCCAAGGAGTTGGCTAGGGAAGCCGCCGACAAGATGCTTAACGCTGACGGATCCAAGAGAAGATGGACGATGGAGGACGCTAAGCAGATGTTCGATAAATGCGGGGCCAAGAAACCTGATAACGCTACGTGGGGAGATATCCAATATCTGTTCGCTATGTTCTATAGCGACTACTTTCCTAAGGTATTGGACTGCGACCAGAAAATAGTCAAGGCTGTCTTGGCTTATCTGGAAGACCCTGATGCCCCGGAAGGGACGGCGTTCGTAAGGTATCTGGCGGTGAGGTGCTTCGTCGGTGACACAATCAAATGGAGTGAGATGATATGATTTGATACAACGTTGGAAGAACCCCGTCGGCGATAGAATACCGATGGGGTTTCTTTTTGCCCGTAACTTTATTATGATTACATTTGTTCGAGGTAGATCTTTTTGTTCATAGGTAGGGCGGGCGGGAATGAAAAAAAAGGATATCCTCACGGACACCCTTTTCCCTTGGTTGAAAATTACCTAAAAACCTTATGAGTTACTACTTTTTCGCAAATATAATTATTAAATCGCAAACAGCAATGGGTAAGGGGTATTACTGGATAGAACCTGTGGATCAAACGTTAAACGATTTCCAGTTTTATAAAGCACATATCGTGGGTGATTCTGAATATGACGAGAAGCATCATCGTGTTATATTAAGGACGGATAAGTACTTCCCTGTAGGGAGTATCTTCCATGTCTTGAAAGACTCGGAGATGTTCGTTATAGAGAGGAAATTCAAGACATGGGGGAATAAGTATGTCATAAGGCCTTGCGAGGGCGAGTGGGAATGGGAGTCTGTCCAAAAACTTAAAGATAAGGCTATTATATTCCGTACAGGGTTCCTGCATGGGGATGGTAGTTTCTAACACCTACCCGTATCTACCCCCCCCTAGATTTCTTGGTGTTTATGTATATGATTATATTTGAGCAAAAATAATTATGATATGGAAGATTTTCAAGGTAAATATAATGGCAAGCAGATAGAGCAGCTTTTGGATAAGGCTAATGATATTGATCTTTCCAAATACGCTCTTAAGACGGATAACGCTCCTACCGCCACAAAATTACAGGCAGCTAGGACTATAGCGCTGTCCGGTGCCGTGACCGGTAGCGCCTCATCGGACTTCGGGAGTAATATTACTATCTCCACGACATTGGCAAACTTCGACGCCTCTAAGATCACGTCCGGTACTATCAATATAGATAGGTTGCCTAAAGCGGCCTTAGAGAGAATGGTCGTGGTGGCTGACGATACGGCTAGATTCGCCCTCACTACAGCCACGACTCAGGTCGGTGATACGGTTAAGGTAACGGCCACGAATAAGATGTATCTGGTCAAGGATGATAGTAAGTTGAATACTGAGGCCGGGTACGAGCCTTATACGGCAAGTCAAGCGTCATCTGTGCCATGGTCTGGGGTTACGGGCAAGCCTAGCACTTTCGCCCCGCCTACGTCCTCAGCTACCGTTCTTGGTGGTATTAAGGTGGGATACACGACTTCCGGGAAGAATTATAAGGTGCAACTGGATTCGTCCGGCAATGCTTACGTCAATGTCCCATGGACAGATAATAATACGACCTATAATCAGGCCACGGCTGATACCTTAGGTTTGGTTAAGATCGGTTATACTACTAGTGGAAAGAACTACGCCGTATCCTTGGACTCTAATGGGAAGATGTACGTGAATGTCCCTTGGACTGATAATAACACGACTTATGCCCAAGCCACGAGCGACAAGTTGGGTCTTGTTAAGATCGGATACTCTGCAACTGGGAAGAACTATCCTGTTGTTCTTGACGGTAGCGGCAAGATGTATGTGAATGTTCCGTGGACGGATACCAACACCACATATTCCAATATGGGGGCGGCTACCTCCTCCGCTGCGGGGAAGGCCGGCTTGGTTCCTGCTCCTGCCGCTGGAGCGCAAGGTAAGTATCTTCGTGGCGATGGTACGTGGCAGACACCTCCAAATACCACCTATAGTAATATGCGTGGTGCTACTTCGTCAGCGGCTGGTGCTGCGGGATTGGTCCCGGCTCCCGCAGCGGGGAAACAGACGTCTTTTCTTCGTGGCGATGGAACATGGGTCGTGCCTACCAATACCACGTACGAGTTGGCCTCCACTTCCGCCAACGGCTTATTGAGACAGCTTAATGGTAGCACTTCTAATTTTATGCGTGGAGATGGTACATGGGCTACACCTCCTAACACGACATATGCCGTGGCCAACGAATCCACTAATGGATTGATGGCGGCCGCCGATAAGAAGACCGTGAACAGGCTTATAGGAGTTAATACGGTCACGACATTAGCCAACCTGCCTATCACCAAGAGAAGTATCACGGCCACGCTATCAGCGGCTACCACCCTATCCGTGGCGTCAGGTATGCAGATAGGAGAGGAGCTGATGATCAGGTGTGTCCCGTCTGCGGCCTTTACTCAAGCCATACCAAATTCAGGAGCTTATGTAAGCATGAGTGGTACTTCTATAACCACTACAGCTAACAAGCCTTTCGAGATAAATATCTGGTGTTACGCTTCAGGCAAGTATAGCATCGCCGTTAAAGAACAAGATTAAAGAATAGATTATGGCATATACATATATAAACAGGGAAATATATCCCAATATGTTGGTTTTAGACGAACCTCTTGACGATAATTACGCCAAGGGCTATAGTTATGATGATTACTCCAAAGGTATTCCCGCCCCATGGATAGAGCTTGGGGAGGAGCAACTGGCGTTTAAGGAGGCTAATCCTAAAGCTACTGTCAAGGAGATTATCGAGGCTAAGCTGGATGAGTCAAGGCTTCTTAATGAGGAGAAATCAGTTAAATACGAAGAGATAAGAACTTATGAGAATAATAATCTTCATGAGTTCTTCTTGGATGATCAGAATATCTATATTCCTGAACATGATAGACGTAACGCCTTGTATGATGGGGCTATAGCTGGCAAGATAACGATCATGGGTCTGGAATTCGATATAACGGAAGGCGAGATCTTGATCGGGATGATGGATAAGTATGATAATGATCTTATGTCGGCGTTAGGGGACAAGCAAAAGCAGATCAATCTAGCCACTACCGTAGAGCAGGTAAGGGCTATTGATGTCCAATCCGGATATCCAGACAAGATAAGTGTCACCACAGCATACGTCCAGCAACAGGCGAAGGAGAAGGACGCCTCTGATCCTCAGAAGGTGGCTGTAAAATTTTCTAGAATGGTGGTTAATAATAAAGACTTATCCTTATCCTCTAACGATAAATTGGATGTTAAGGTCCTATTCCCCATATGGGGACAAGAAGGGGCGGAGTTCGGGCTATCCGTGGATACCGGATTTTGTCTTAGGGTGGTTAAGGAGGATACGGATATCCTTTATGAGGTTATCCAACAACATACGCTGTCTGAGGAATGGGAACCCGGACTAAATACGGCTTCCTTGTATAAGGTTATTGATAAGGAACATGCCGGGACCATAGGGGATCCTATCCCGTATTTCCCTCCAATGGAGATATTCAAGGATAAGTATTACATTCAGAACGCTGATGTGTATAAGTGTACTAGGGATAGCGGAACTCCTCTCAGCCATAATCTACAGGATTTAATAGGTCTGTACGTGGAGCGGGTGTAGTCGTAGTGCTATCTACCCCCCCCCATATTTTGTGGCTAACATTATATAAGTTATTTTTGGCATAATAAAAGGACATTTATAAATATATTTAAGTATGGCATCACAAAAATTCGGTTTCGTAACCGTAGACCCGGTATCAGGATCAGGAGATCAAGCGGTTAATTTCTCCGGTGATAAACACACCGGTCGTGTTCAACGCACTATCAACCTTACGGTCACCACGAACGGCGGGGCTAAGAAGGCGTTGGTAGTTAATCAGGCAGCGGCTGCTGAGGTGGTAAGATCAGACAGCCCTAACGCTTCCGTACAAAAGACAGGTGGTAATGTTACCATCACCGGTAAGTCTAACAGTACTAAGCTTACGTTCGCGGTCACGCCGGCTGAGGAGAACGGGCTTACGTTACAGCTCCCGGCTAACTACACGGCGGCTGGAAAGACTACGGCTAACGGAGCGATTATCGCCGACGATCCCGGAGCCGCTGGCGAGTTCGTTTGGAGCATCACGATCTCGGACGTACCGGCCAACGTCACGATCGAGGAACTGACAGCTACATTGAAGGTAACTGCCGCTGGTGGCCAGATAGCCAACGTGACGGTAACGCAAGCCGCTGGAGACTCTGCTATTGAGCTTGACAAGGAGACTATTAACTTGGATGTAAATGGTACTCAACAGACGGTTAACGTAACATCTAATGACAGCTGGACATGGGCGCAAGCTGCGGCTAGAACCGTATTGAGAATGATGGGACGATAATCAGTTTCTTTTCGCTTACTCAGACCCCGATCGACTAAAGCCGGTTGGGGTTTATTTGTTTTGCTATCTTTGCAATAGAACAAAAATAATACAACTATGGCTAATGATTTGAATATTAATTGGAAGGACGGGGTAGGTGAGGTAACTGACCAGCCTCTTACCGTCAGTCCGGGGTCCGGGGCCGGAAGCGCCCCCGTTTCCTTTGGCTCGGTGATGAACAACGGTCTTGATCGGACTCTTGAGCTGGAGATAACAACTCCAAAAAGTGTTAAGAAGACGCTCACGGTGAATCAGGAGGGATGCCGGCAGGCTTATATCACGAGCGACGGCAAACGATGGCTGACTAGCGACAATCGGGTATATGGGGTTTTGAAAAGCGATGCTCCATGCGAATGCACGGGTGATTGTCCTTGATATTTTGTTTTTACGAATTTTGTAATTACATTTGTGGCGCATGTCCATCACCATGCTTTTCGTCGCTAATTTATTATAAGGGATACCGGTCTGTGATGGGATCGGCATCCCTCTGTTTTTTAATATGGAGAAGATAAATGTTTTCGATGTTCAGATTCCTGATGGGAGACTAATCCGTTGTATATCGTATAATAAGGTTACTTATTTTGATCTTGACGATATATGTAAGTTATGTTTTGACTCATACGACCTACATGATGTGGCTGACACTAAGGTCATGAGCGAGTTCCTGCACCGTGATGGTGGTCGTTATTGGACTACGATAGATGGCTTGACATACTCCCACGCCTAAAGGCAGTGGGATTCTTGGATACAGACGTAAGAAACCCCGATATTACTATCGCTGGAATTACTCTTGCTCTCCAATTCGGAAATGCCCTTCCGAAGAATATTACGGGCTGCAAGAACATCACGGTCGTTGGCTGAGCCGCACGCCGGGCATACCCACGTGCGATCTCGTAACGACAGCCCTTTATTAATGCAGCCGCATTCACAAGTTTTGGAAGAAGGATACCATATAATATGGTGCCCTAAATACAGAAGGAAAATATTGACCGGTGAGATAGAATCCAGACTAAGAGAACTTCTTTTATTTAAATCTACAGAGAATGGGTGGGTTATTGAAAATATGGAAATAATGCCTGATCATATCCATATATTCATAAAGGCGACACCTTCAGATTCTATATCTCACATTGTCTCACAATTAAAAGGGTACACATCGTTTATTTTAAGAAATGAATTTGAAACGATAAGAAAAAGGCTACCTTCGCTTTGGACAAGATCATTTTATGTGGAAACAATAGGATATATATCAGAATCAGTTATTAAAAAATATATAGATGACCAAAAGAAGTATTGATTCCCTGTTTAAAAGCAGTGGCTTTGTTAAAGATCGTAAGATGTGTTTTAAGGTAATAGAGAAATTGAGAAAGTCATGAGGGAGCAGAAATTTGATTTCGTGATATATCCATTGAAGTTGATTATCGCGGTAGGATTGGATTACGAGACGTTATGTAACCGTTTCGAGAATAAGGATATGGATTAGACTATAAATTCATACAAGGGATACAAGAATATCAGCCTCCGCTTATTCGTGGAGGCTTTTTATTTATCTTTGTGAAAAACATTTATTTATGAGTAGTTGCGTAATTAAAAGAAATAGTAAGGGTAAGATAACCCGTGTCTTGACCCCTTCCGGCGAGGTATCCACCTTGTTCGATAAGATAGCGGGTATAGCCGCCGTAAGTGACCTTAATAAGGCCGCTGAAGCTTATATGACTATTTATAACGATAAGTTTAGGTCTAAGTTCGGGAACTGGACGAGATCCGTACCAAGGAATAAGGAGGCCGCCAGATCCATAAGCGCCAAACTTAACGCCAGCGAGTGGGGGCAGCTTATGTCAGCCAAGGTCCTGTCCGCCATAAGCGACATGGATGCCCCGGCGTTGGCCAGAAGCCTTGGGAATAGCGACAATGTCGTGGCTTATCTTACCTCCGGAGAGGTAGGTGATGTCAATGATATGGCTGTGGTAGATACATCCACGGTACAGGAGGTGGATCTGGATTCCATAAACGAGGATAATATTGGCGATACGATACTGAAAGAGGCGTCATGGGATGATATAAGGGCTATCAGGGAGAATATAGATATTAAGGAGACAGCCCGTATGTTATGGAAGGCCGTGGAAAGCGCTTTTACCGGGCAGCGGCCTAATATTAGGGTGAAGGGCGGAAGTATAGATGGGGAGATCATATTTTCTGGCAATGTCTTGCCGTTAAATGATATTGAGAATTATACTCCTCCATCTTCAAGATTGGTATATGATTCCGGTGAGCCTCGCCTGTTCTTTAGATCGGATGACGGCAAGATACACGAATCTTACGCCAACGCCATAAAAGGCTCTTCCGGAGGGCGGGTCGAGGCCGGGTTCTTGGCCGGCAGTGTCGAGGAGAGCGACGTCCCGTCTGGCACGACTGACATCTCCTTTGGCTCTTCCTCAATAACCCTTAATAACAGCGAGTCATTCATCCCGATCCTTGGTATTAGCTCAGACTCTAATATAAGCACCCGTGGAGGGTTTGTTAATTACCTTATCAAGAAAGGTATGTTGAGTGGGGAACGTATAAGGCTAGGGGATAGATATTATCTTACTGGAGCCGGCAATTCTGATGGTCTTAAGATCTATAACGCTATGAATGCCTTATCCAGCCTCAGGAATAGATTTGGAAGTCAGTCCTCTGAGATGAACGTATTGGGTTCTATAGGTTTTGATACGGAGGTAAGTAATGATCTTGATCTTATCACGACATCAGGGGAGAAGGTTACGGTAAGCAGACCGGAGATCAAGGGTATGTTAAGGCAAGGTAAGTTTGAGGAGCTTAATAACAAGTATGATGGATTCATGGAGCTGTCCTTGTCGTTGATGATGGAGGATAACGCCTTATACGGAAACAATGTCCGTGGCGTTATTGAGAACGAGAAGGCGGAAGATCTTCAAAACAGGACCGATATAACCAACATCTTATCCACATTAGGTATCCGTGTGATGGGTATGTCCGAATATATGGATAAGTATAAGATGCGTAATGGCGTAGATCCTTCCGCTAGGGCGTTATCCGATATGGCTAATGGCGTGATAGCATTGGCTGAGGGGGCTACGGTAGAGGATCTCAATGAGGAGGTGGCTCATTTCTTGGTCGATACTTACCGTAACCAGCAGGAGATTGACGAGATTATGGACTCTGTTGTCGGCACGCCATTATGGAATCAATTCGCCGGTCGTTACTATGAGGTGTATGGGAAGGAATACCAAGGAGAGGAGCTGGATCGGATGGTGAAGCGGGAGATCCTAGGTAAGACGTTGACCCAGCGGTTCGTGCCGGGCATGGAACAGGCGGTAGAGGATCTGACCTCGTCCGAGGACGCCCTGCTCTCCTTGTTTGGCAGGATGGTACGAGCTATACGTAATTTCTTCTCCAGCCAAAGATCGGATTTAAATAAGGTACTTGACAGGATAAAGGAGTCGGCGTTAGCTGATGATCCAAGCGCATTTGACGTGCTTCTGTTAAAGGATAGCGACCATCTCATGTACTCATTATCGGATGTTGACGTGGCCAATAAGTTGATCAAGAACGGGAGGTCATTGGAAAGGCTATACACCAGATTACAGAGGATGAGGTCAAGCCAGAGCCAGAGGATCGGGGAAAGCATCTCCCTTCTCCGTGATATAGGCGAGAAGGTGAGACAAGTCGGGGGTGAGCTTAATAAAAACAACAACCTGTTATCCACCAAGAGTGTCATAGCGACCGCCAAGGCTGAGGTGGAGTATTTGGTCACTGTTGCCAGTAGCTTGCGTAAGAGCGACAAGGGATTGGATTATGAGACGATACAGGTTATCGATAACGTATATGGGGAGATAGTACCGTTAATCAGGAATCTTCGTGGATTCGTCAATAATCAGGCGGCGGATTATTATGGCAACAACAAGGTTGGCATGGTAGAGGATATGGATGATATATTGCGGATGGCTGAGACATCTATGTCTGATATAAACGCCCTTCGTAGCGATCGTAACGAGGATTGGCTGGATGGACAGCTCCGGATGTTTAATATCCCAGAAAGATATTGGAATGGGATAAAGAAGTTGATAGATAACATCCATAAGGATATCAATGTCATGTCCCGGTTTTTCGGGACGTTAGAACATAGCGGGAACGCTATCTTAGGCATGTTAGGGCAACGTCTTGCCAAGGCTTATAACGACGCTCATGTTGAGGGCGTGGCTAATATCAATAAGATGACGAAGATGATGAAAGAGCGTGGATGGGGGATAAAGGATAATGAGGATCTTATACAGAAGATAAACGGTAAGAACTCTGATTACCTTGATTCGTCCCGTGATTTCGCCAAATACGATTTACTGTATCGGACAGAGCAGGCGAAAGCTATTATTGATATATATGATCTTAAAAAGGTTACGGGTAAGACCGAGAAGCAACTTGTCGACATGCTTTTATCTGATAAGGGGCTTAAGGTCAAGACTCGTGATGATATCATAGGATATGATGGTGATAAACCTATTACAAAGGAGGTCAATCATATATTCAAGCCAAGTATCCAGAATTTTGATATCTCGGCCATGACATTCGAGGATCAGCAACGATATCTCGATGCGATAAATAGGTGGTTGGATGAGAATCGTGAGAAACCTATGGTGCAGGCTTATTACGATAAGATCGAGAATGTGAACAAGAAGGTAGAGGAAAGGCTGGGTCGCAGGGTATCACAAGCCACGTCCGATTTCATGTCCCGTATCCGCAGGAGTAGGTATGTGGCTATGGATAAGTTCGTGAGGAACGGGAAGGTCGATTGGAAGGCGTTTCAATCCGATCCTATAGCTTGGAGATCTTATCTGGATATCTTACGTGATAGGGCTATAGCCAAGAGCGAGTGGTATTCCGATGGGACACCAAAGGAAGAGGGATCCGAGGCTCTGATGATGTCCGAGGAGATCAAGGCATGGGACGAGGCGTGGGCCGAGGAGTTCGGGAATACCAACGAGGGTCGTAAGGCTTCCGCGGAATTCAAGGAGATACTTCGCGGGATAGAGCGGTCAGAGGGCGGTAAGGCGGCGTTCGAGTTCCTGCTGGCTGGCGGTCATCTTGGTTTCTCTAAGGATATGTGGGGATCCGAGGAGGGTGATTATTACGAGAATCTGGTTGATAAGATCACGGAGCAATCTGTATCATCATCAAGGATAGAGAAGGTAGAGGAGGCGATGGCGACAATAAACGAGATCAATGACCAGCTAAGGCCTTTGCTTATCCAGTACCGGGATAGCACGAGATACGGGGAATATGATTTCGATAGGTTACGTGGATCCGCCTCATTAAGAAAGATAAACGAGTTATATGATCGTCTGGCTGAGGCTAAGAGCGTTATTAACGCCGCCGCTTCCGCTGAGGCTATTGAGATGGATATGCCTGATACGGTGGAGAGTGGAGTCACGGATTCTTACCGTAACGCTTTAAGGGATGCCATGGCATACGACAAGGGTATGGATGAGATTAAATTCGCCAAGGAACATATGTCTGCCCGCTCACGGAGTCAGGTGGATAGGATGGCCGCTAAGCTATCTAGGAAGAACCCGTCATGGACGACCGTGGAGGTATCGTTTTTGAGAAGGAAATACGGTCCTGACTTCAATAATAAGCTAGCTAACGACATAGCGATGGGTAAGACTGATGAGATCCTTGTCGAGTACGCCAGAACCCGGTTGTATCCTTATATGAGGAAATACTCTCCCAAGGGATATTCTGATTTCGTCAGGAAGATAAATAACGGTACGTATAAGGTATCCGAGTTCTTTGATGCGATGGAAAATGGTATATCCAAGGAAGAGAGCGTATCCCGTTTCGGGTTCGATATTAATATGATCGACCTGACGATCAACAACCAGTGGCTTGATGAGGCCGACGCCGAGAGTTCTTTCCGTAATCCTAATTATAATCCCGATCTGGGTTATGGGTATCATACGCCTAGGTTCGATAAGTACAAGAACGAGGCTTTCTTCAAGAAATACGGTATTACCAACGAGGGGGAGGAAGCTACGATCAATAAGGATAAGTGGGAGATGAGGAAGGAGCTGCTTAACATAAGCCGTAAGGCTATGGAGGATTATGATGAGCGATTCCGGAACATCTACCAAATACCACAGATATCCAAGGGCGGCGTGGAGAGGATGGTGCAGGCCGGGGTTGACCCGAAGGCGGCCATCGGCAACGCCGTGCGTGATATTGTTGGCGAGAGGGTGGATGACCCTATACACGGTCAAGGGCAAGATCTAGGAGAGCTTGATGAGAACGATAACAAATATCGCATGATCCCCAAGTACTATCTGAGTAAGCTAGAGAATGCCGATGACGTATCTCATGATTTCGCGTACTCCTATTCCATGTTATCCTTACAAGCAGCCGCTTACAAGCATAAGAGAGCGGCTTTGGATGATGTCATGGGATACAGGAACATGATGCTGGAGGCACAATACGACGGCGGTAAGAATCCGGAGGCAACGCATGCCTATAGGATGTTTCAAGATTGGGTTAACGCCAGTATCTATGATGTCAGGATAAATAACAAACGTATAGAATGGAACGTAGGAAGCTATAAGGTGGATCTTAATAAGCTGGCTCTTATGTTTACCAAATTCGTATCCAAATCCAACTTAGGCTTCTCCCCGTTCGTGGCGGCTACCGGCGCCCTTACCGGGCAGGCCAACTTCCTTTTGGAGGGTATGGTGGGGCAGTATATAAGCAAGGATTCCATGAAATACGCCTATGGGGAAGCCCAGAAGCAGTTGAGTACGTACGTGTCTGAGATCGGGGACATAAACCGTACCAACAAGCTATATGTCGTTGGAGAGGCCCTAGGTGTGTTTAATGTCCGCAACCGTGTACGATCGGCGGCGTACAACAAGATCTGGAGAACCTTATTCCGGGATCTGCCGTTTAAGATGATGGAGGTTCTTAACTCCCCGTTGGATCCGCAGGTTATTATCTCGGTCATGGATGATACCCGCCTATACGAGGGTCAGTTCTGGTCATACTCCAATTTCAAGGAGATGATGATGAAGGACAGGAATATGTCCGCTAACGAGGCTAAACGCGATTGGGAGCGTTTAAGGGATTATTCTATGTGGAACATGGTAGACGTCAAGGATGGAAAGATCGTGGCTAAGAACGAGGCTAACAAGGATATTATAGACCGATACATACCTACATTATCTAGTAGGGTCAGAAGTATGGTGCAGATCTGCGACGGCGCCTTGAACGAGCAGAACCGGGTGGGGGCTAGCCGGAACGCTATCCTTAATATGGTGCTGCCTCATCGTGGATGGTTTATATTGGCCGTGCAGCGGGCGTATAAGAAAGCCGGTTTCAATTTCCAGACCAACCAGTTCGAGGAAGGATACATGAGAACGTTATGGAGATTCGCCGGGGATATTTATAATATGATGTCAGAAGGCAGGATGAGGGAAATACATGACGTGCTGAAAGAATATCATAGTCTTAATCCTTATGAGCAGACCAACATCAAGCGATCGCTTGTTAATATGGCGGTATTCGCTACCATGATAGCCATAGGACGGGCGTTGATGGGATACAGGGAGGATAATGAGGATAGTTGGTTCGGGCAGTTCATTACCTATATAGGATTCAGGACGATCAATGAGATCGCTTCCCAGACATCCCCGTTCATGGAGCTTAACGCTATAGATATGTTACAAGACCCGCTGGTTACGGCCCGGAAGTTAGGTGATCTCACCGATCCTCGAAACTGGGATCCTTTCGCTACCGTCCAGACCGGCGTGTATAAGGGCGAGAGCAAGCTATGGAGGCAGCTCATGAAGTTCTCATTTGGTAAGCAATGGTATAATATCAAGACGGCTAGGGATATTAAGCAGACATCCGACTACTGGCTGATGACCAACGGCATGACGATGGGATTCTTCTTAGGAGGCAGGGATAAGGATGAGTCTGGGGAGGACGCTAATTGGTATTTTGATAGAGGAAGATAGCTGATATAGTATGACAAGAAAAAATAGCCGATCAATTGTTTAAGACAATCAGATTGGCTATTTTTGTATTCCCATCTATCCATCTCAGACGGATGGGAATAGGTAATTATTTTATGAATACAAATGTAGATCTTTTTCATGATTCTACGAAGAACAGTAGTGGAATTTTGACGTCCGAATCCAACGAAATGGGATTGTCTACCATTTTTAATTACAATGGAAATAATGTAGCTTTTATTAAGACCAGTTATGGTATTCTTATTAATGCCACTGATATGGCTCGCCCATATAATAAGAGACCTGTTGACTATTTAAGGCAAATATATGTAAATGAATTAGTTAGTACAATTGTGAGCCAGACACACATATCTGAGGATCAATTAGTTATAAAAATGAGAGGAAGCTCTGAAAACGGAGGAGGAACATGGTTATATGAGGATGTGGCTATAGATTTCGCCCAATGGCTTGATGTTAAATTCAAGGTTTGGTGTAATTCTAAAATAAAGGAGCTTCTTACTACTGGTTTGGTGAAGCTGCCAAATTTTAATAATCCTCCGGAAGCAGCAAGAGCATGGGCTGATGAGTATGAGGCTAGGATGAAAGCTGAGAAGGAAGCTAGATTAGCTTTGGAGGCTAAGGAAAAGAGTGAGAAAGAAAAGAGAATGGTTCAAGCTGAATTAAATACAGCTATAGATACTATAAAGGAGAATGAACTGGTAATTGATATGTTTAAAAGGTCTATTCCAAGAGAAGGTGTCCTTATCCGTGAATCATCAAAGTATTTTGAGCAATTTGGTTATTATATCGGAATTAAGAACATGTATCCGTTATTACAGGAATTAAAATATGTTTTTAGGAATGAGAGAGGTAGGATAGAAGCATATCAGTCCGCTCGTAATTATGGATTAGTTACATATGGGTCTGATCCCGGTGATGAATACTGGGAGGCTAAAGCCATGACCGTCATGATAACATTGAAAGGATTTGTTAAGCTAGAGGAGTTGTCAAGGAAGAAAAGAGATGTTTTTAAGAGATATGGACATTTCTATGATAATGTATGAGTATTGTAAGGATAGAGGCTTATAACCTCTATCCTTATTCATATACTACTCGTCCCATTGCCCCTAATAGCTCTTTATCATCCTGCTCCTTCACCTCTACATAATAATATCCCTTGAAACAGAATTTCTTTTGATCGGGATCTGACAAGAACTTTTTATATTCCTCGAATCCTTCATCTGAAAGATGATAAGCTCTTTTTTTTTGTTGAAGTAATTCATCTGATTCTAATATCTGTTTTTTAGTAGCCATAATATCTGTTTTTTGGATGTGGTATAAATGATTAATCTTTAGGAATAAACCCAACAGCCTTTTCGGTAGAAGCTCTTTGTTTTATAAAACATTCAGCTTCTTCCCATGAGGTTGCCCATATTTCACCGGCATACTTTTTGCCATTGATTTGATACTCTGTTACAAATTTCTTTTCTTCTTTTTTCATGTTTGTAATTTTTAAAAGTTAATAAAACTAAGGTTTTAGACAATGAGGCATTATATCCATTTTACGAAGTTTATTATCTTCTGTTTATAAAATTCAATGTCCACATGAAGAGGTTCCTCGATGACGGATTTAAGAGATATAGGATCGTCCTCCCACTTCAAGTCCCTACCTGTTAATCTACGGATAGTACCTTTTGGGAGTACGATCGCCGAATTATGATCCTCGACGGAAAAATACTCATCGTCATGCGCCGATCTCTCATCCGTCCATATCTCTCCTTGCCGAGCGGGGGCGTTGTTAAGAATAACCTCGTCACCGTTTTTGTTCACGGCTAAAAATACTATTGTCTGTTCTCCTATTTTCATAAATTATAATTCTCTATTTTAATTTTTAGCATAAGACGGTCTTTAGGATTTATAGGGATTATACGCAAGTAATATATCCTCATCATCTACCCAACTCCCATTAAGGTTGCCGTTTGGATGAAAAATCATTTCAAACACCACGTCATTGGCAATTTGTTTTTGCTCATACAGCTTTACTAGGTTTGCGCTTTCGCTTACCATATCTATGTTTTGATATTTATATACCTCCACATAATAGTAGTAACCAAGTAGTTGTTTTATAGGAGTAAATCTATTGTCTTTATCGATACACTTCCATATATCATTCAGATATACCTTATTCTCCTTGAGATAAGCCATTTTATCATGGTTTCTCATTGCGCGCTCATCATGATCCATCGTCTCACGGAATATAACGTTGTCGATACAAAGGCTATTATAATAGTCAAGATAACGTATAATCCCGTCCATATCATTTATCCCCTCTTTCAGCAACAAGCAGCTCATGCGTGGACGCAGATTGTTGGCTTTAGCGAATATAGCTATACGGTAAATATCATCGTTGCTACAATATCCGTTCTCGTATTGCATAATGCGTTTATTTGTATCCTCATCAAAATGAGCTTTACTGATATTGAGATGCTGAAAATGATTATCCGCAATATGTTGCAGTATTGGTTTATTCTCTACGATATCAAACAGACCTGATCCGTTTGTAGTCAATGTTCTTTTCCTGTAGCCATATTTTTCGATAAGTCCCAGAATTGGCACGAGTCTTCTTGATTTTGTAGGCTCCCCTCCTGTGATTGATATTGAAGGATTAAGCGGTCTAAGTCTGTTAAGTATATCGTCAAGTCTGGACAGATACTCATCATCAGACGCTATCCTGCTTTTCTTATACATTTTCCCCTTGTTCTCGAACCTAAGCTGGGCAACACAGAATTTGCAATTGGCGTTGCAGTAATCGTCAGTAAAGATACTTAGGTTGACATTTGAATATACCTTACGCCTTTTCCCGTCAAAATCAAAATCATTAAACGTATATTCGTCAACATTGAAGCATTCTTGCCTCTTCTCTCGTATATTTTGAAATTTCAATGCATTCATTTTATTATAATTTAGATTCATGTTTTGCCCTCTTTTCAAGGTCACATCCAAAACACTCGCCATCAGAAGCGTAACAACGCCATTCGTCATACACGTCGTTTATCCTCAAAGATGGAAGAGATTTGTCATTTTCAGCCCTGCCGTAGGAGTTGAATAGGTGGAAGCTTGATATGTCTATCATTTCTTGCGGTAGTTCGTCCTTAAGCGTATCTAGCTCCTTATCGGTATATCCTCTTACGTTTATGGCAAAATTCACATATGATATAAACTCACAAGCCGAGATGATGTTCTTGAGATAATTGGCGAATTTAATGACAAACTTATGGCTGAATACCGTTTTAAGGTAAGTGTTGTAAGATAACTTCACGGTTATCCTCTTCTTGTTCCTTACCGCTATTTCGGCGATCTTGTCGATATGCCTGTCGAGCGTGAAGGCATTGGTGTCTATCACGATCTCTTCCACCTTTTCGAGCGTGGAGATATATTCCATGAGCAAATAGAATTGTGGATGTGTGGTAGGTTCTCCTCCTTCTAATTGCACTATATATTGTCCATCCATATCTTTCATGATTTTATGGATAGTATCAAAGTGCATGAATGATTGCTTTTTGCCATCTGATTTCATACAGCAAAATGGGCAACATACATCACAATGGTTTGTGATATTTATGTATAACTTATTTCCACGTATCATTACCAATCTCCTCCATCATTATCTATTCCTAAAACTGTAGTTATAATATTATCCGGATTCGTACCTGCGTTAGGAAGCATCTCAGGTATAGGGTTATCTTCCCTATCACCATGCATCATAACGGTAAGAACTCCACTAGCGGAATACAACCAAAGACGTTTGCCGTCCTTTTCCCATTTCTTCGCTAATCTATTTAATGAGTCAATCAGCTTACATTCTTCCGGGGTGCATTCGATCCCTGCGTCAGTAAAATATTTTACTCTCATGTTATTGATTCGTGGTAATTATATACAAGTTTACACCTGTATAATTAGTTAATAAATTTCTTAACCGGGTTATACCCAAACCCTGTATGGGGTGGCATTGCTGCATCCCCCTTTACTTTTCTCATGATATTATAACTTCCGTTGATATCAGCGTTAAGAAGAATACCATCTCTTGTCATAAAAAGACCTCTTCTTACCCTTCTACCAACATAAGTATCATGATGACATACTGATTCTAAATCGAAAGAACTGCATTTTGACGTGTGAGATTCGTTTACTTCAACAAATCTTAGTCCTTGTCTTTCCGATTTATATCTTAACATTGATATAAGCATCTCAAATGGAATAGAAACAAAATTCTGATTGTTTCTTTTACCAAGGTTCACATTTTGTTTCCACCCATCATTATGACCTACTATCAATGTTGTTATATCCTCCTTCAAGCAAGTATTTATTATCTCCTTACTTGCTTTATGAAGATAATCTTTCACCTTATTGTTTCTCCTTCTTGTTAAGGACATCAACCGTCTCGAATTTTCTTTCCCATTTACTTTCTTTAATTGTTGTTGAATATCTGACCTTTTCTTATTGTAATACTGATTAATAGATTTAAGCCTCCTACCATCTATCAAAATAGGCCTATTGCTTACGTTGGTCACGATAGAAGCGAGGTTATTTACACCTAGATCAATAGACATGATCCTGTTATTATCATCAAGTTGTTTTTTTGCAATTGACTCATATACAACTTCTATGACATAACAATCGGATTTAGGGACAAACCTAACCTGTTTTACGGTTCCATCCTTGCAATTAGTTCTTAAAGGAGATAATCCTTCCTTTTTAGGGAAATAGATAAAATCTCCTCTATGTTTAAACTGTGCGTAAGAATAAGAAAATACGTTCCTGCCTTTTGTTTTATGCTTATATTTTGGAAATTTAGGACAGCCAGTAAATTTCTTATTATCACGCTTCCATGCCTTGATAGCAGAGAAATAAGATTTTAGATTCTTGTCTAAAGCCATAAGAATCTGCTGAGAGGATGATCCACTCATTGCTCTATAATCTATGTTATTCTCTGCTACCATCTTCTTGTTAAGATCTACAGCTCTTATCCACTTACCTGTATTAAGAAACTCCTGCTTTATTGTATACAAAGCCGCATTGTACAGATTCTTGGATAAGAAACATATTCGATCTAAATCCTTATATCTCTTATCATTGACAGTAATTATATGTTGTTCCACTAAATACATAGCGCAAATATAAATAGAATATTTATAAATTCCTATTTATATTAAATTTTTATACCCTACATGTTTCATCTGCTCTTCGGTAGCTTTCTCCTTCAGGAACTTCCCGTGCCATTTACCGGGTACCACGACATCACGTCCGTCCTGGGAGGTAGTAAGCCTCCCGCATTCGCTGCACAGCCCCCTGCCCTTGTACGGCTGTAGTCCCTTGGCATAGTCGAATTTATCCACCATATACTCGTTTGTCAACATCCAGTAACTAGATGTAGCGGTATTATCGATACAGCCGCATTTAGCGCATACAAACAGGCTCATAGTAAGTTCTTTTTTGCTTCATTAAACAACCGTTCTACTAGATTCTCAAATTCTCCATCAGGCATATCTATTATGTCTTTTATCTGCACTTGTATTCTTTCTTTTGCTAAAGAATAGCAATTACTATTGACAGAGTAACGAACTACAGTGCCGTTTACGAAAATAAAATCATCTGGTTTTAAATCAGTCGTATAGCCATTTTTAGAAAACATAGGGATATGATGTATATCATCTATTCTTGTTATAAAAGAATCATTATATTTGGCATATTTTCCAACAATCCATTTATACTTCTCCTTTAGGTCAACTTGTATCTTGCTCATTTCTTCTTTTAACTGTTTTTCCAGTTCTTCAATCTTATTCATATTCTATCTATTTTAATGTTATTGTTATTAAATCTGTTTATCATCTCATCAAAGAATTGACGATCTATCTCCACGAGCAGGGAATCCATCCCTCCCCCCCTTGAGGCGAGGGAAGGGCGACATCTACCGCCCCGTCCGGCACGGTGTTCATTGGATTGCCTCCCACACCATATTCCCGTTAAACACCCTCATTTCCTTTTTCATTGTCAATCCTCTCCACTTTAATTGTTCCCATATCACCTGAAGGCAACGTGATATCACTATACACATTATTCCAGCTCTCGTCAATGGCCAACTGATGTAATATCGACCTATATATCTGGTAGGTGTTGCCGATAAGTCTTTTCCTGTTTATCTTATCCTTACTGCCTCCATCATACCCTATATGCTCAAAATCCTCAAGATCTGGGAACAACCTTCTTCTTATCGCTCGTGAGTTATTGATTATAAAGCTTCTTATCCCCAGCGTTTCCGCTCCATCCATATCATTTATCAACGTATCTGTCGTATGTTGTAGGTCCATGTCGCCAGCGGCGAATCTACTGATGTCTTCCACGCATTGTGAGATCAACATCAGTTGCTCCCTTGTCAATGTTATTTTATAAAGTTGCTTGTTGTTTATAACCATCTATTTATTCTTTATATTAATTACTTCCATTTTATACTTCTCTGGGTACTCTAGGCATGTGCATACTACTAAAATAGAATCATTCAACATGGTTACTTTATTACCCCTATCATCTACATAAACAGTTTTAGGATAATAATCAACATCTTCTCCTTTTTTATCTTTACATCCTATCATGATAAGAGATAGGATAATAATACTTGCTTTAATCTTTGTCATAGCAGTTCCATACCATTCTTGTATATCACGTCTCCTCGTTTCATATTATTTTATCAATTTTATTATCAATACAGTAAAGTTAAATATTGTACATACTATGGACATCCATAATGTTATACTTACCATAAATCCTAGGCTTTTAGGTATAGGATCTATTCTTCTGAATGTTAAGATCATGTATATAAATGTCTTTATGTTCATAAGTTGCGATATTTTTCTATATAGTTAACTATCAAATCTTTAACTCCTTTTGGGACATCTACCAGTTTGAGATTACCTTGGAATATGTCCTTGCCGTACTCATCCATAATCTCCCCGAATGAAGGATTCATGACTCTTGTTGACATAGATATCGGTTGATCAGTGTCAAATTTGATAACGATCTTCTTTCCGCCGTTTATCGCCTTTTTAAAAGCCACGTAAAGCTTTCGACCTTTTATTATATCACAATTCCCTTTCAGGGTATTAGACATATGTATGACATGCTCTTTCTTCGCATCTCCGGGGTTGTCCATAAGCTTAAGATCTCCTCCGGTATCTCTCCATTTCCTGAAGCACGGGAAACATAGACCGTGATTTGCCTTAGCGTGTCTAGGTATCATCCTGCTGCTGCCGGCTGGGATCGTATCGCCACAGCAGATACACGTCCTATCCTTGTTGGTGCGCATCGGCACATAGCTCTTTATCGGGTATTCTTTTCTTTTATACATCTTCTTCTGTTTTCAAAATTATCATCACCATACTCATAATTAGGACAAGCCTTATTGCTTGGCCGTCTCGCATAAGTCTTTTGCTCCCTATTATATTTTCTATTAGGGTTTATATAATGGTCGCACACTTGCCAAATAGAGCAACATACCTCCCCGTATCTTTTCGCCCAATCATTATCATGCAGATGTACGCATGTAGAACAAGTCGGATTATTAAGCTTATCCTTGTTATCATCTATGATCTTATTAACCCGATCAAGAATAACGGACATATGCTCAGTGTACATAACATTGAATACGTCCGGTTCTGGAAGATATGTCATCGAGCTTATATCTATGTCCATTTCCTTGGATTTGTTGTAAGCCGATTTGTATTTCCTTACCATCAAATCTTTTAACTGATTTACCTTCTTCTCATATGTTCCCATGTCTCATTCGGTTTTCCATCCCTGTTTCCTTAATAAATCCACCATCATCCCTTTTATCTTAGGGCTAATGGCTTCGGTAAGTATATCAGCGGCCAAGTTGATAGAGAAGCTGGTCATCCTAGACTCCCCTATATATTTCTCGCTGGTAACTTCTTTCACATAATCGTGGATATCCTTAATCATCTCATTTTGAGATCTTAGGAGATCCAGTATCTCATCGAATTTATCATTCATCTTTTTTCTCAAATACACCTGACAATAACCAGACAATCACTATCAGAAAGAAAAATAGCCCAAGCGCCTCATCCGGGTAATCATGCATCGCCTCTAAAATGTCCCTCATAGCTTAATGTCCATTTTGCCAATTATACGATAGAAAATATCCCTAGTCAGCTCAATATCGTAAGTAGCGTCATGAAGCTTATTCTCGTCGATCTCAATACCCATAGTTCTGGCTACGGTCATCAACTTAAAGTTCTCCATATCGTTTCTTACACCCATCAGGAACGGTGTCACCATAACATATACATCCATACAGTTAGGATAGAACCATGATCCGAAATACTTATCCCCACATTGCTGGAATAAAGCCCGTAGGAAGCTGTTATCGAATCCAGCGTTGTTATACCCAACTAAATACATTTTATCCCTCTTGTCGAACTTATCCACGTATTTGGATAATATACCAACTAACTGCCTGTATCCGTCTTCCATAGGCTGATAAGACTGTACTTGCTCCAAGGTAACGCCAGCCACGTCCAGCGCCTCTTGCTCTATCGTGGCGGCAGGGTTCGGGGCTAGGCGAATGTCGAACCTCTCTGCCTCCTGCCCGTCGATATCCACGATCCCTCCTATTTGGTGTATCCCGTTTCTCCAGAACTTAACCCCGGTTGTCTCTAAATCGAAAAATAGTAATTTGCTCACGTTGTTAAAATTATTTGTTTTTAATGCTTATATCCCTAATATTTCTGCTACATAAACAAATCCGTAGCATATACAATCATTATGTTTCTCATGCCATACGACGGCGCACGGGAAATATAACGGCATATCCTCAGCCATAGGCTCCTCTCTAAGGTCATCAATGTTTATCTTCTCCCTCCACCTCCACAGGTCTTGGATATCGTTCAAAATTAATTTCTCCATAACTATGACGGATATTAGATGTTAGTAATTCAATAGCTAAGCTGATCATAGCTCCCGCTTCAGTAAGTTGATTCATTTGGGCGTACATTCTATGCTCTGCACTACGATAAGCCTCTCTACTACTTATGATGTCTAGTAAATCATCTATAGCGTTTCTAAGAAGATCGGTTGTTCCCCTTTCTCCTAGACCTTTAAAATAAGGTGATTATATACCATTTTACACTAAAATTGTAAAATGATATATATCTATACGGAAATCCGTACCGGGTTCCACCAAAACCCTCTACCTTCTGGTAAGATACTTACATCGAAGGCTTCTTTTGCCGATTTTCTAATGATGTTAAATGCAGCGTTGATATCGGCGTTAATAATATTGCCGGAAGATGTCTTGAACAATCCTCGTTTGATACGTCTTCCGGCATATTCCTCATGCTTACAAATCTTCTCGTTATCCAAAAAACTACATTTTGAGGTATAGGATTCCTCAACGATCTTAACATTGATCCCATCAAGTGTAGCTTTATATGATATCATTGAGATAAACATATTAAAAGGAATAGATACAAAGTTCTGGTTATTTCGTTTTCCGATATTGATCTCTTGTTTCCAACATCTGTTATGACCGATTACGATCGTATTAATGCCATTGGAGACTACGTGATTAATCAATACCCTACTGGCTTTATGCAGATAATCCTTGATCTTGTTATTCCTTTTGTTGGTTAACGATCTTATTTGTCTTGATACTTGTTTATTGCCTTTTAATTTAGATTTTAAATATGCTAGTCTTTTATTATAATACTGGTTGATAGATTTTAGAGGCTTACCGTTGATGATAAAGCAAGAGCCGTTGTCAGAGACACAAGATGCAAGATTATTAAGCCCTAGGTCAATACCAAGGTAATTACCGTTATCAGACATAAGATCTTTCTCTTTCTTATTATACACAATCTCAAGCATAATATATCCATTCTTAGGGACGAACCTGAGTTGTTGAATATTTCGTTTGTTAGTTCTTGTAGTGAAGGAAAATTGTTTAGGTAACTTAATAATACCTTGCTTTATCCATTTCTGAGAAAAGGCTGTTGTTGGAAAAACAGCCATAAACATCCCGTCTTTATCAAGATACTTAGGTATTCTTACTTTCTCAGAATATTCACCTCTGTTTTTCTTGTTAAGAAGATTGAAGAAGGACTTGAAATTCTGATCAACCATCATAAGCACCTGTTGGGCTACTGGTGCTGGTAACGCCCTATAGTCTGGATCATTTTCTGTTCTTAACTTCTTTTCAAGAGAGTAGTAGTTGAGGTATTTGTATTTAACGGTATTATCATCCTTATATTGAAAGTAATGTTGTCTAACAACATACAATCCTTTGTTGTATAAGTTTTTACACTTATGCAACAGATCTTGAAGCTCATTGTAATATATTGAGCTTCGCTTGATTATATGTTGTTCGACCAATCTCATGACACAAATATATAAATTTTTATTTATATATAAAAATAATTCGGTATATTTGTGGTATAAAATTGTATATAATCACCTTAGCTTATAACATTCGAATGTAGAACCCTCTATCTCATATGGGAGTAAATTCAGTAACGTCCCTACATCCCAAACAGGGTTGAAGACGTCCGGTGTAACGGCCTCGATAAGTCCTATGCGGCCAGCTTCGTCCTCCATAGAATGCAGTCGATCTAGGCATCGGTCCCTAAACCCGCTGGCGGTGGAGATAGGGAGGCCGGCCTCGACCAGCACCCTCCCCTGTTCTTTTGTGGTGAATATCCTTTCTTTCATCTAATCCTTGATTTTTTTCTCTACAGTAACAATCGTATCATTATGCCATCCCCCATGAGCCACAAGAAGAATCTCCTGCTGCTCGAAGCCAAGCCCGGCCCCTATACCGCCGGAGTTCCACGCGCAGGTAATGACCACCCCTCCTTTCTTGGTGATCCTAGCTATCTCCTTCTTCTGCATAGCCCAATAACTAGATTGCGTTGTTTGCATATTAACAGCACCTCCAAGCTTTTTATATGACTCGGATACCTGTCTCGTGGAATATGGTGGATCATATAGTACCATATCAGCTATATTATCCTTAAGACCACGCAGGAAGTCCGTGGCGTCCTTATGATACATAGCCTTAGTCTCAGGGTCAAGATCGTTGGTGATCGTCCCTATATCGCTGTTTCTGGCGAATGGATCCACTATAACCATCCCCTCTTCTCGATATTTATCTATAAGTTCCCTTATCGGTTTTATGCTGAATGTCTCGCTGTTCGGCATTGACCATTTCTTGTTTATAATCATCTCTTAACTCTGTTTTAAATTTAAGCTTCATAGTACTTCTAGGTACAGGATCGCATATGTCATCCCACCAATTCTTGTGCCCTTTCGGTGGATGTATATCCTTTTTCCATAAAGATCCCTTAACTGTCTTGATTCTTCCGTATGGTCTCATTTTGCTCGTGTTTACCTTCACATGTCACATTATATCCGTTTCTAATGACCCGAACATAAGCTCATCAGTAATTTTGCGAAATTCCTTTACAATATCATTTATCTGCTTACGTTCGATGCTTCTTAGCAAATGGGCTATCACATCCACTGTCCATCCGTTACCCGCTAAAGACATGGCCGTATTTGGGGCTATCCCGTCAAGGTAATCATCCGGCAATGTCTGTAGCCTACACATCTCCACCGGGGTCAGGTATCTGAATTTGTCTTTCATGTCAAAGGCGTTAGGATATCTTCCGGGAGGTAGTGATGAGATCACGTTATCTTTCATGACTGTTGTCAGGCAATTACTTTTCTTGATGGGAGTGGTATTCTTATCCTTTCTTATCTCCAGACATTGCGTTATTTTTATGTCCTTGTCACAATCCTTTCGATACCCGTCCTCTCCTATCCTTCTACCGACAATGGTCCCTATATATCTCCCTCTTATGGCTCCCGGATTCCAACCCTTGTCATGCTCTAGAATATCATCCAATGATATATGCTTGTCTTTCGGCATTTCTACCGGCCAATTGCACCAATAAAGGCGATGCCGGGTCTGTGCCGAGACCAAGGCACTATCGATCTCCACCGGCTCCACGCCAAGCTCCTCGGTAATCACCCAGCGGTGCTCATCCCGCATCCGGACGTTCTCACCCAAGAGCAGGACCTTACCTTTGGTCTCCTTCCTTAAATGCTTTACGATGTCCGAGAAGCAAAAGAAAAGCCTTCCACGAGCGTCCATGAATCCTTTACCCTTACCTGAGCTAGAGAAGCTCTGGCAACAGAACCCTCCCATGACCAGATCTATGTCTTTCCATGGAATATTCCACGTTCTCCAGTTATTGACATCTCCTAACCGGATAATATTAGGAAAATGTTTTTGACTTACCTTTATACATGTCTTGTCTATCTCCGAGGCGTAGTAAGTCTCTATAGGTATACCGGCTCTTTGTAATGCTAGATATCCACATGATATCCCATCAAATAATGATAATACTTTCATATTGTTCATTTATTCTCAGACCTAAAAATATCCTTTGCGATCATATCAAGGGATATTTTATGTATCTTAGGTAAGACCTTAACCAATTTTATACCAAAATTTTCTCCCCTCTTAACAAAAGTCCATTTCCCGTATATGATCCCATGCATCATATTTTGTATTATCTCCTTGCTATCTGTCAAGAACACTTGATAATAGATGCTGTTGACATAATTGAAATCCTTTCCATGATCATTTGCCGGTCTTAATATCATTACAGCCGAAGAGCATCCACGAACGAATCCGTGTGTCTCAAGACATTCATCAAACTCATAATTATCGCGTTCCTCATCATGAACATCCTTAACCCATTTACATGGTCTCCCGTCTTTAAACGGGATCTTTAACTGTTTCTTTGCCATCTTTTAAATTATATTATAATGTTACGATTCTAGTGTAAAATGGTGTTAATCACCTAATGTTATTACCTGCTCATAGGTGAGCGTACCTTTGTAACCTCCAGCTTTTAGTTCCTCGATAAGTTCTCTAGGTTTGAATTTGGCTAGATCTGGATTGGTAAACACTTTCGTTAATTTACCCCCCCTCCCTTTGCATTGGCTTTTTTGGACGATTTGTAGGCATTTACACAATCCTTACAGTAGTATCCAAACCCATCCTTTTGTGATTTGTTCTTATAAAATTTATCCACTGGTAATTCTTTACCACATTTCTTGCATATTTTAGTCTCCATGTCTTATTTGTTAAAAGAGTAATATAGATATAAATACATAAATTGAATAGGGCTATTCACCATGCCCTTATCAGTAGGATCATCGTATTTGTCAAGCCAAAGACGAAGCGCCTCCCAATCGATATCCTTACGGTCACATACCATGCAGGCTAGGTTAGCCCCGAACAGTTCCCCGTCGCCGCCCAGCGACTTGTTAAACCTCTTGGCTAGTCTTTCCTTGAATCCCTTATCATACCATATCCCGGAAGTAGCGGCATAACAATAATAAGCGTTGTATTTCATTTTCACGCCCATCTTCTCAAACAATGGTGTATGCCATATCCGATCTAAAAAGAATACTATTCCACGATATATGAAGGTTCGGAGATTCTTCCTGTATTCTTTCCCCAAGAAATTATCCACACAAGATATAGTCCCGCCTGAATAATACCAATTATTGGCGCCTCTCTTAACCTTATCCGTCATCTTGAATTTATTCTTTCTGTCTTCCACCCTATCCCAAGGTTTCAGCTTATCCTCATTAAATGTCGGGCAATAATGATAGTAATGATTAATCCACGAGAGGTAGGGGTTGTATATCGTGTATCCATTATCGCTGACATATGAGTTCATATCATACCCAAGCTCCTTGGCTAGAATAGATCCCTCATCAGCTAATACCTTCAATATCGGGTTCAAGTTCCATATCTGATCTTGACTGACGAACATCGAGTAACATGGATCCTCATCCTCCCCATACCATCCTCCCATCCCGCTCACTATTTTATCCAAATCAAGTGAATAATCTTTCCCGGGTAAAAAATCATCTCTAAGAAAAAAACCTCTATATGGGATCATATCATGTATGCCGGGTTGGTCGTCAAATATGAACTTAGCATTCTCGGTCAATCTAATCAATGTTTGCAAGACAGAGGATATATCTATGGGTGCATATTCACACCCATAGACCTTATTATTTATCCAAAGATATTGAAGAAGCTCGGCTATATTAATAGTCCCGTCCTCCACATATCCTGTCTTGTTATCGAAGTTTATTTTGGCTAGAGGTATATTACTTCCTTGTGGTTGATCACTTTTTTCATTACAACAATGCACGAACCTGTCAAAGAATATATCTTTCCAACCAAAATATTTATCCCTTATCGTCATAAGCCTATTTCTTGTTGTGTAACGACATGACGTTAATAAGATCAGCTTTTCTGGCCATCCCCTCAAGTTTATTAAAGCCATCCATGTTATCTCCGCTGACGATGATAGTAGGATATACCTCTGTACCGTACTTGGATATTTCCTCCTCCGTGGCTTTGTTCTCCGGGATCTGGTTTAATGTGACCTCACCCTCATACTCCTGTAATGTGTTGGCGATAATATACCGCATATAGTCGCTGTACTCAGCGTCTTTCTTCGTGAAAAAATCAATTCTTACCATCTCAAATAGTTGTTAATCTGTTAATAATCAAATCAGCGGTAAATATAGCATTATCTACCTCATCTATACTCATCTTTCTCCCATCGAAATCGTTAGATAATAAATCCTTAACAATCTGATATCTACGCTGCTCCCAATTTACGTTTACATCAAAATTCAGATTCTTTACATAATCATAATTTAATTCATTATAACTGTAACTGAGATACTTAACTATCGGGAATAGGCTATCATCAATAGTGCGCTTGATTACATTAACGTATTTACCCGTTCTTTTGTCGATAGCTCTTAATCCCTCATCTACTACTCTTTTTACTCTTTTTCCTGACTCTTCCATTCTATAAGCCCTTTGTTATGTTTATCGTAATATAATAACGCTATGGCGTTCCAGCATGCGGCGGATAGATGCATGAATCCCTCCTTATCATATCTCTCCCCTTTCGTATAAGCGACCAAGTGTCTCATGAGTGCACCTAGATAACGATTGAACCCATCAGGTATATCCTGCCATGAGTTATCAGCGTACTTCTTGGCACCTTCCGTATATACCCTCACGATGTCCTCTATCTCAGCCAAAGGAAGGAGATCCCACCGGAGTTTACCGTCGGCACGGTCGTCCTTCCCGCTACCGTCTTTCCCTACGGCAGTCTTACGTGCCTTGGCTACCTCCTCTTGGTGGGCTTTAATGATGGATGCACTATTAATATTATTGAAACGGGAAAGATCGTAAGCGTTTACATTGTCTACCTTTTCCTCATCAATAAGTTTTAACTTAATAGCCCTACCTAATGATACGACCATCTCCTCATCAACCCAAATAATCTCATCTACTTCATCCGACCATAGTCTGATTCTCATTCTTCCACTTTTATCAGCGGTCTCAACTACCTCAAACACATCGCCATCATAGACCACCTTTTGATACTTATAAAATTCCTCCTTCATTTTAAACTCCTTTTTGTTTTATTATTATTACTGGATCATCATTAAATGGGGATAATATCCCAATATGCAACAATATATTGCGCTCATCGCCCTCATTTTTATCGGCTTCAATAGCATTGATATTTGATTTGTTACTAGATATAATGTTACTATCTATATTAGGATCATTTTTGATTATAGCCCATCCTTTTATAACAGGTTCATGCCTCATTAATTTAGCGACATCTTCTTCTACCAACCAATATTCCTCAAAAACAGTATCCGGATATTTGGCTTTTATCTCCTCGTAAGTATTATACCATGTCATATTTTCGTAATTTAGATTAATAAAATTCACTAAGATCCCTGCATTCTGGCGTCTCACCTGTCATAGAGTAAAGCTCACCAGATGATAGATGCACGCAATGAACGGTCTTCCCGTCTATATACTCACTTCGCTTCGTGATCCCACAAATAGCGCAGCGTTGGATCCCCGGACCCGCCTTTATCCACGAGTGCCGTACGCTCCTCTTCCTTGTCCTGTTGGTGTCATTAAGCTTTCTCATGATCAATCCTCCAAGACCGTTACAATCTTATCTTTACCGATAACAACCTCATTCCCGCTTCTTACATCAAAGCATCTCTCACCCTCTGCCTCCTTGAAATAAAGAGAGCCATTGTACTCGAACAGACCGAATCCATAATCATCTAGCTTCATCTCTTTAAGTTTCTTGAATTTGTATACGCTTTTCATATTCTCCATATTATATTGCATTACTGGAAATATCATTATGATACTTATGCCTATTACAAGCAATCCTGTGTAAAACTTTTGTGAATCATATTTTTCCCATCCCTCCATCATCATGGCAAAGGAGATTACTATTATTATAATAATAGATATCAACCCTACCATATCATATCCTCCTTTCTTTCAAAAATCCCATCATATCCTCCACGCTAAGCTGGAAGCCGGCAGCCGCCTTATGACCGCCGCCACCGGGGTTGGCCTTGCGTGCCAGCGCCGAGACATCCACCTCCTCCTTGGTGGTATAGAACGAGCATCTGAAGAATCTGCCGTTCCAGCAAAATGGCATCATCAAATCATGTTTTCTAGGATCGTACATAGACTCGAATGTGGTGGAGTTAAACTCCGTAGTATTCATACATATCGCCTTGTATCCAAATATATCCGCCTCGAATGAGAACATCTTCATTTCTCCTCTGTTTTTCTCGATGATATATTCTATTATGGCCTCGCCATTTCTTATCATATCAGAAACAAACTCGCCATTCGCCTTGTTTAGCACCTCCCTGACCATGTCAACGTCAAGCCCGCAATACCCTCTCATCCCATATTGGAATGAAAGAACGTCACTCCATTCGAGGCGATCATGATCCCATACATCATAAGCGCTCAATAATTTTACCACGTCAGGGGTTTCGATATCATCGAAAAGATATTCCCACGTAAGCTCACAAGCCGCCGTTCCGATACGTCTTTTGCCTTTGACATTATATTCCTTCACAGCTTCTATCGCCGTCTTATGGTGGTCTATCCATGTGACATCTATCCCCTTGTCTTCCCATTCGTCGAATAAGAATATCGTTCTATCGCCAAATGACACGTCAACTACAAACACCTTATCATATTTATTCACGTCAGGTATTTCCTTGCCGTAATTGTAAGGAAGAAGATCAATGTCCCCTTTGAAATACTTTTTTACTATAGCCGCTGACATTACTCCGTCAAGATCAGCCTCATGATATATACACCCAATCATAATAATTTTTTTATTTGTTTCAATTCATATTCTATCACATTGATACGACCCATGATAATATCTTTATCATCGTCATTATCATGATCACCATCTTCCTTCTTAGATAAGATATTATCTATTTGGGCTGACGCTAATACCATCATCATGCAATGATTTGATTTAATTTTTTGTGATATATGTACGCCATTTATAGCGATTTGGACACAAATATCTTTTATCTCATCTATACTCATATTCATAATCTATTGTTTTTAATTAAAAAATCTATGTATTCTTTTATCTCCCTGTTTCGATCATCACTCCAGTCAAAGGTCTCGTTTATGAATTTGAAATACGATACTGGAATCGAATGAAACATCCATCCACAATACTTGCCGAATGTCATCACCGTAGATCCAAGGGGATGATCCGGCCTTCCGGGAACAGGGGCGGCGGTTACGCCCTGCGCCGGCCCCCTCCTACGATCTTTCTTGGCGGCTTTGATATCCAGATCTGTTTTCGTTACCTTATCCCCCATCGGGATATTGGTAATTAGTTTATCGCCGATAAACATCCCCCATCCATATCCTTTGTAGTTCTCTATACTAAGTTTCCTTATATCACCGAACCTTGACGAGTTGTTACAACAATCAACGACCAATGCGCTATCCTTACCGTCCTTTATCCTAACCGCCCTGCCAAGCCACTGATAAAACGAAGAGAACGAAAATGTCGGTCTTCCTACTATCACGCAGTCCAGACCCGGATGATCGAATCCCGTACCGAGGGCGGAATAGTTGAACACTACCTTCGTCTTACCCGACTTGAACCTCTCAACTATAGCCTCCCGCTGCTTCTTTGGCGTGCCTCCGTGAACCACCTCCGCCATGCCGGCACATATCTTGGCGTTCATCCATTCGGCGGCAGTATTGCAGCTCTCAACAGAATCCATAAACACCAGTATAGATCTACATACGTCTTTTAATACCATCAATCGACGCAAAATAAGGTTGTTTAAGCCATTTTTTCTCACCGCCTCACTAATAGACTCAGCCGTATATTCGGAGCCGTTAGAATTGAGTTTAAGGGCATCTCCATTGAAATCCCATGCCTCATACTTAAGAGGCGTCCAAAATCCTTGCCTTATCATCTCCTCTACCTGTATCACGTGAATCAGATTCTTGAAATACACCGGTCTCATACGAGTGATGAAATTAAGTTGGGAATATGATGTCTGTCCTATCGACATGTTTTTAAGTCTACATGGCGTGGCTGTAAACCCTATCACCTTTCTCGGCTTCAGCTCATTCATGAATGTCATGAACTCACTGCCATCCTCAGGACTGTATCCGGCATGAGCCTCATCTATCAATACGTTTCTGATTCCCATCTCCTTAAGCTGACCAACAACTTTCTTGATAGATCCTAACGTGGCATATATCATGTTAGATAGCTCTTTCTTGCCACAGGAAGCGGAGTAGATGGTAGCCGGTATGCCATACGACGTTATCTTGTCGTGGTTCTGTTGCAGCAATTCTTTTGATGGTTGTAAAATCAGCGTCTTATCTCCCATCAATCTAGCCGTTTCTGCTATCAGAAGTGACTTACCGCAACCTACAGGACCTATGATCAATACCGGATCATGTCTATCAGAGTTTATGTAATCGGAGATACTTTTAACACACTCCTCTTGATATGGCCTTAATTTATATGTCATCTCTGTAGTTATCAAAAACGTCTTTCACGTACTCTAGTCTTATCGCACATTCCCGGCCATCGTCCATTTTTACCATCAAAGTCTCTTTGGTCTTGCTTATGGCTATCACCTCTCCTATCCCTATCTGGGTATGAACTATATCACCTATCTTTACATCAAATTTACTCATGGTCCAGCCTTTTATTAAATTCCTCTATCTTGCTCCTGTCTGTCTCTTTGGTCATCTTAGCCTCTTCCTTGAATATGTCATACCCTTCTCGGATATTGTCTCCAACCATATTCTCTATCATCTCCCTTAACTCATCGCTTCTTACGGCGAAAGATATCTGAAACGATTTACTTGTACCTTTCATTAGGTAATCAATCTCCTTCTTGCATTCCGTCATCAACCGATCCAGATTATCGAATTTAACGAACTTAGAGTTGCCATTGGCTTTCCTTACCCCATCCTTGAAATCCTCCAATATCCCGTTAAACACATCTGCCATACACATCATGGAATGTAGCCATACCAGCATATTGAATTTATATTCATTATCAGCGTTGTTCATCAAACTCACCAAAGACTCGCTTTTTGTCAACATGATCTTCGATTCCCGGTCTACGATATCCTTTATCTCCTGCCGGCATTTCATGGCACCAACGAAATCCATTTTAGAATAACATTCATTTGATTTCTCTACCAATTTCCTGATATCCTTTCTAGACATCAGAAGATCCAATACCTGTTTTTCTCTTTCGTTTTTATCCATAATCGTTTATTTATTGGCACAAATATAATTAAAGCCTAGATATTTACCTAGGCTTTTTAATAAAGTTAATCTTTTTTATTCTTTCTTTTTGACTCATCCCAATCCGATGAGTACCTGCATGTCCCTTGTTTGTGAATCGAGAAATCGCACCAAAAACACAAGGGCTTGGGGCGGGGTTCAAGGCAGGCCGGCTGGCGTCCCATGAGGTAGCGCTTCTCGTACTTATACCCCTGTTTGGCGTCGTCCCAAACGTGAGCTTGATAGCTATCTATTTTATTTGTCTCGAAATCATACATGTCAAGGAGAATATCGTTAAGTTCCTTGATCGATCTCTCTACTTTCTCCTTATCTACCTTCACGTTCTGATTGTCCAGCATGCGGGTAAAGAAATAGCTGCACATATCCGGCAATACCTTATATTTTCTGAGTATGTAAAAGGCGTATATCGGATGTTGGAGATTATGAAGCAGCTTATCTTCATCGAATAACTTTCTCCCGGACTTCCAGTCTATCGTATACATGGCTATCCTGTCCTTTGTCTTATACTCTCCACGCCAGTCCACCGATCCTATGATATGTACCTTATCGTACGTAACGCCATCCAAAGTAAGAGGCTTGGGCAGCTTATAGGGCAAGACAAAGTCCTCCTCCACGCCTACCGGTCTCGACCCCCGGATCACCTTCTCCATTGGCGTAAGATCAGACCATGCCTTCTTATAATTGCCAGCAGCATCCTTCTCAAACAACCCCACGATCCATCTTATTAGCCTAGCCGCATGTTGCATAGACTCGATCTGGGATTTTACGCTATCAAAAGGAATCTTCTCTATATCCGCATAGTAATTGAAAGCCTTACTCATATCCTCATAAGAAGGTCTACATCCGTTCTTGAAGAAATACTCCATTGTCTGGTGGATAACCGTACCATATGACGTAGCCTCGTGCTTCTCCGTGGATCTGTGACCCTCCACGTAAGTCTTATACCACTTATACGGACACTGAACAAACGTGTCTATCTGTGAGTAGGATGCGGCAAGCACCTTCTCACCGCCTATCGTCTTGCATAGCAAGTTATTCTCCGGAACGATCATAAAGCCTCTCCGTATTTATGTCACGCCCATATAAATCCATCGAAATATTCTGTAGGTTATGCAAATACCTTATCTGGATAAGCTCGCTCAGGTCATCTTCCATATCCCTAAGTCCGAGATAATACTCGTCGCCAAAAACCTCCATGGTCATCCCGTGTCCACGATATACGTCCCTATTCTTGTCACTCTTGAAACCGATAGCGTCAAGAAGGTTATCGTCTATCTCAATAGGCATGACATCATCTTCCCCTGAATACCATTTCATTATCCCATCATCAACCTCACGTTCAAGGATTAATGATCCACTTTCATTACGCATACCGGTAACGCACCCTACTCTCCATATATCACCAGCTTTGTCTTTTACAAGATTGCCCGGTCTTAACTCCTTAACTGAAATCATATTCTTCCTCCTCATGATCGTCATCACAATCATCGACAAGAGGGGTCTCTAACCCCTCTTCCCAATCATCATATCCGAAATCCATTACTTACCCTTAACCCAATCATACAACATATCCACAAAAATCCCTACAGTTAGTTCATCGACAGATTTATCGCCAAAGACATCATCCGGAATCCTTATATCCATCTTCTCTTCAATCCCCATCACCACCTCTACGAAATCCAAGGGATCCATACCCATGTCAGTTTCCAGATCATCCTCGTTATTGATCTCGGCGGCATGATTAAGACCCGTAAACTCACCCATTTTCTCGAATATCGTTTCCTTGACTACTTTTTCAACTTCTTTTCTTTCCATACTAAATCGACATTTTTAATCTTCTACCTAATTCTTTTTTTATATCCGATATCCTTTCGATGTCCATCTTAACATCGCCTGTGATAGCGTATTCCTTATCCATTTTCTTGGGAGGATCCGGGAGCCGGCTTATGGCGAACAACCATGCCAGTTCCTTGTTCTTGTTCTCCCTAAGATACAAGTCAGACGTCATGCCATACATTTTTATGATCGTATCGAATAACGTTGATTCCGATAAACTCATATGCACACTATATACATTTGATGGTTTCCATATCAAGTTATCCAATCTCATCGTATACTCACGTTTAAGATCTATGTGGGATATTACGGCTCTTACTATAGGTCCCTCCTTGAAGTTGGTATTAGCTACGAACCATACGAGCCGTTTCTCTACCTCCTTGATAGCTCCTGTATCCTTACCCATATCGTTATACACATCAACGATACGGTCCCGGATCCCCTCGACCTCCGGTGTCAGGCCGGGTGTCTCTATCAGCATCAGCAGCGACCCTCCCCTTGGCGTTATCTTCCACTTCCCATTCTTCTGAAGCTCGATATAACCAGATGCTTTATAACTATCTATTTTCTCCTTTGGAATGACGCTAGCCATCTCCTCTTTCTGCCGGATCATCAAGAGATACCCGACATCAGACATCGTTAATCCTGATGTCATCATCTGTTCAAAATTAATATACATAGGTTATTATATACTACTTTACACCAGATATGTTGTAAAACATACGTATGTTATTTAATTTCATATTCTTCTTTTCTAATTTTGTCTCACTCAATCGAATCATATAGTCCCTTGTTTCGGACAAGACGATTGAGCAAAAGAGGTCTTTGATATAAGGTTTTACCCTAAAACATTCGTTGGGTAAGTAAAATCAAAAACGTTTAGTTCAGTAAAAGAATCCGGCGATCTCACTCTTGTGCAACCGGTAGAGGGTATTGGTGATACCCAGTATAATGTTTCGTACAAATGTATATCATTTCTCATTTTTTTTTGTGTAAAATGGTATATAATCACCTATACATAAGCTAATGAGTTAAAATATTGACCTGATCTTTCTGGCTACCCTCTCGACTATATCGGGATGATCATTTCCGTTATATATATCTATTAGCGTCTCTATTATATGTAACCTTATGTTTTTCTTTGATGAATGAAATCAAAAATCTCCATTTTTTCTGTTTACAGGTTTGAACATCTTCAGTTCTGGTATAAGATAACACGCCACACATGATCTTTCAGCAAGTGATAATTCAATCGCTGTTCTTTCTATTGCTATGCATATAAATGCATAATTATCATTCTTTATTAAATTGTAAGCCTTTGTCAACACCCTAAGGGCGTCTGCTTTCGATAATCTCTTTCCCTTTTTCATATTGTTTTACCGTATAAGATTCATTAGCCATACCAACTCTACCAACTGATATAGATTGATTTATAGATTGGTTAAGATGCCCTACAACCGACATCTTAGCCCTAACCGTATTGGCGCATCTTAGAAGGATTCGATAATCCTCTAACGCCCTCTCGTATCTTACGTCCACCCTAGCCCTTTTATCAGCATCAGTCATGCTCTTACATGTTCCGTCCTCCCTCAGGCTTATAGCGATCTTGTCCCGTATGATTCTGATATCATCCTCGGCTATCACCAGTTCGGCGTCAAGAACCCCCTTGTATGAGCTAAGAAGATCCTCCACCGCCACAACTTCCCTTTTTAGGTTCTCCAATTCCAATATCATTGAGTTGTCATTTATCCTTTTATACTCCTGTACTTTATTGGATACCTCATCACAGATACTCATGATCTCCTTTTCCCGTTCCCGATTTATGATATATCTGATGCTGTATTTAGCCATTTCCTTTAACGAGGATATAATTTCCTTTATCCCCATCTTATCCTCAACCGACAATACGGTCTTTAAGAACATTTCCAGCACCTTTATCACTACAAGCAAGTAATTATGTCTCAATCTCATGTCAATAAGGTGTTTCGTCATGTACTACATTGAAATCATCACTGGGCGGTATATATTGTTGCTCCAATGGAACACCGGGAGGTGGGGGCGGAAGCGTCACTACGGTCGTGTCCGGCTTGCCGCTACCCACGGGGGCATCCGAGCCTCCCGGTCTTTCTTGGCGCACCACCCCTCCATCAGGATAATATCGCTCATATCCTTTCATGATATCTACATGTATAGCGTCAATCTCCTCCAATGATCTTTGACGGACCTTTACGATATGATGGAACAATAATCCATCCACACGGAAGGATCGTCTTGACTCGCTCTTGAAACGTTCCAGATTAGGATACCATCCTTGCGGAAATTGCATGTATGAGGAGTACCCGTATCTCCTTGGGATATTCAACACTACCATAGCCGTACACAGCTGCCCCAATGAGTCAGACTGATAGAAATCAGACTGCCTTGGCATATGATCCTTCGGATCACGTCTGCCCTCTATCTCTCGATTAAGTTGCGATACGATAAGGAAGAAGATGTTTGGGAACGTTCTTTTGGCTATATTACACATATTCATCAAACTATCTATATTCCTCTTGGCATCACCCGAACCTTGTATAAGAGCTGTATGGTCTATGGATACAAATACAATTTTCTTATCCTTATTCGCCGGCATATATACATTCCATAGAAAATCTTTAAGCTCATCAACTGTTATAGGTATGGGTATATACGTTATTCTGTTTGAATTTTCTTGTTTAAGACATTTTTGCATTTCTAGCATCTCCTCTTCATTCATTTTACGAAGGAGGATATCTTCTATGTCTTTGTTCATTTTTTTTGATAGTGAACGTAATACCAAGTCTTCCGGATTCATCTCGAACTCACATCTTAACCATACATAATCATCTGCTTGTGGATTGATGTTGACATTCATCACATTGTTCATGATCTTTTGCGCCAAATAGGATTTTCCAACCCCTGGTCTAGCTCCTATGGCTATCGCATGTTGAGGGTAAAATCCCCCCAGCAAAGCTTTGTCTAGATAAGGGTATCCAGTACGAGCCGGGAGAAGTTCTCCCGACTGGTATTTCATTATCCTCTCATAGGCGTCCATGATAATTTCCTTGGACGTCTTCCATATCCTATTATCGTTCATCCTCGTGCGTTTCTATCGCCAGCCGTATCGGATTTAGATCCTCTGTTAGCTGATCTTGATTTATATCTTAACCCCTTAGCCGTATGGCATAGATCCTTCCCCTTCCGATAAGCCTTACCCTTTAGCTTATCGGTCTTGTAGTTCTTGCGACCCAACTCCCGTCTCTTGGCTTTCTGCTCAGGTCTGGCGTTGATCTTCTTATCCGTCTCAGCCTTCTTCTTTCTGGCTTCCGGATGTGTCCTATAATATTCAGTCGATCTCCCCATCCTCTTCGTCCTCCTCATCATCAAAATCTATATTCTCTTGTATATCCAAATCCTCTTCCTTTAAAAAAGATGGATATTCCAATCCCAGACGCTTAATCATATACGAATATGGATCAGACGCAAATTCATCTGGTATCTCCCATGTGCAAGGGAATGTACCTATTACCTTTTTAAGTTTATCGGCTAATTCGCTACTCATCCCCATATTAACCATTTTATTATAAACTGTAGCTTCTACGCTACTCACATTGCCTCCAATATAAAAACCTGTTGGTTTGTGAACAAAATAAATTTTCTTCATTTTACATGTATTATTTATTTTATTAAAGGTATCCAATTTGATTCGATACTCAAATGTTCCATTATCATTAGCTCTAATGCTCATATTTATCCTTCTTGCGATCTCCATAACTCATATCCATATCACACACCACCGTATCGGTCGTGTCGTTTACCACATGGAACAGGAACTCCGGACACCCGTGGCAGGCGTTGCTCCCGATCGCCACCGCTCCGTGCCTAGGGCAAGCTTTCTTTACCATGGTTCTATCATATATCCGTATATGATTATCACCATATTTTTCAATATATCTCATGGTATTAAGTAATGATGGCAAAGACATCTTATATGGGGATACATGTTCTATTGGTATATCCAATTCACCAGATAGGCTTTTGTAAATATCCTGTACATCCCGTTTTGTTCTATACGCAAATATATTAATCTCAGTCATTACCATATCCATACTCCTAAGAAGATCCGGCTTAGCCAGCCTCCCCATCGGTTTCCCGAAAGGATCGGATCTCATCCAAGCCCCACACTTCTCGCACCCAACTTGCTTCCCCTCCACCGTATTTATTATAGTGGATGGGATCTTGCAATACGGGCATACAGATCCGTTTAACATAGCTTTCTGGGCTAAAGACAGCTCTTTCATACCTTTTCTTCTATCTCAACATTAAATAGATTGCAGAATCTATCAAAATTTCTGTTCTCTATTCTCATATCCTCCTCATACCTGTCAACTGATTTGATGAAATCATTATAACAGTCCTCGCACATCCATTGATTGATCACCGCTACATAATAGCCCACGGACGTAGGCCTGTTACACATATCGCAAATACCTAAGCACCCATATCTGGTGAGCTTATCCATCATCTCCTGCCTTGTTATTTCAAGCACCTTGAATTTCTTGTAATTGTTAACTACCTTTGCCATTGTAAATTTGTTTAATGATAAAATAATCCGCTATATCCATTCCCTCATTTATATTGGGTTTTGATTCGAGAAAATCGCTTATCTCTATATTCATTCCCTTCATATCCCTATCCACTTTCTTCTTCCACTCGTTAAACGCCGATCCTTTGTCAGGATATAGGACTATTCTCCTACGTCCCAATGCCTCTATCATCTCCCTTTTCAACATATGGATACCGCCACAGGCCATAAACAACCTACTAGGGTACACAATATTGCAGATAACAGCCGTCTTCTCTGACTCTACTATATACACCGGAGCGTCATTGGGATAGAAGTTGATAAGAAACTCCCCGAACAGGCATTGCCTAAGCAGGTAATCCTGACCGTCCAGTATATGCACCCAACATACGTGATCCATGGGAACCTTTACCCTCTTCCCGTCAGGCCCGTAGTCCATTATCTTTCCGGTCCGCACTACCCAATTCTTATCCAGTTGCCAGAACACACAGCACTTACCCCAGTCCCCGAATCTCATCATCCCCACCTTATACAAGCTAAATGCCCTATTGGTATGATATGGTCCGAAGATATTGGATAGATAATCCTGAAGATCGGATGTCTCGAAAGGATTAAGCGTCTCAAACATCTTGCTTACCGGAATGCAGTTGGCTATATCCGGATCCATAGGAGGTCTGTACCTCCTTAATACTTTGTTTGAATCGGTAAAAAGATCATTGTTCCCAAGTTCGCTCCCTGTTGGATATTTAAAGTAACCACATTTATTTTTACGATCACACACCCCAAACTGCTCTCCAACGATCTGACCGGTGGTTACGTCCACGTACGGCGTAAAACACTTATCCTTGCCGCATTGCGGACACGTCAGCTTCCTCCTTGGTTTGCTATGATCCAGCTCATACCGATGAACGCTCTTATTGAACTCCCTAAATTCCATCATCCTCTCCTCTCATTCATGACTCTATATATATAGTCCCTCAGTGGTTCTTTTCTTATCAACTTATTAACGCCAAACTCGCCTTCTATGTCCAAGGATCCGACTCTTGATGTAACCGTATAATTAGTTTTCTCGAACTTATACTTTCCTTGAAGATATACTACGGTAGCCATATTCAATATAGGGTTGTCAGTCTGTCTCTTCAACTTATATTGGCTGGTCTTTGCGGTAGGATCACCCGGAGCGAAGTTATATATCTCCTCTATCTCCAATATCTTTCCGTAGTTCTCCAGTATCATTCTTCTATATAGCTCAAGCTGGAAAGCGTACTCGTCATAGAAATTGCCTTTCCTGTTTGATTTGAAGTCCAATATAGCGAATATCCTCCTGCATCTTTTTATCTTCTTTTTCTCCGTCTTAGGCTGACCTTTCTTGGCTCCCGTCTTATAGAACTCTCCTGTCTCGACCTCTATCTCCACTGTCTCCGGCTCGCTGTCCATCTCCACCACGGCGTCCACCGAAGAAGCTACCTTTAACCTGCTTGACCTCAACATCTTTTCGATAAGTACAGGTTTAACATGTCTTTCCTTGCAGAATATAGCGAATGATATCAGATCATCTATCAACTCATCAATGTTATCCACCAATATCCGCTCCATCCTATACTTGTCTATTCTTAGCTTGGCTTCCTTGACCACCTTCCTGATCCATGTCGGGATCAGCTTTATGTTAACCCCGGTCAGATACAACCCAAATAGATAATGCATGATAGTGCCTAAGTCAGCCCTATAGTTAGCGTACTCATCTGGATCCTCACCTTTGAGCCTCATCTCATTCTTCCACTTTTCCAAAGCGCCAGACGTATCACAATACCCATTAGCTATATTATTGGTAGCCCCGTCATATATTATGGGGTATCCATCAGCCCCCATCTCATAATAAACACGCTTGCCAGCTACGGTCATTCTATATAATATTGGTGTTGGGATATCCTTGATCCATTCAGCGGCATAATACTGCTGTTCGGTCTCCAGATCATACTCAACTTCCATTTCCTCTTTAGGCTCTTTTTTAGGCTCTTCAGCAGGCTTTTCATCCTCTACCATATCTTTCTTTGGGATAGTTGATAAAACGTCTAATATGCCAAAGAAAGCGGTAAATTTAGGATCTGTGTGATATGATCTTAATATTGGTAATGATGATCGCCACGCAGAAAGCATATTCATAATTAAACCGGACCTATCCTCTAGATCTATCCTACTATCACTTACCATCGTTATATTTATATGATGCCTGTTTTCTAAACGGGAAATCATATCCTCTATCGATTCTTGGTCACTTATGACTTCCATGACCGAACCTTTTCTATATATCGTATCACTTATAGCCTCGTATCCAAGAACTAGAAGTAATTTTTGTTTTCTTCTATCCATGATAATAATCTGGTTTTTAATTTACCATCCTCCTCGACTCTAGGTGCGAGATCCCTCATCCTTCTGGCTGCCAACAGCCATACGTTACCAAACTCATCCAAGAGCCGGCTAAAATCCATCGTATCTAATAGATAATCGAATCTTGTATGCTCATCAGCCGTCAAGTAGATAATGTTATCATTATCCTCGGCGACCGATTTATATTTCCGTTTAGGGTATAAGTGGCATATGTTGCTTACCCCAGGACATGGTATATATGCGCCGGTAGCAGATCTTCTTATCATACTTAACTTAGCTACGTGGGCGCCAAAGAACACGGCTAGGCTCCTACCCCGGGGCTTGGCCTTCGCCCGTATCGCCGTCCTCCCCTTTGGCGGTAGTTCCTTGGCTCTGCATGCTGGACATAACCCCTTGCTCCTTATGGCTACCATCCTCCCGCATCTCTCACACGGCAACATCCTACCCTTCATAAAACAGGTTCAAGGAAACCCGCAAGTCTTTATCTCGTGGGAGGGATTGAACCACCATCCCTTCTTTGATTAATAAATTTATTTCAAATATTTGACAATTAGATATTTTTAGTATATTTGCTGTATGAAATTGACATTGCAAATAAAGCTGCTTCCAACATGCAAGCAAGTCGAAATGTTGAAAGATACATTTAGTGTTTTCAATAAGGCTTGCAACGCTATTTCTCAAATAGCGTGGGAGCGACGTGTATTTAAGCAATTTGGTCTGCATAAGGAGGTTTACTATCCAATAAAGGAAACGTATCGCCTTTCCTCTCAGCTTGTCGTACGCGCTATCAGCAAGGTCGCAGATGCGTATAAGCTTGATAGAAAGAAACAAAGATGTTTCCGTGAATTTGGGGCTATTACATACGATAGTCGTGTTCTCTCCTACAATATTCCAAAATCCATATGCTCCATCTCGCTTATTGGAGGGCGTGAGAAAATAGCATATACCTGCTATCGTCCTCATCTTATGCAATTCGCAAAAGGAGAAGCCGACCTCGTCCTTATCAAGGGTAAATTCTATCTCTATCAAACGATAGAGATCCCAGATGAGGAAGAAGAGGATGCAGAGGATTTTATTGGTGTTGATATGGGAATCACAGATATTGTTTCTATCTCTGATGGAACCAGTATTTCTTCCAATGAGGTCAAAAATATACGAGACAAATATAATAAGGTAAGAGCTTCTATTCAGTCCAAAGGCACCCGCAACTGCCATAAGTTGCTGAAACGGTTGAGAGGACGTGAGAAAAGATTCGCTACCATCGTGAATCACAGTATTAGCAAATGGCTTGTTGCGAAGGCCAAGAAAGAAAACAAGGGTATCGCTATCGAGGATCTTAAAAATATCCGATTCGGCATGAACTCCAAAAGACGAAACAAAACATTTCGAAGAAGAAGTAACTCGTGGAGTTTTTATCAGCTTCGTTCCTTTCTTGAATATAAATGCAAGATGAATGGAGTTAAGATCATTGCCGTCCCTCCGGCTTATACCTCGCAAACATGCCATGAATGCAAACATATAGGTATTCGCAATGGGAAGCAATTCCATTGTAAATATTGTGGCAATATTGCGGATGCGGACATTAACGCTGCTAGAAATATTGCTACATGGGGGTATGTAAACACCCATGAAAGATGGGAATTGTTGTCGTGTTCTATACATGATGATATTTCTACGTCTAAAGCCCATAAATCTTTAGTTTACGGGTAGTTTACGCCTTTTTCTTTTTATAACTTTTGTTGAACTCCATAAGGCTCATAGCCCTATATCTTTTAAGCCTATCTATCTTACTCTCCGCCCAATCCTGATCCTTGAAGTTGATGATCGTATCGAATATCTGAGCCAGTTCCCGGATATTAAAGGTCCTGTTCTGTATTTTCTTATAGAACCCTGACCTGCTATATCCTAGTTTAGACGCCAGATAAGTCTTGTTAGACAATGTGAGGATACGATAAATCGTACCCTCCATCTTACTTATCTCCATCAACTTCTCGGCGACGGACGACATGGTTTCGTAGCTAGCCTTGTTGCTTACTATCCTCATGCTTCTCCGGGTTCCTGATCTTACCGTCAAACTCATAGAAATCCATCAACTTCTTCTCCTCCTTAATACAGGTTACCACGAAGTCTGATATAGTCCCTTTCATGCCCTCCTCGAAGTTCTTCTTGGCATGATCAAGGTCATTGGCCCGAACGATGTAGTTAAACGCCTTGCGTTTCTCATTATCCGATTTCTCGTCTACCGTAATATAATCAGCCGTGACCTTATAGAACCGGTCTCCATCCATGGCAAACAATTCCGCTATCCTGAATCGTTTGATATCAACGCTAAACTCACCGGAGATGAATGGTCTCATTTCCTCTATGATTCTAGCCTCACATTCGGTATAAGAAAAGGCATCTACTAAATACTCTTCCTTTACCTTCTTCTTCATGCCGTTCTCGGCATCGGTCTCGTAAGAAACCGTACATTTAAACCAATTGTGCATTTTAATCTATATTATTATTAAACAAAGGATAATCTTTTATTCCTTCACGAATATATCTCTCCGTATCATCATCCACATCATAAGCCTTCTTGAAAAATATCATAGCCTTGTCCGTGTCGTGATCCACCAACGGAAGATATTTCTTTACGAAAAGAAATTTAAGATGGTTCATGTGATCAATCTCGCGCCTTACATCAATTACTTTTGACCATATCTTGTCACGGATTTCACACATCTTTTTTGTGTTCTCCTTATATTTATCTACTTGATCTTTATATTCCTTCTCGATCTCATCGTTCTTATCCTTGATAGACTTGTAGGTTTCCTCATCTTTCGTGTCAAACATCGGAATATGTTTGATATTGATTATATCCAACTTACCGCATAGTTTATCATTGGATACAACGAAATCATATCTAGTCCTATATAGAACAAATTCACTTAAAAACTTAGCTATCTTAATAGCATCATTCTGATCAAGAACGGCTATACTCAAACCTTCTAAATAGTAGAAGAAATGTGATGGAGAAATAGGCTTATAGTCATATGTCTTCATGACTGGAGGCTCATCTATAAACCTGACACCTTCCTCCGCACAGCTTGTTACGACCAATTTCTCTACCTGTTCGTTAGTAAGATTATATATCTCCTGATCGGTCATCTTATCAATTGTCTTCATCATCCTCATCCTCCGATATCGTTATAGCCTTTGTAAACTTTTGTTTATAGACCTCACTCATAAGGCAGGCGAAAGTCCTATCATTCATACTAGCCATAGTATTGGCCTCTACCATAAGATTCATCTCGATGTTCTTTACCGAGATTTCATAGTTATCATCATCTTCTTTATAGAAAATGACTTTACCACCATACTCGAAACCATCATCCTCGGCCTTAACCATATCGATGATCTTCTCTAACTCCTTTACAAATTCACTCTTTTTCATATGTGTAATTTTTATGTGTCTACAAAAGTAGACATTTTGTTTTTGAATTAAATTAAATAAACATTATTAATAGTTAATACGCTTAGGTGATTATATACCATTTTACACTAAAATCGTAAAATGGTATATAATCACCTTATCCTCCATATATCTTAAGCCCTTTTATATTGTATTTGCTTATATCCATACACAAATTACACCCTCCATGACAACAACACCACGAGCAAAAGGCTAGTCGCTCCTGCTCCGGCCTACCTTGAAACTCCACTGCCGCCCTATACCATGCCGGGGATAATACCCTGACCTTCTCCGGTACGGGCGGTGTCATGAGCACCGATCTCCGTCTTCCTTTGGCATCTTCCCTATTTCTCATTTGGGTTGTCCTTTAACAGCTCAGCTATCTTATCTTCCTTCAACATATTTTGCTTTCTCATGTTATCTACGACAAAGGTAGCGAACGCCATATCATACCTTTTCCTTAACTCATCGACAAAAGATTTTGCTCTTGAGCTTATCATCGTCTCAATGTTGTTGTCTACGATCTTCTTGATCCTACCTCTTATAAGCTCATCTACTGTCAGTTCCTCTTCCATATAATCTATCCTGAATTTGTATTTCTTCTTGCTGGCGTTCTCGACAAGATCGTTCATTGATTCTCTCGCTATATCCTCAATCTTCTCTGATATCGGATTGGATATTTCCCTCATTAACTCATTTTTGAACTTTTCTTTAAGCTCACGTACTACGGCTAACCTGACCGAGCTGGTAAACTCCTCTTTCAACGTCGCTTCGTTGTACATAGCTTCCTCGAATACATCTTCCAAATTTAATTCTACTTGTATTTTCATATCATTATCTTTTAATAAATTATAAATCCTTTATATAATCACCTTATTTATTCATGAAATCAACGACTTTATTCAAATACCCTCTTGTCATCTCAATAAAGTTCACGCAATCCAGCTTGCTCAACTTGTAAATCAAAGCCGGGTTATGAATTACGGCTATAATTTGTGTTTGCGGTTTATGAAATGACAATACCTTGTACAGATCCATGATATTGTCAATATCTAAATTCCTGTCCGGCTCATCCATAAGGATTGTATACTCAAAATCCTTCTCCATTAATACCACATGATTGTCTTTGTAGTATTTTAAAAGATTGTCGATCCTGTTTGCCCAGAACTCATTTGACTTTTTCTTAAATTCCATAAGCTTCTGTATCGGAAACGCATACTCATCTTGGTTAAACACAAAATCAAAAAGCGAGTTCATGGCATGAAGGTTCTTCTCCCCAGAGGATCTAGATGTTCCATTCATATACAAACTTAAATTATTGATATTATCCAATATATCATCCTTTCTCATTTCAGTTTGCTGTAGGAGATAGAAGACTTTCCCAATATAATCCGACTTAATACTGATCCCGTCAAGCACCTTGTCATCATCAAATATATCCGGGAAATACAATGCTTCTGACGGTAATTCAGAACACATCTTTTTCTCGCACAACATGTACTTCGATATCATATTCAGGAGGGTTGATTTCCCGCTCCCGTTCTTGCCTACAATCACATTCACGCCGGGTTTGAATATAAACTCAGAGCCATTTTTTAACGCTTTTATCTTTGAGGTATATTTAAATGGAGTCCTCTTGTTATCGTCTATCCTTATAGAAGTTATCATCTTATATGATTTTGTGTTTAATTATTTAAGCCTTTCATCAATCGCCAAATCAAATATCTTATCAAGACATTTCCTCATCTCCGCCGCTCCGATGATCGCCTTTCGATTCCCGAACGAGAGCCACGAAGTAATGAACCCACTGACCTCCGCGTCCCGCCCGGAATACCGCCTTGGGAACTGGACGGGATCGCTGGCAATAAAGTCGGCTGTTTCGTATTTGTCCGCCATGCATTTCGGCATGTCTACAAATTTGTCATTCATTGTTTATCCCTTCATTTGTTCGCATGCCAATCTTTCAAGTTCCGGTGTAACGTTGGTATTCATTATGCCTTTCAAGCAAGGGCATTGTCGCCAGACTATATCATAAATCTTTGACAATTCAATCAAAGCCTCATTGTTTGATTCAACTGTCATAATCCAATTGTCCGGCGATATCTCTATCTCCCTGCATGGTATTTCTTTCTTTCCTTTTGGCATATATCCGTTCTGATAGTCTTTTACATTACATCTACCAAAATATCTTCCAGTGAGTATTCCGTTTTCGTCCGTCTCAAACAACCCTCCTATCCATCCTATCTTATGGATGTTCTCCGTCCACGTTCGAGTGGCGAATAAAAACTTTTTTACAGGAACTTTTGAAAATGCATCAACATCATGGATACTCCCGTCCGGCTCTTTGAATATCGATGATTTTCTTTTATTCTGGCAACTCCCGTCTAAGTCCATTTTTTCCCATTCGCCATCGTCAAATCTCAAAGGAGAGATTATATCAAAACTGCAAAGTTTCTTGACGAGATTGATTTCAAATGGTGCCGAGAATCCGCTGTTACCATGAGAAGAGAACAGCGCGACAGCTTCTATTACCTGTTCGCGCATCCATTTGTTAGGACCGCCCTCTTCTTTGCTATATCCGGCTAATTCCAATTCTCTTATCGCATGTTTACATAAATTACTGTTTGCGATAATATACCGAAGAGCCTTCTTGTCGATAAGGCTCTTCTTGCTCATTTTCTTTACAATTCTTCTACTCTTTTTCATGTTTAATGTTATTTAATGTTTTAATCACCAATCTCCTCTATCATTCGTATTGTGCCATGACCATCTGTTTCGCGAAATCTTTGTACGCCACTATTTTTCGCAGGTTTGCTCGCATTCGTATTTCCCCGATACCGCCGACCGGAGACAAGGCGCCTGTATTAACACCTCTTCCCATGTTTATTCCTCCTTGTTATATAATTGCTTGTTTTTATATTCCAACATCCTTCCCATCCTCTTTAACCCAATTAACTGTATCGCAATACCAACAATACCCTGTCTTGGAATCCTTTTTATGAGAATGGGATCCACATGTGGCGCACCAATAATTATCATCCATATTGTATGTATAACTTTCATCCTCATGCATTTTGGCTATTCTAGCTACCCTATCCTCCAGCAGATCCTTTAGATAATGGCATTCGTAAGGTCTATCCTCTTCCTTTAATATATAAATATCGATATCCATCATGCTCCCCATCCTGTCCGTACACATACACTCGGCGGCATGGCGCACGTTCCCTTCCGGCATCCCCGGAACTATCTCCCGGATCACCGCCTCCATCTTCTGTTGGTATTCGGTGTCTACTTTGATCACCAAATCCTCTAATTTATCTATTAAACTCATGATCTTTTTATCTCTTTATATATAACGTCTATATCATCTTTCCTATCTACATCAATACAATGGGTATCCTTACAGTAATAATTCTTACTATTATTAAATACGCATCCTTCACAACTAGCATCACTGGATTCAACCACCTCCAGTTCTACTTCTTTCGAACCAATATTATATTTAAATATAGAGCCTATCTTATGATACCCTATATTCTTCAAAGTTATACTATTATTTATCATATCCTCATGTCCGAATACGCTGTTAATAAAATCAAGCATCTCATCATTGAATGATCCGCTTTCTTCTTGCAGCTCCCTACATTCATCCTCGGTCAATCCACAAGAAGATACCAGTTCCTCCGCAGCTTGCGTCCATCGCCCGTCGTGGGCTAGCTCCTGAACCGACAGCCATACCCCTTGGTTCATGCCCTTCATTCTTGCCTTATCTAAAATATCCTTATTCTCCATATCCTCAATCATTTAAATTCTTGTTTATTATAACAATCTCTATATCGTTTAACGTCTTATCTTTTAATACTTTCTCTACCATTCTTGGAATGACATTAAAATCTTTATTGCTAAGCTTATTATCCACCATAATCTCAATCAACTGCTTTATAGTAAGCCCAAGCTCATTATGGATATAATTCTTTATCGCTTTATATTCTTTACTTGTTTTTGTACTCATATTTATCCCTCCTATTCAGTCATTCTTTTAACAAAATTTTCCCATAACATATCAACATCATTGTAATGTCTACAACAAGCATTCTGTATTCTTTCTATCAACGGGATGAACCATAACTGAGTTATTCCGTAACGAGTTTGAATTATTCTGCATAGGTTTATTTTTATTATCTCCATGTCATCAATACTAGGAGATGTGTTGTTATCATCACATCTATCTAATATTGTTTGAATTGTAGCCAAATAATGATCCATGTCTTAAATTGTTAATTATATTACCATCTTCCATTTCCCGGCGTAAACAGTATCTCCCCTGTCCTCACCCAATGATTCCAGTTATTTTTAAGTTCATCAATATCATACGCCTCAGCCGACTTACCGTTATCAGATCTTTTTATGACCGACATAATACTTTCCGCTTGCACGCTCCAATGACTATAACAGTCTGTCCCGCACCCGCACGCCGTGGCTCTCCCGTTATCGAACTCCCAGACCAGAGGCCGGAGGCCGCATCTTGGACACGGCAACCATTCCATTGGATTCTCCGGCTTCTTGTAAGCATCAATACACTTATATTCTTCTGCTATCATAGCCAATCCTACGGAATTGATTTGAGTTTTTTGATCTCTCATCTCATTCTTATCCTTAAACATCATTATCCTATTAACAATCCCCTTCGATTCCATGTACGTCGAGAATCCATGTATTCTTAGATATTGGATTGCTGATAGTGATTTTTCTAATATTTCCTTATATTCTATATCTGTTTTAACCGCTTTTCCCATGATATTTTTCCTCCATTTCTTCTAATATGACTTTAGCCAGATATACCACCTCACTTATCTGGTCGTAATAAACATCCACCCCATCAACATTCGGGAAATATTGTGTCAATTGCAACCAGTCATCCCATATTTTTGATTTACTGATATTTATCATACTTGGTAGTATCTCTCCAAGTTCATGACTCATATAAGCCGGTATGAGGTCTCCTTCTTTTCTGTATGAATATCTCATTGTATTTTGTGTAACTGATTCTGTTTGGGATCCCCCTCCTTTCATCTCTTTCACAAAATAAAATTCCGACTCTGAATTTACACCCAACTCATGCAACTTTAATGCAAGCTCATAAGGGCACATAAAATTTTGATATTTCATGTTATTCTATATTTTCGTTTCTGTAATCTCCTGCATAGTCCAACCATACCCTGTAATCATTTCTGTACTTGGTCGCCTTTATTTTCATATTCCGGGATATACTCTTATTCACATTTTCACCAAGTACACTCCTTAGCTCCTTCTGTAAGACCGCCCCGATAAGAGGATAGACGTCCAAATAATTGCCTTCACACTTCTCGAAATCTATTACCTTGTTCCCTATTGCCCGTTCTAATGCCTTGTCTATTGCCTTCACGATGGATTCTTGCACATCTTTATATCGATTGATAAAATCCTGTTCTTTATTTTCCATTTTAATACATTTTTTATTCTATAAAAGATCCTCATTGCCCCCATAAGGGATACAATAAGTCCAAACCGTCCCATGTACACATTCATATCCATGAGAATTTACACCCGTTATTTCTCTAGCAAATAAACTAATATTCCATGCATCATCTTGGCTATTTCTTACCAATACTTTGTCAAATGGTTTTAACTTATACTCTGGCTCTATCTCAATACCAAAGAATTGTTTCAAACACATTTTGGCTTTAGGTTCTTCACTTGCCTTAAGATCGTTAATAAAATCTCGCTTTTCGTCCTCAGTGGCATATCTATATCTCTCAATATTATTTTGATTGGCAGCTCCATTGTCGAAATATAAATAACCCCCTTCTTGCCAAGAGGCATGATAAGACGTAAGGTATTCCCCGTTTGTATTCAATATGAATAAATAATCACCTTCTTCATTGCTCAATACATCCCCATCCTTAAATGCCGTATATTCCGGAATATTAATACAAAGCCTACATCCTCTTGCTCCTAGTCCATTATCAGAGAACCAATCAGATATTATACCGCTATCAGAATAAATCACTCCTAGTGTATTAAACGTCCCCCTATCTTTATTATAATACACTAACTCTACCTTATGATTATGTCCGACCGTTACAATCTCACCATCATATTCACCATTGCTAATTTTCTTTGCCAGTTCTAAGTCAAATGGTTTTGTTATCATTCTCTTTTCCATAATTTTACATGTATTTATACTGTTATTTTTCACTTTAGCTATATTATCATCTTGTAGCAATCTTGCTTTAAGGTCATCTGTAGTCCTTAAATCCATATTATATGTGCATAGATGAGCGCTCCCGTAACCGGTTAAATTGTTTATTACAGCCACATGATATCCGCCACCTATCTTATACACTTCCTTGACCTCCCATATATCCCTGCTATCATATTCATATCTATTGTTCCGGTCTATAAAATCTTGCTTTATAGATACCATATCTCCTTTTTTAATATTCATATCTTCTTATGTGTTTATATATTATTTGCCTGTCCAGCCAATCCAACGAACATGGGCGGACGCCTCGCTTCCCTCCGCACGTCTTACCTATACACGCCGGCTCCACCGGCAACGCCATCCATGACATTTTGGATGCCTCCATACCTCTAGGTACGATCAATTCCTTATTCCGGGTCATGATTCTTTTTTTTTAAAATTTATATCAAATTCCCGTATATTAAGTATCTCCTTGAAAACCATCTCTCTAATGAAACAACCCATTTTATGTATTTCATCTTCATTAGATATTCCCCACACTTCAATTGCCGCATGAATCGCATCTTTCATAGAGAAACAGATCTGAGTCCAATCACTATATTCTCTTTCATCGTTTAAAATATCTTGTATCTTTCTTTCGCAAAGAATTCGTCATAATTCGTTTTTTTAAAATTACTTAATATTATTTGTTTTGACTACAATCAGCCCGATGATTTTGAACAAGATCATATAGATCACAATCGTCATACTAGGCTAAATATTTGATAATCATCATACAATTCTCTTGTATAAGGACTCCAGATTGTCCCTGACTCTACCGCCGCTGGATCAACAGCCATCAGCCCCGCGCCTATCTCATAATATAGCTCAAGATCCATTGGCTCTAACGCTACTTTCTCCGCTTCTTCCCGGCTTAATCCTGACAACATTAAACACCTAACTCTATTTTCATAAGCGATGGGCGTTTCATCCGGACTTAACCTTACTGATATTATTTCAGCATCTTCTATACTATTAAGAATCAACTTTTCTTCCATATTATTATTGTTTATGGTTGTTTCTTCCACTCGTTATATCCTACCTCAAAAGCTATGGGGTCATATCTTTTCAACATAACCCCATAATTATCCCTACCAGTATATCTATCCTTACCGCCTATTATCCATTCTTCCCTAGACAAAGAATTACCAAGATCGTTAAGCATGTTTATATAATCTTTCTTGCTTTTCATATCATAATATTACATTAAACAACTCGTTTAGCCTATCTATCTCATTTAAGTACTCATCTTCTTTATAAAACTTAATTTGAGTCCCATTATCCAAACCAAAGGACAGGGTGAAGGATATAACCCAGCCCGATCCGTCCACGGCCTGCCCCTTGGGAATCCAAGACATTACCGCCTTCTTGGATATCCACCATCTCCCTATCTGAACGAAATCAGGATAGTTGTTCATTAAATATACCATCTGACTATCCATCTTATTGATATCATCAAAAGACACTATATGCCACTTGTTTCTGATCCTGATCTTCAAGAAATGTTTATCTATATTATATGCCGCAAATGCTGATATCACGGAACTAGGATATCTAACTCCTTTTATTATCACCCATTTCATATATCACCCCCCTTTTTATATAACATAAATTCATTGGATAAAATTTATCCGCGCTCTCTTTTCCGTCTCCGCGAAAGTTAGCTAGCCCGCATGTCAGGATGCTCACAAGGTTATCCACCACCTCCAACTCGCTCGATTTGAACCACGCCAACTGACTGTAAGTTTCACCTATCCATATTATACTCATTCTCCCGTCCCGACTGACCTCCTTGACCAGCCCTATATGGTTTTTAGTGTCCTTAATCACATTTGATTCGTCAATATTTGTAAGCCGAACAAAATCCATCGGTCGTATCACTTTATCCTCGTCCATGTTAATCCTCCTATATTTTTATTCTCTCAATTTATTTTTAACCTCCTTGACATATTTAGGGGAATGTAGTCCCCTATGCAATCTTATAGCCCGATCTATATCCTTTTTAGGATTATGATGAGATTGATATATCTCGAACATTTCCCTAGCCTTGGAAGGATTTGTTCGATCATCATATCTATACCGCTTTTTCTTCCGTTTAAGGCGCAATATCCTATTAACCTCATCTACATACACCTTTTTCATCTGCCACCTCCCTAAAGCCCCGGAGGAGGCGTTATACGCACGATCGTCATCCCTTGACTCCACGAAAGACAAGGCGTCCGCCAGCTTGTCCCATACCCGTGCCTCGACCACGGCTGGCTTCGGGGCGAGGGGCATGCCTCCGCTTCCCTTTGGCGGTGTCAATATTATCATCGCCATCACGAGTAAGTATCTCATCACTCTCCCTTATTTTTATAAAACTCCTCCCCGAATTTCACGTTATCCACATAATCCTCCATACACTCATGAACAATTATATGAATATCCCCCTCCGCATATGTTACCTCAGACATCATTCTCTCATTAGTCATCCACCAAGAATAATTATCAATATGCCGTATCTCGAATCCATGATCATGCAACACATACATAACATTATGTCTTAAATTCCTGTCCATCATCATACATTCATACGCAATATATCCGTTGATACTTTCATGAGACCTACCGAACGTATAAACGTACCTACCCATCAACTTATACAACTCCCTTGCCACAGGATTCGGGATCGCCTCATCCATATCAAAATCCCCATCTGGATCAATAACCCACTCTACATCCCGCTCATCAATACAAGCCCTAGGCATTCCTATCGTCCGTACATAAAGGCGTGATCGGTGATCCCTACTTAATACCGTCCCGATATACCTTTCCCATTTGGCATATCCTATATTATGGCTGCCGGTTATATTAAACACAATTTCAGCTCCTATATTAATCTCGTCCATATTCAAGATATTTATATTATCTGTTATTCTTTTTTACACAAAAAGAGGATATAATAGTATAATATTATGATGTTGAGACACGAATACGTTATCTATCATATTATCATACATACCTCCCATATAACGCTATTCACGATATTATATCGTATATGATGCCGCATACCATAAATACGTCTAATCAATCCTTTTTTAAGCCCTTATCGTTATTTAGACTATTAGCTATACTCAATAGCTTTGAAATAAGAGCCTTTTTAGGCTTATAGTCATCGTTTATACTTATAACCGAGTAATTATATACCACACCTTCTTCCGACACCTCCACGCCCACGTATTTAGGCGCAACGGAATCCCTATGTAATACGATAAACGGGCTTTTGCCGTCTAGCTCATTTATCAACTGATTAAACTGTCTCCTCGTCATCTGATAGTGATATTATTTCTATGTTGTAAATACGATCTCCCTTTACCCTTATCTTCTCGCATAGCTCATCGAAGCACTTATCTTCTTCTAGCTTATCAACATAATATGATACACTTGATTTAGAGCTTCCTTGAAGATATATATCCCCTCTTATATTCTTTGAGAAAAAATTAGGCAAGACCATCTTTTGTCTCTTATCTTTATTATCCATGTAAGATATAACAACAACCCACAACTCTGGCTCCCGTTCTTTTACCGATAACATAAGATCAAGACTCGATTGACTATTGATATTCCTCCTGCCAGTCTCGTTATAACGTAGAATAATATAATCATCCGCGTTATCATTCTCAACCATCACGACTATAGAGCGATCGCCCTTCCCGTTATCACATAATACTCTTGCCTCTTTCCCGTTGCGGAGATATACCTTATCATAATCTCCGTTTTTGTATATCTCAAAATCAAACTCTATCACCATATCATTTCCTCCTATTGATATATTGTTGTGTACGACCTTCTTTTATTTTTTCGAAATAAAACTTATTCCCATATAACCGGGTGAAGCAGATGTTATACCCGAAATGTTCCGCGCGTCTGATCTGCGCGTAACCTCTACTGATGTCATTATTATCAATCAGCGTAACAAAACAATGTGATCCCACCTCTGTGTTTAAAACCAGATTTTCCCAATCTTTTACCTCCATATCAAATCTCCTTAAATAATTTTTTGTTATAATTATCGCTATTATACCATTTATCGATATTATCGTACTGCTTTGGATAAACCCCATAGGCCTTACACCACCTAGGTAACGGCCCGTTCAACGCATCTAACGCCGTCGCAAGGTCGAACGTAGCCTCCTCCTTGATACAACACCCCGATCCACTCCCACGGCTCGGTATATAAGCTCTACTATATGCTACGCTCATCCCATATTCCCCACGACTCAGATACCCGATGTTAGGCGAATCAGGGAAGGCGTAATACAACATTATATAATCACCCTTACTCCAACTTCTATTATAAGTATCATCCTGCCACGCGAAAACCCCGCAACCGGCTTCTTTCAATTCCGCTGCCGCTCTTTTTAAAATATTGTCCATATTATCTATATTTAATTAAGTTGTGTCAAGGCGCCGGGAACCGACCCCGGATCATATCCGCACACGTACGATCATGATATATCCTTCCGCCCCGCCAAGGTTTTGGTTCAACATTAACAAACTTTCATATCCTCACACATCTTAAAAAAGACCTCTCTTATGATCTTCTTGTATAAGATGTATATCTCATCATCATCCTCATCAAACTCCACTCCCCATGAACGTAATAAATATCTAATATCACAATCCGCTATATGAATCCTGAATATAGACGGAACGCTCATTATGTAATCCTCAAAAGCCTTCTTAATTCCATCCCTTTTGATATGTTCTTTATACTCATTCTTGAACACACTAAGCATAAAAGACATATATTCCCTATCGTATTTAAACTGCTTACCATAATTATCTGTATCTATATGATCCAGTATATATATCCCTATAGCGTCTCTATCGTATTTTGACATACTCCTTCCTCCTCCTTTTGATATTTTATAACCTTTTTCTCCCCATACGCTTTCGCTAACTGGATAAGTTGACCGGTAAATACCTTGGTACGGTGTTTTACGATCTTATCCACCAGCTCCGGGCATCTGGTTCTCCATCTATAATTAACCTCGCCCTTAGCTTTCTTCTTGTAATACCTGTAGAATGTTACGGCTACTACCACTTCTCCATTCTGCTCGAAAGCAACCAAATCGTAATTGTTGTAAACTATTTCATTCATGTTGTTGTTACCCATTTTATGTATCTAATCACTTCTTTAGGCAAAGACATTATATCCTTCACCCTTCTCCCTAAGTCGTACATACCTCCCTTATGAGGATAATAGTCCCCTACATACATCCCTATTCCTTGCGGATGCGACGGGTTTTCGTTACAAGTGAACATCGGATAAAATAAGATTCCTCTTGAATCTTCATTCCTGTCACTTACGCATACAATAGTATATCTATCAGCGACCTTCTCGCCGAAATCATATACCCTTACCTTTCTTTTTACCCCATCATTGTTCTCTATGATATTATTCATGATGTTATTTATATTAATTAATTTTCTTTCCATCAGCGGTATATGTGCCATACCATTCCCTATCCATATTTACCACCTCAATATGATGTATATGATAACAACCATTAGCTATTCTACCGCAATCGGCTATCACCATAGCTATATTCCTATACCCAGAATCAATGAAAACACGAGCCAATCTATCCCCACTAAATATAGATACCTTGATATCGTCTTTCTCTTTTATAATCCTTCTCATATCATATCCTACTATCAAACTAATCTATTCTTTTACCATAATTAGTATATGACCCACACCATCCACGAGCCTCATTTGATACCCTAATATGATCAACGGGTTTATCCCCGACCATATTATTGGCGTACGATATTACATCCGACATACTTCTGAATCCGGAATCCTTAATGGATTTTATAAGCGTCCTATCATACCCGAATACCAATATCTTCACAATATCTCTTCCCTTCACAGTCCTCCTCGCTCTCATAATATTCTAGCCATGAAATAAACAAACATAAAATCTATTTTCTCTTTGTTATCATCTACCCTATGTCCGGTGATCTCAAAAATAACCCTACGCTTTTCGATAGTCTGTATATTATCTAACTGAATAGCTATGTAAGGATATCTCATAACTTTCTCTCTATTGATGTTATTCAAAATAGCGTTGACATCTTGCCTGCGAAAATACATATTTACCCCTATGTAGCTGGCAACCAAAAGACATTCGTCTATTATCCCATCAGTATCGAATAACAATAACATATCATCCTTCTCGATAGTATATTCCATATCAAGAATCTTGATACGTTTGCTTCCGTCCTTCTTATCAGCTATAAGAATCTCTATCATATCCTTGTCAGTCGTAAGGACATAATACGCCTCATCCTTCGTGATATTATCACACAGATAAAGCAGCGCTTCATCTTGTAATTTCATAATCTCGTCCATACTATTAGTATTTTATATTACCACTCCAAAAAGAACGGCGGTAGACACCCGCAGCCTGCCACGCCGTGACACAGCCGCCCGTTCCCCTTGGTGTTGTTCCACTACCATCAATCGGTTTTAAATCCAACATTCTTCTACCTCTATCTCCATATGATCCGCCCAATCACATCTATCAACATCCTCTCCATCCTCAAAGTAATAGTAAGCCCATACCTGTACGCCTCCTACCTCTATATATCCATCACTTTTCCATTCTATCAACCCGTCTTGCCTTACCACGTTGGTAGGCTCAGCCCCTAGCGACAGCAGATTATTTACTATACTACCGCCAAATACGTTCCTCGCTTCTTCTCTCGTCATATCACTGTCAGATTTTTAATATTACACTAACGCCAAAGGGGAACAGGGACGGACGACCAGCGGGACCTACCCCACGCCATCGCCGCCCCCGTTCTCCCTTGGCTTCCTACATTCCCACCATCACCCAAAGAAACACACACACACCCATACATAAACATACCTTCATACACATAAGATTCCCTTACCATAAAGATACCCTTGTTTCCCCGGGATTCCTTATCTCACCTTGGATTCCCCTGTTTCCCTTGATTTACCTTGATTTACCTTGATTTCCCTCGATTTACCTTGATTCCCCTTGATTCCCCTTGTTTTACCTTTTTTGGAGGTGTCCCCTCCCGCGAAACAAATCAACCCCACCAACTCCCGGCACAAAAACCGAGACCTTCCTCCCGATTGTTCCACGTGGAACGCTGATTCAGTCTAGGATATCGAGGTCCTTGTTCTTGATTGCCTTATATACTTGCATAATACAATGTATTGATAATAAAACCAATAAAGAAACTATGATTATAGGCAGAGCGTCGCCCGTAGCTATAACATACCGCCCCAACTCAAACGCCATATACCCACAAAACAAGGTAAGCACCAAATATATAAATACACCCATAAAAATATACAATAAGTAACCACGATTTTAAAATTGAACGCAAATAATACAATTAATTGAGTATCAATAAAATAATATATATCAACCCCTAGAGCTACCTCTAAAGGAAGACAAGCCTAGATATAGATAAAAAATATACAATAAGTACCGCCTATTATATACCTTTTAGGATCGATTCAAGCACAAAATCATACATAGGGGCACAATATACCCGTCCGCATGGATATATATGTATACAAAATGATGCTAAATAAAGCATTTTACTTACACATTTTCGATCAAGGCTTAAAATTTGCCGCCTCAACACTTTTATGTGTAAGCAAAATATATACACATTCTATCATTTTGTAAAATATAGGCACAAAAAAGCCCTTTCGTCCTATATCACTACGGTACGAAAGGGCACAAACTTTAAAATCAAATAAAAACAAACGATCTATTGCCGCAATTTGTTTGCCATGTAACTAACACGTTTCCGCCTACATTTATCAGATTCCCTACTACAATCTAATTTATTAGACTTGTATAGCTCTTTGGTAAGCTCAACGTAGAACTCAATTTGAGACTTTCTCGCAGCGTCTAAAGCCTTTTCCTTTTTAAGTGCTAGCTTCCTATTAAGATTATCAAACTTTCTCCTATACATAATTTATTTGTTTTAAATCGCGCCAATAAGAAACGGTAAGCCGGGTGACAATACGGCCGGCCTTATCAATACAACCAGCCGGACACACCACACCCGCCCAACTCCCCTTGGTTTGTCCCTTTGCCGACAACGAAGCCGGCCAAATACGCACATACGTTACCCGTGATACGTACCGACAAGGCGTATTTCGTCCATCAATTTAACCGCGCAAAATACCCTTGTAAGGGTTGTTATTTTGCTATTACATATAACGCATAAGTATTTAAGCTACCTTAAACGTTATTGCCTTGATACATTGGCACGGCAATAACCCCGTTATCCACTACATACGTGCTACTCTCGCAACGTACATACATACACCCTATACATGCGTATATACACCAATGTACCCCGTATTATAATACGGCCTATTAAGGAGACCTTAACGTACTAACCCGACTTACAATAAGGCCAAAAGGATAACGGTACGTCTCCGGACTGGCAACGCGCCCAAATCACATTATTAAGCGGCGATCTATCTATACATGCTATCGATACCCTACCGGCATGTATATCCTTATTGCAATATGTTAAATAACTCGCTATTTTAGTCTGAGTCCAGTCGCGCGACGGGGACGCAATAGCATGCAACCGTGACGGGCTATTATAGCCCGCCTAATTATCTATCATTTTTAGGGTGTGTTAGGTAATAAGTGATACATTTGGCGATCAAATTATATGTGTATCGCTTGATAGGTATAGCTACTTTTACAATACGTTTATCCGATCCGTTAAACACCTCGTAGTAGGGTACGTTATCCGTGTCACTGTATGATACAGGCTCACAATATCCAAAGCGTTTATGCGTATTACCTAATACAGCTATACTATTTACCTTATCCAATGGCAATTTGCTATTGTTTACCTGATCTTGCTTGTCGTAATATTCTCTCTCAACTTCTTTGTAGGCGCAAAAAGTATCATTGACACGTGGAAGTATCTCCTTACAAAGTTGTATCACAATTTCTTTATCTTTAGCCAAAGCAACTAAAGCAGGTACAATAGCTTTATCTACTTTAATATCGTTATCCTTCAATATTTCGTTGATCTCTTTACCAGACTTAAAAAGGTTACACCATGCTTTGACAGCACCTGTTAATGTTTTCTCACTTGCTTTCTTTACTTCATTCTGGACTTTGTTAATATCTTTACTTGTCATTAGGTTTGCCCATACCTTTGGGACTTGTAATGGCATCTGGTACGCCTTGTTTGTTAATATTGTTATCTTACAAGGGCAAAGGTAATACAAGTTTTATCACCAAACAAATATTTTGCAATAAAAATTCAACGATTATATATAATAAAACCAATCAAATATAAATATATATTAAAATATTGGTTTATATTATTGATAACCAGCAAGTTAAATCAAAAATAAGCATTCTTTTTTAGTCGGCTGGTCGTTTGCCGTTCCTGTTTTGTGGCTTCGTGAGTTGGGGGGGGTGGAACCAAAAAACGGCAGACCTGCCGGGCCGATTTCGGGGAGGTGGTCCGTCCCGCATATCCCCGCAATCCCGCATACCTCTACATGTGACGCGCGTCCCGCATATCCCTCATATCCCTACATGTCCGTCATCCCGACATATCCCAAATTTTATTATATTTGCGACATAATTAAAATATAGCATATTATGAATAAAGAAGTTAAATACATGGGGGGGGTATTTTAACCCTCAGATAAGGAGGGGGGTATGTTTAGGCGCGGGACTTCTTCTCCCGGTAAGATCCATTACCGTATTAATATAAACAAGAGCATGTGCCCTAATCCTGTAGACATATATATAGACAACAATATATATCAATATGGTTTCAATAGCGCTTATCTTGATATATATCGCGATAAGAGGATAAATATCATAAGCATAAGTGGACATATAGTTTACAGGAATCCACGAAATGAGTACAATATTCTTCTTGGCGTAACAGATGGTGTTATAGAAGGGTCTTTTACGTACGAATATAATTCTGGTCATCACCGTGTTTTGGCTAGCGATGTTATATACGGTAATAGGATAACTGATTTTACTCCTATAACTACGATAACCGAACCTAATGAAATTATTAACTTCACTTACGATCCCAGGGTATCTTTAGATAGTATAGAAAAACATTATATAGATTGGGGTGATAGCGGTTATGTGATAAACGGTAATTGTATAAGGACAGATCTTTGTGAGAAATGCGAATTTGAGGTTACTGGGAGAGGCGAATACAGATCATATCGAGTAAATGTAACCATAATATGATCATAAGGGATAGCTATTCCCTCTCACGTCATGTTACAGGATCCAAGGGGATGGGCTGGCCTTCGTCCTTCCGGGCCTCCCCCGCCCTACCACCTCCCCCCGTTCTTTTTGGCTTCTCCATGTATTATCTTTGACCAGATATCAAAAACTCATATCTTTGGAACAAGACTAAAATCATGTTTAGGGACATAGTTCATAAGATCAAGATCTTCTTCCGCGATGAGGATATCGAGAAGATATATGTAAGGGATAGTACGGTTATCCGGAACAACGAGATCCATAGGATGTATAATGAGATACTGGACGAGTTAGGTGACTTAGCTACGGTCGTATCAAGGAACTACGTGTATGGTAGGATAAAGGACAGGACGGGATTAAGTATCCGTCATATCAGTAGAATAATAAACCACGCTAAAGTTGAGGGGATATGATTAAGGATACGATGGAGCGGGATATGATAAATGATATATCCACGTTGTTCGTGATGATATTCATGTCCGGATTGATGTTTGTCATGCGGATGTTAGATATAGAGCGCGATGATATTGCTATTATAATAGGATCAGGAATCATACTATCTTTTATACTAATCATAATACCTATCTTACTTTCTTACGATATAAGGGATGAGATCATTGAGTTGATTGGGGATATGGATAGCCAGATCGTGGTAGATACTTCGGTATATAAAACGAACCTACCCTAGGTAATCACTAGGGTAGGTGATGTGCTATTTTCTTTTAACATACTTATCAATCAGATCTATTGATAGTTTAGCTCCCAGCTCCTCCTCCAATAGGTTAAGGTAGTTCCGGTGCAGGCACCCTCCCCGCTCCACCTCCCTAAAGCCGGCCCCGTCCCGGATCCTGACCAGCCTTTTCCTTGGATCCATGTCGATAAGATCCCGAAGCTCGTTCATATTCTTAAACCTGTCTTCTATCACCTTAAATACATCGATCTTAGGTTTCTTATCCTTATCCTTGGACTTTATCTTAAATCTCCCGCTCATAAGGCGTTAATCACTTTCCGGTACTACCAAATCCACCATCCCCTCTCTCGGATTCTCCAAGATCCTCTAACGACTCTACTTGATCCCATACGACGCGTTCCCGTCTACGGATAAGCAATTGAGCTACCTTATCCCCTGCCGAATAAGAAGGGTCTCCATAGTGATCTACACGTCTAGTCACTACCATAATCTCCCCTCTGTATCCCTCATCTACGGTACCCGGAGCGTTTTGGATAATTGACTTAGTTTTTGTAATGCTACTACGTGGACGGATCTCCATCTCATAATCCTCAGGTAAGGCTACATGCACTCCGGTATGGTATATGATCCTACCACTGTCAAGTTCTATGTTCTTAACGAACAGATCCATGCAAGCGTCATCCTCATGGGCGTATTTAGGCGTCTTAGCCCCTTCTTCCAGCCAGATCTTGACCTTACACGTATCTATATCCTCAAGTAACTCAAACGCCTCGTTATAACTCGTAGGTTGCTCAGAGGCAAACGAAATGACTTTCGCCAATACGCTTCTAATTTTGCTCATCGTATCTTGTTTTTAAATTCTTTCCCTTTCGGGCATTGTAATTTACATTCCTCACCACAAGCGGAACAGTTGGGTCTCATTCCGGGCACCCCTCTTCCCCCGTACGGGTAGTACGCGTAATCGCAGACGCTCCTGAACGCCTCCATCGCCTTGATCTTGGCATCGACAGTTATCTTCTCCTTCACCTTTTTCATGCTTTTCCTGAACTCGTCTTTCATATCCTTCCCTTCTATCTGTCTGGTCTTACGTCTCTCATTCCACCAATTGTAGTAGAATTTATCTGCCATCTTATAAGCTTCTGGGTCAAATTTATCACGATGCAGGATAGGGGCTTCCTTAACCTTCTTAATATTCCTGCCAGATACATAAACCAGTCCGGCGTACGGAGGTATGTCCTTAGGGTCAACCAACCCATCTGGCACGCAGTAGTAGAAGTAGTTGGGCCGGCCGTACCTGACCCGGTCCCCGGTCTCGTATAGGGCTTGCTTCCGGACCTCGAACCAGCCTTGCATTACTTGGTGCTTTTCCTGTTTCTCGAAATCTTTGTTATAGTCAGCTAATGAGATCTTAACCTCAACCTCATAAGCGTACATAGATCTGGTTATAGCCAGATAATCGGACTCCCAGTTATATACATATAGGTTATTTATCACCCATTTAGGAGATACCAAGAACTTTCTGTTCAGGATATCCAATATCCCTCTTTCAGTGTATTCAGTACCTTTATTTGATTGTCGTGTTCCCATCTCCTGTCAGAGGATTATTCCTTAACCCAACCGCCATTATAGCGTTCGATACCAATCTCCGTAATCCTCCCATATCCTTATCATGGAACGAGAAGGTGGTTAAGTTATGCGATTCAGTAATCTTATCATAAGACTTTATCATCAACACAGCCACATACTCACCCATCATCTTCCCGTTCATGATATCAAGATCGATTATACCGTGATCTATTAGATCAATCACATCCCATCCTGCTGGTAGATACTTTTTTATTTGATTAACATCCATCCCAAATAGTTATTATAAATAGGGGGGCCGTGCTACCCTCCTATGGATTACACACGAGAAATAGAACTGAAAGCGATCTTAAGCACGTAAGATTTTGTTGATTCCCGTAGGCTGTCTACCGGTTATCGTTAATTACCGACCTACGGGAATATGTTTAAGAAAACACCATGTACCCCAACCACGACTCGAACGTGGATACCATCTTTAGGAGAGATGCGCTACTTTCCTCTTGAGCTATTGGGGCATATACCCTGATCCTCACGGACAAGGGTACTAAAAACATCTAAACTTTAAAAAACCTAATGACAAAACTCTATGCTAGTTTTTCCCCGAAAAAAACAACGTAGTCCTGGCGGAGGGGCTTGAACCCACGTGCGACCAACTACCCTTTCTACAAGGTATAAGCTTGAGGGGATACGCCAGGATGGTTTCCACATCGGCTTTCACAAGAGGACGCGGATCGGAATTTCTCGAAGTTTATATAGTAATATCATGAGACTACGGTCCAACATTCTAGCATATAACACCAATCCTCAAACGGGAACGTCTCCACGCCAGACCTACCCCATCCCGTCCCCCAGCTGTTCTGTAGGACGAAGCCGGCCTTGTCCCAGCCGGTGAGGATAACGGCATGACCTCCCAAGTTCCGCCCTTGGCCTTGCCAGAATCGATTACCATAATTATAGCAATACAGACCTATAACCAGAGGCCCATTCAGCATCAAAGCTACCTTAGCCGATACCGGATCTATGATCCTAGCGTAGCTATTTATCTTCTCCCCGTCAACGCCAACTTTCTTTATAGCCTTGATAGCGTCACGAAGAACCATCCCGTCCTGGTCCTTATCCTCTCTCAGGTCATATATATCGTAAGGAGAGATCTTAGCCGGTCTTTTAATAGCCCTTATACTCTTTCTCCAATTAAGTATCTCAGCTAAGCTTACAGCGGCGCAAATAGGGGAAGAACCTTGATCCACTACGCTATCGACATTATTGATCTTATACTCATCAGGAACAGCCTCATGTCGCATATTCATGATAGCGTCCCTATCATCCGCTGGTGATGGTATGTAACCTAGTCCGTAACTCATTTTTTATCTTTTTTATGATAGTCTATTATCTTGATATTAAACGTATCGGATCTTTGCCTAACCTGTATTGACCCTCTAGCTTTTCCCTTGGCGTCGTACAGGGCGGTGAAACCAAAGTTATCGACCCGGCCGTCGTCCAGCGTAAACCGCCACTCCTTCCATTGGCCCATCACGGTCCCGGAAGACACTATGGAATCCACTACATAAGATATATCGGTAGTATCGTACTCCGTATAATAGGTTCTAGATGTACTACATCCGACAGCCGCTAAGGTAAATAACGTTAACAAGAAAAACAAGACCTTATTCATTTTTCTTAGTCTTTTTACGTTTCTTAGATTTCTTCTTCTCCTCGGTTTTATTCTCGACATTTACGTCATTGCCGGCATCGGTACCAGTAACCTCAGAGATATTATTTTCAGGTATATCGATATGACCTGAATCAGGATCCATCTTATCCTCATCAACAACAACCTCATCAGAAACATCATTATCTAAAGCCTCAGGATCAATATGATTCTCCAGATACTTGATACGATCGGACATGATCTTGATCTGATCCTCAAGTTCAATGTATCTTCTTCTGGCTTCGCTTAGTAATTTGGATGATAGCTTATGTTTCTTCTCGATATCCATATAAGCCCTTTTAAGAGCCTCTTTCTCTTTTACCGACTCATTATATAGATCTCTTGATTTACTAAGCTCATTCCCCATCTTAACGATATGAGAATCCTTGGATTCTATATCCTTATCAAGAGAATCCACAAGCGTATTAAGATATCTTTCTTTTTCCTCCAATTCCGTTATCTTACTACGAGCATCCTCATAATTTCTTTTTAATCTACTTGAATAGCTAATAGCTTCATCAAGATCCTGTTTTAGGGTATTTATATAACTACTCTTTACTATCTTCAATCCGAACATATTCATATCTTCATTTAAATTAATCAATTCATTTCTTTTTGTATCATAAAACGTTTACCTATTGATAATTTCAACTTTTTGTACGTTACATTCCGCTGATTACCGCCGTTGATATCACGAATATTGAAACTACCCGATTTACGTCTTCCAAATATGAAGTAATAATCGCCTTCAAACATAACCCTGTCAAACAAACGAAAACCAAAAACTTCAAAAGGAGATTGATTCGGCTCTTTAGCCCCTCCTTTTAAAACCTTTTGTTTATGGATTTGACGGTTATGCCTTCTAACCAACCTTACTTTGTAATGATATTCCAACCTTAAGGCGTTGAAATTCTTAGAAATGACAAAGGCGTCAGAAATATGATATTTTTCAATTCCATATTTAATCCGATTGTATTTCGTAATGTAACCGAACGTCATCGAAACGTTGTCGTATCTGGATTTCAACTCCTCGTACAACTTCCATTTCATGATTCCCATTACGGCCGCGTCGCGAAGCGACTTGCCTCGTTTTACCTTCAAATCGATTTTACCTTTATGATACTCCTTATGACAAGTTTCACGCAAGGTAATGAGATTGGATGGTGAATCACCTCCTGTTTTTCGAGATTCGATGTGATGAACATTCAGGATCGGGTCTTTCGACTTTCCTTTACAATGTTGACATTTATGCCCATCCCTTGCCAAGACATATTCCCTGACATTCCAAAAACCAAGTTGATCTCCTTCCTGATATTCGTTACCGGAGATGTCAGGATTCTTGATCTTTCGTGTGTCAAATTGGGCGATCTCGACGATGATACGGGATATCGGAAGGGTAGAACAGATGTTGTCGATAACACGGATATGAGCATCAATCCTATGTCTCACCGAAGGTGCTACCCATCCTGTACGTTTGCTTTTTATCCTGTTGTTAAAACGAGGCTTCCTGTATCTCAACCTATTTCGTCTCGTTCTTCTTAACTCTCTTCTTGTAGACAAAAGTTCTACGATATCACTTCTAAGAATAACTTCACTGCTGTAAAGCTCCTTGCTTTTCGTCGTTGCTGATAGACCAACATGTTTTGTGCCTGCGTCAACGCCTAACACAATTTCTTGTTTGTAACCTGAAGTAGCGTACGTAAGACGAATAGTAAACGGACAAAGATTCACTACGGTTGCTTTATTTGCCTTAAGCAACCTCCTGACCTTCCCATGCCTTGTCGTAGGCATCATCGGTTTACCATCTATGTCTTGTACATACACCATTTTACAAACTAATTCAATGTTTATTCAACATAAGTCAGGATTTCTCCTGTAAGTACCCATCGCCAATGTTATTTTGAGGTTTTATATAGGCAACACCGGAACCCAAATACGATCCCTGTTTAATCACCTACCTTAGGGCAAGGAACTTGGGTAAACATTCCTTGGTAACTATATATTCTCAAATAACGTAGCCTCTGTCTCAAGGCTTAGGCTAATAATCGGAATAGCTTTTAGCTATTATACATAATGCGATGCAAATGTTTTATGGTTTGCGTGAATTATGTATTATTCGCGAGAATCCTCAACACTTTTATAAGTTCTACGAATATCGGCCTTTATCTTGCCGACTATAATTAACTCAGCTATATGCTTATCTTTCTCGACTATAGCTATATCCTTACGGACATTAGAGACTCTGATCGTAATATTCTCGTTATTAGAGAAAACGAACGGTGATCCTACCAAAGTGAGGCCTGTATCGTTGGTGAACGATGGGAGCATCATAACCATCCCGACAGTACCATCCGGGAACGATGCCGATACACCCGTGTCTATATCAAGCATATCCCCTTGACCTAATGGGAAAGCGTTACCTTGCTTGATAGGTATATCCTTGCCCAAGGAGTTCCATGCTTTTGAGAATATTAAGGATTTTAATAAAATTTTCCCCTCTTTCTCTACGAGTCCAATTGATGGATCACGACTTAAACGAACCTCATCAAGCTTATCATCCGACTTCTCCTCAAACTCATCAAGATCTCTGGCTGATGTAAATGACTTACTCTCCAGAAGTTTTTTGATATCTTCAATCGTAGCCATACTATAATTTTATTATTAAATAAACGATCTTCAATCCTAACTTCAAATCAGATGTCTTTTCGAACATCTCCCTAAGAGGTAAGATAGTAGCGTCAAGATCTGACGCTACCCATTCTCCATCCTTATAATACATATCCTTTTCCTCGGAATACGCTACACAAGGTCGATGCCCTAAGTTCTTCATAACCGTATCTACCTTATTTTGGGTAGGCATCGAGACACGGTTCACTTTAGTAGATATATTAAAATTACTTTCCATCAACTTTCTGATTTTTAATTAGTTAATTAAAATGGAAGATCATCGTCATCTCCAAAAGGAGGATATTGAGGAGGTTGTTGTTGACCTCCAAACAAAGGAGCTTGCGCTTGCCGCGGAGCCTGCTGGTATGATGGAGGAGGTGTCTGCCGCTGGGCCTGCGCCTGATATGACGGTGGGGGCGTTTGCGTTGTAGCCTCACCATCATTGTTTTGGATTGCCGACTGAGCAGGTTTCACGCCATCTGTTTTAATGCTTTGAATATACTTATTAAGTACCTGATAGGCGAAAGCGTCTTGGGTCGTATAATCAAACTTCTTATTCCCCATTATATCAGTACTCTCAACCCTGTCAGGCCATCCATTCTGTCCATTCTTATAATATTGCTGGATAAGCTCATCTTTTCCGTCTGGAGTCTCCCTAGCGTATGAGATAAAGAAATTACCAGGAGCGTATTGCTCTCCTTTTTTAGTATGCGCAGGATTGATAACAATCTTCCGTTTTAGGTCGATATTAGGCAAGTATCTTACAAGAGACTTAACATAGCTGTTAATACCGCCTCTTGAGGTCATCAACGGAACTTTTATAACATAATTACCTTCCTCATCGCTTATCTTTATAAATAAGAAATTTGTCTTAGCGCCATTCATCTCCTGCTCTAATACAAAAATATCGGAAAGATATCCTTCTATACCGTTCCAGAAAACCCTCCAGTAGGATACGGCTCCTGTCTTCTCATTTATATGTTCCTCGAAACCTTCCTTAGGATCTCTTGACGATTGATATAATACACCACCTCCACTTATATTAAAGTATTGTGTATTAGATGATAATTGATTTTCACGAACTCCCATATTATATATATTTAAACGTTAAACAATAATTGATGATGACAAGAAATACTCGTTCTTATTATCCTCCCCATAAACCTTATTGAAATGAGATTTATGATCATGCTCGATAACTACCCTATTACACGATATGCTTTTTATGATACCCAGATATCTTCCACATAACACGTTGCATACAATATCTTCACCATAATGAGACAAAGGGGTAAGTCTTTCCTTACATGATTTACCTGAAGACGGGTTCTCTGACATAATACCGCATCCTTTATCGGTAAATATCAACTTGCAATGATCGAATTCATTTACCTTAAGATTGTTTTGGAGGGCTTGGACGAGTAGATCCTTATCAAAGACATAGGTACTTGTTTTGACAAAATGCTCGTCCACGAACCTCCAATTTGGATAATTACCCTCAAAATGGGTCTCATACATATCCATATCAGGCGTAGAGAAATAAGTCTTAGTATCGTCCACTTTTATAGACAACATATCCGATGACTTATTGATATGCTTATCAAGCAATATCGCAGATTCGTTCGACACCGGGATAAACATCTTCTCTACCTTATCCTGATTAGGGACAAAATACCTGTAAATAGTATTTCTATCCGTACTTACTATATTAATATTAATATCATCAATATCAATGACCACATTCTCGATGCATGGATAAAAATCATCTACCTCCGTATAATCGCTGGCTTTGTTAAGAACCGAAACATAATCGCTCATCTTAACCTTAATTCCTCCATCAAGTATCTTATGTACCTGCGGGAATGTATTGATATCAAAAGCCGGACAACTATACTCACCAGAAGAATAGCGGATCGTTATCTGATCTTTTTTATCTGAAAGCAGTATCGTAATCTCACAATTCTTCTGTTTTTTCATGAACTTAATAAAAGAGCTCGCCTCTACCAAGAAAGATAAGTTAGAGTCAGCCTCGACCTCCAATCGCTCTATAACACATACCTTGGCATTTACGGAAGTGATATAAGCCAGATTATTGACAACATCTATCTTAAGATCCTTATAAAGGGAGTTGGAACCGGCGTTCTTAACCACCGTCTCCAGTTTACCCAACTTCTCATTTAATGACTTCGACAAGCATCTTATAAGCATAACGAACAACTTTTTATTACATCGCAAATGTAATCATAATTATATTAATACAAATACAATAAATACTTAATAGTATTAAAATAGTTTAAACTTACGTCTAATATACTCGGCTATAAGCGTGGCATCACACATTCCGTCTTGTATCTTAGTAGGTTGCACTCCTTTCCCTGACCATGGTTTCACGAAAGAGACCAAAGGGAAAAGGCGCATGGCGCATCGGATGGAGGTAGCCTTCGTGTCTAACTTCGCCGCCGTATACACCCGATCGGATGTCGTATGAAGCTCCTTCTGCCAGGTCTTTGGTTGCACCTCCTCGAACATGAACCTAACATCCGGGTGAGATCCGTATCGCTCCATCATCTCCACCATCATAGCGAATAGGGCGTTCGGTTCCCGGCGTCTCCCGCCAAAGGTGAAGTTGCTGGCTGCCGAGCTGTTGTGGATGCTATGGACGTCCTCGACGGCGATCGCCAGCGTCCCGCCTCCCTTTTCTTGGATCTTGTCAGCGGCATCGAGGAAGAAGCTTGATATAGCCCTAAGATCTATATCCCCCTTAGCCGATATCCTTGGAGTCATGATTACCTTAACCTCGCCATTCTCAGGGATCATCGCCAATCCTCCGGTATCTATACCCGGATCTATTCCTATCGCTATATTCATAAAGAGCAGTATTGAATTATTAATCTATTCTCGGTAATATCTTTAATCATATCCATAACATCATCCACAGATATATTGTCATATGATTTATATAAATCCATTACCCCATTAAGTCTTGATCTTACAAAAGATATATAGGCATCGTGGTAATCCTCAATATTCATTATATTCAATCTATCATTTAATTTAATCATTCTTATAGCATATTCTATGTTGTCATTATTTGCTATAAGCTTAAAGTTATTAATATAATCAACCACATAATCTTTTGTGATCTCACATTTATCTGGGCTTACGTCAATTATCAAGTTGGCTACTATTCTATTCGTGCATTCTATATATCTCCTATTTACTGAATAACATAATCCGTTAGATCTAAGATAATTAAACATAGAGAAATTATAATTATCACACATCATAGATAATATGATAAGCAACACGCACAATTTATTAAAATCATAATTATCTAATACAAATGATACATATAACTGTTTGGGATTTTTAGTATATTTATAAACACCATATTTAGGACCATGAACATGGAAATATTTAAGACTATTACGATAGTATGTATTAATATCAACTTCATTTGATAATTCCGTTATATCTGATACATATTTATTCATAAAATCATCACATCCATATAAATGAAATACCATTTCTGACTTATTCAATATCGTATCTCGGCACATATAAAGATCATCCCTTGTTATTTTGCTGACATACCTTTTAGTACCTAATGTGTTTATAAAACAACGTTTATCTATTCCAGATAGTTTTATAAGTCTATCTATATTAATACATGATTCATCATTATCAATTTCAGTCAATATAACATTCCTCTCACTTTCTATAAGATCTTCACTTATGTCTGGATATACGATAAAATTATAAGAAAAATCAATACACTTCTTGGTATCAACATCAGGCAATGTAAATCCTTTAAATACTAATGATCTAGGATCTGTATATCCATTAAAATCAAAGAATAACTTATCACTAATATCATCATTGCGTTTTATTATCATATGTTCATAAAAATGAGATAATCCATTCTTTGATGATAATATAGAACTAATATCAGGTATCTCAGCGCATACGAACCCAATAGGTATATTCATCCCGCTATCGTAATAAAAGCATCTACATCCTAGATCTTTTATCAGTCCTGTGTATATTCTCATATCTTGAGCGTATATAATGAATGAAAATCCTCCGGTCTAAACACCTGTATCGATTTATCCGGATACATACCTATATAATAACCGTAAAAAGCCCGTAGAATGCCATTTTCTAGCCTTATATCCAATGCCTTTACCTTATTCCCGTCAACCATAACATCGACTTCATTGGTCTTATTGGATATCTTATCGAACCATTCAGGTACAGGACCAATACCGTACCTGAATGCGTTTACCGTTGATTTTATAGAGATATATGTTCCCATCTTATATAAGATTACAATCGTCTCGTTTAACAACCTTAAAATCTCCCTCCCTGAACAACAGAACCACGTCAGTTCTATTATACTTATATTTCTCGATATCCACCAAATGGTAAGAAGCCGGTCCAGTAGCGGGTCTAATCGGTCTCAATACGGCTATGGCTATATCACCCCCAAGCTCCACCCCTCCGGTAACACCCTGTAGGCACATGTATATGAATCCCTCATACTCATATCTCTTTCCAATAAACTCGCTCATAGGAATACCTACGAACAAATAGTTTTTTACATCCTCTTTCTTAACCTCAGCGACGTTCTCGACGCTGTATGGTATTACGTCTATAAATTTAGCTCCTATCGCCATAATTAAATATTTAGTTTAGTTCTTAATTCTTGACATAACTCACAATTATCTCTCATGATACTTAACGTATTATCGACTCCGTTCCCTACACGAACATCCCCGTACCAGTACCATGATCCTTTACGGGTAAAGATACCGGTTTCCTCGCATAACTTCAAAAGCTCAAGCTCCTTATCAAACCCCACGCCATAATACAAGGCTGTCTCTGCTATTTGGAACGGAACGGCTGTCTTGTTCTTCAGAACCTTTATCCTAACCTCATGACCTACTGAAGATCCGTCCTCTCCTAATATAACCTTCTTTCTCGCCATCTCCATACGGATAGAGGCATAGAACTTAAGGGCGTTACCTCCGGTCGTTACCTTAGGATCGCCGTATATAACACCGATCTTCTCACGATACTGGTTGATGAATACCAGAACGCAATCGCTTTTGTTAACGATACCGGTAAGGACTCTCATGGCCTTTGACATCAACCTAGCTTGTAGTCCCATGTTGCTGTCTTCCATATCGCCCTCTATCTCCTTCTTCGGTACCAGATTGGCTACGGAATCTACGACAATAAATCCGACCTTCCCGGACTCGACTAACTTAGCCGTGATGTCAATAGCCAGCTCCCCGTAGCTTGGTTGGGAGATCAAAAACCGGTTTATATCCAACCCCATTTTCCTAGCGTACTCAATATCGAAAGCGTTCTCCACGTCTATTATAGCTACCAGCTTATCTGGATGTTTTTTCTGGAACTCGATCATACTTAACGTACACATCATAGTCTTGCCACAAGATTCCATCCCGACCAGCTCATGGATGCGGCCTACCGCCCATCCGCCGCCGAGAGCCTTATCCACCACCAGCGATCCGGTGCTTTCCCTTGGTATGGATATTATAGGCTTATCATCACCGAAGTTCATTATCGAGCCTTCTCCAAGCTCTTTATTTAAAGATGATACTAATTCATCTACGTCTGAAAAAAGTTCTTTCTTAGCCATTATAATCCGTATTGTTCGAAGTCAAATAAATCTTGTTGTTTCTTTATCATATCCTTCCCGATATCAGATATCTTTTCCGGATTCAAAACACCCTCATTCTCATCTACCTTCTCCATAAAGTCAGATATCTTATCGCTTAGCAGTACCATATCTTCTTTAGGCACTGATTTTAGATAAAGCCCGTCTATAGACCTACATCTTGAAAGAGCGGTATATATCTGCCCTATCTCGAAGGCTCTGCTGATATCTACAAATATATTATCTAAAGTCATTCCCTGGGACTTATGGACAGTTATGGCGTATCCTAACCTCAATGGATATTGTATTATATAGCCGCAAGAAATGCCTTCAAGGGAATCATCTACCTGTTTGTACTTCATCTTCTCCCACTTCTCTTTGGTTATCTCCACCTCAGTATCGTTATCTAGATGAACATATATCGTCTCATCAACAGTATCTATGCTGGTTATGATACCCATCGATCCATTGACATATCCATTGCCGTTTCTGGTTATTATGACCTTAGCTCCTACCTTTACTATAAGCTCATCCTCACAGGGAGCTACAGGCTTCTCCCCGAATACAGTGGCATCGAACTTAAATACCTTATTATTGATCTTATCAAGATTAGTCTTATTTATCTCATAAGCTTCTTTGTTAGTTGAGCATATAATTATAGTATTATCCATATTGTCCGGATACTTGACCCTACTATCCAATATCTGTCTTGACTCATCGGTAATAACCCCACATCTTATATCCTCAAGCACGGAAAGAAGCTGAGGATCTTTTTGACGGAATACGTTCTCGAAGGTAATGACCGAGAATCCTGAGGCTCTTAATGCCTTTGATGAGAAAAAGAACCGGCTCTCATAATATCTGTCGATAAAATCATCCGCTGTCACCACAGGAGGTAGTTGTGATAGATCTCCAAACATAATCAACCTAACCCCGCCAAACGGTTCCTTGCTACGCCTGCATTGTCTAAGTACGTCAGCTACCTCATCAAGTAAATCAGGCCTTACCATACTGATCTCGTCGATAACGATAGTATCAAGATTCTTGATCTTCTTCTTCATAAACGGACTTACATCCACCTTATTCGATAACATACCTCTCTCGATAGAAGGAATGTAAGGATCGTTCTTTATAGAGAAAAACGAATGAATGGTCTGTCCACCGGCATTCAACGCCGCTACTCCAGTCGGGGCTACGATAACGCACTTACCCAAGAACTTTACGATACGTCTCATGAACGTACTTTTACCACTACCGGCTCTACCGGTAATAAACAGATTCTCCCTAGTGGTGAAAATCTTTTTCAAGGCACGACCCTGCTCTACGTTTTTATCCACCGTCATAATATGACGAAGGAGGTCGTTTTCATTTCTAAAATCCTCTTGTACCATATCTTTTTAAGTTTATGGTACAAAGATACGAATAGTTATAATTAACTAATAAAAATAAATGTGAATAATATGTAAATATTAAATTTTATATCTGATACTCAAATCATCCAGCTTTACTCATCTCGGAAGATTTTTCTCCTAAAAATACATCTTTTATGTATTCTGTCGATATAAGGATATGCATATATTTCCCCTTGTATAATAGTCTTAAGCATCCGATAGTTACGTTCTTTCTGTCTTTGGTATTCGCTATTCCATTGTATTTTTTTACCTCGTCATACAAATCGGATATATTCTTCTTACACATATCCAAGAACATGTTTATATATCTGTATATAGTGGATTGAGATATTTCACGCATACCTATGCCTATGAGCTTCTTATTCAACTCATTAAGAAGATATGCTACATTGAACTTAACTGTCTTTCTTTTAGTTACTTTGTATATATGATGTACGTTTCTGGTTCTGGCCCTGAATATTATCTTGGAAAGGATTCTTACCCGATCAAGTTTCCGGCTTTTGTTAGCCATATTCCGTCTTTCGTCTGAGCTTAAATTCTTATCCAGACATTTGTATACAGATCTTTTCTTACCTACGAATATGTCTTTAGTATCCTCATTCTTCTTAGCCTTATACGAGTAGATCATGATATCAGATAAAGCTATTCTTATCTCGCCCTCGGCGTAAGCCTTAAGCGTCTTTAGCTGATAGTCTATATCCTCATGGCAGTTCTCTATAACATGTCTGTAGCAGAAATAAGCTATGCCATCGGATAGGATATCTATAAAATCATCGGTATTGATCTCGATACGGTCGCGATAGCCTTCTCTCATCCTATTTCTTAGAAATACATGCTTCTGGACATTTATGATAGAAAGATAAGCCGTTACCTGCTTACACTTCTTTTCTATAACCATTCCAGAACCTCTTATATTATCTTCCTTGTTCGAGTATTTTACGGCCGTAACCTTCTTCCCGTCCTTATTAGTTACAGGTTTGTAATCTACTGGGCAGACAAGTGATCCTGCCGGAAGCCTTAGGCATCCAAGCTCATCTTTTTTTGCTTGTATATCTTTTGGAATATATGCTTCGGTAAGAATCTTATCGAAGTTTAATTTCATTTTCTGTAAAAGTACTATCTTTGTTCCCATATGATGTTTTATTTGTTGCGAATATACGAGTTTCATCAATACGAAACAAGTTATTCGGATGGATGGGTAGCCTGTGAAGGTCGCCCATTTGTTGTTTAGGGGGTAGATGAAAGGGGTAGATGATGTCCGTAAAACGCTGTGCGCGTGAACGATGGTTTTTCTCAACCTACTTGTTACGCGCGCGTTAATAGGTATATTTATTAAATATAATTAACTCTATAAACATATTCTACTTACTAATATCTCTATCCGTACACAGAACCTCTCCTGACGTCGAGTTCCTGTGTACTCCACTTAAAGTCTCTATTTAATAAAACATTGCTTTTTACCGCCAAGGTATGGTGCCGTCAGGTAGCATACCGCAGGCTAAACCTGCTAGAAGCCGTATCCTATACCGGAAGCCGGGACCCCGGTAGGGGGATCGGGTGGAGCAAAAGCCAAAGAAGAAAAAGCGAGGTCTTGTACGATCGCTCACGCTCCGGCCGTCCGTATCTTCTACGGCAGGCTCCATACCCCAAGGCCTCCCATTTCCCCTTGGCTTTATATCCCGCAGCTTGGGGAGGAAGGAATCCAAAGGGAAAAAGTAAGGTCGTATGCGGTCGCTCACGCTCCGGCAGGATAACATAACTCTACCGCCGTCCATGTCAATAGCGAACCTCTGGCGGCATTGTCCGGCATAACGGCGGTAGCCTTACCTTAGCTGTCCCTGCACGTCCCCCACCAACCTTTTCCCTTTGGATGCCTTGGGCTATGTCATGGGACGATAAGAAGCCAAAAGGAAAAAGGAGTGGTCTCATCCCGTGAGGCAGGATAAGGCTGTCCCCCGCCGTCCACGCGCGTAGCGTACGTGAACTTCACTGTCCTCGCCATCGTAGCCTGCCGTAGACATACATGGCTTCGTTCGTCCTACCCCACCATCTTTTCCCCTTTGGATTCTCGTAAATACATGCTAGTCAGCATATATTATGTCGATTATGGCAAAATTTCTTGACAACGATATTTTTTTTAAGTAGTTTTGCTGAAAACTAATTTCATATGCCGGAACAAAGAAAAGCTTTCGTATTCGCATTACCTTATGATACTAGACTGGATATGATCCAGCAGTTCTTAAGGATATACAACGGCTATCTGGATTCTAAGGGTAGAAGCTTGATCACCGAAAGAACGATAAACTTACTTTCTTTCTACATCAACTACGGATACTCTGATGATACCAGGGCTAAGTACATGGATTGTCATGGACAGAAGGAATCTTACGTCGCTGTCCTGAACAACGAGCTTAAACGTGGGGGTTTTCTGGTGGACAAGAAGAACGGGGATTTCCGTACCCGTGAGTTGTCTATTGAGATGAGAAGCCTACGTAACTATTTCGTGCTTGACGGTGAGGGTGATGATACCCGTGTAATGGGATTCGTATTCAAGAGAAACAAATTGGATATCGATGGGTAGGAATCTTATTTCATTCGACAGGGATATCGTGGATGAGGTGGTAAGAAGATCTGATGGGAAGTTCACCAAACAACAGGTAGAGTGGTGTATGAAAGCATCCGTATCTTACATCCATCATCTAGCTAGGTATACTGACAATATATCTATCAGAATCCCGTTTATCGGATACGTTATATGCAATCTCCGAGAGATGCGGGTAAGGCGTGATAAGATACGCCGGATATTTGTCAAGGAAGGTAATCGTTATCCGGATGAAAGGATGCCTATTGAGCTTGATTGTCTTGATAAGAAGATTAATGCGATAGAGGATATGGAGGGGTTGAGGAACGGAGATCCTCTTATACGTGATAACCATGAGGCCATGTATCAATGTCGGTATGGAATGACATGGGAACAATTACAGGATTTTCAACAAAAACAATTTAAGAAATAATATGCAAACAATCGGTAAGGCCCAAGTAATAGCCCAAGCTTGGGAAGACAGTTTATTGGGTAGGATTCCTAAGAATGAGAAGGATTATCCGGAGTGGTACAAGAATCGTCTTGATTTATGCAAGAAATGTCCTAAGAACTCTTCTAATATAGCTTTCTTTAAGTTACCGGCTAAGGTATTGCTGCAAAGATTGATGGGAAGACAGGCATGCTCGTTGTGCGGTTGCTTTATCAAGGAAAAGGCTTGGATGAAGACCGAGGTATGTCCGTTGAAGTTCGTGGAAGGAGAGAAAGCCAAATGGAATGCTATGGAGGTGATAACGGCCGATCATAACGATTTTAATATCGAGTGCCCTAACGATTCCTTTGATATAGGACTTACGGATGACGAGAGCGAGTTTTATCTAAATATTTTTGATCAGAAAATAGGTGATAAGATAGAAATCGTGTTATTTATCACCCATAAAGATGGTTTCCATGTCAAGGAGCATCATCTTGGATGTGGATGTATGGGAGACGTGTCATATAACAAACATCCTGACAATGAGAATAGAACTATATTTAGGATGACGTTAGATACCTCAAAATATACGGAAGGTCATTTTGAGAAACACCTATCTCTTATAGGTTATACGAAGGATGATCCTGAACGTAATTTCAAACATTTCCCTCTACGTATTATAGGGGAAGCTTATAAGTAATAGCGATGAGAAGTCCCGTAAGAAGTAAGATAGATGATCGTATCCATGCCCTTATTGTCATGGAAGTCGGTTGCCGTGAGTTACCCGAATATTCGCTGGGTGATATACTTTACTCCGCTTTAAGGAGAGTTGCTAGGGCTAATGGTGGTAATGTCCGCTTCTTGCGGGATGTTAGTACCAGGGATTTATTGAGGTCTATAGACCAAAGCATCAGTGATGAGATTGAATTAAATAATAATGATTATAACGTGTAATTATAATGGAAGAGGATAAGGATATTAAGAAAGAGATCAGGGATTATCTTAAAGAAGAGGCGGATACTCATATAAGGCATTGGATAGCCATAAAGCGTGAGAGCAAGCGTCTGTATAGCGATATTGAAGATAGGACTAAGAAGATAGCCCTTAAATCATCATCGTTGATAAAGGAGGAGGATTTCGTCTCTCTTCATGAGATGACCCATAAGATACAGATGTTGAATATAGAGGCTGTAAAAGTCAATTCTAGGTTGATGTTCATAATCCAGTTGGCTACCAGCTTCGGTATGGATCTGGATTTAGATACGACATATGCGTCCACCGCCAAGGGTATTATAGAAGACAGGACATCTGGATTCGTGTTTTATGATGACAAGGAACGTCTGAGATATGCTGACAAGGAGCTTGAGGATATGTTCCATGACATGAGCGTGACGGAAGTAAGTAAGATAGGGGTTGTTCAATCTTATGAGCTTCTTATGAAACAGTATAATGAGTTCAAAGACATGAAAGCTAATGCCACAGGGAAGACGAAAGCCGACGAGTAAGGATGTCGATCGGGTCAATGATAATCTTGAAGTCATAGCTAAGGCTATAAATGACGCTAAGGGTTATATTGATAAGCATCCTTGGGATAAGGAGAAACCGGAGGATATGGCTAAGGCTTTTGATTTTATATCTAAGTTAATAGATAAGATCAATACATGGAATGAGTCGTATATGGAAAAAAGCGGGATCATGGATGTATATAGGTCTATAGATGATGTCCAGAAGAAGGAACGTAAGGGTCAAGTATCTGGAGGTATAGAGTCCGTATTAAAAAGTATGAAGTGATGGGGTTAAGCACGAGTCCAGAATTTTATGTAAACATGAAAAATCCTCCTGTATGGAACGATCTGTTCGGTTGGGAGGATCAGGATGACGATGTTAAGCAGTTCTTTAAAGAAGAGGCTTATAAGGTCAAGTACGGGGTGACTATCAATGGTACGTTCATCCCCCCATGGCTTTATTGGCATGTTAATTTCTTCCCCGTATTCCAGGATCTTCCAAACGGGGAACGTGTGCCAGCGATCAGTCGTTTGCGTGATAACGAATGGTTTTTCGCCGAGATGTACCAACGTGCCCGTCAGGAGAAGAAAGGGTTGGGGATGTTTGGTACTCGTCGTTTTGGCAAGGCTCTTCTGGACTCGGAGCTGATATATACTCCTTATGGACCTAAGAAGATAGGGTTCGCTGATATCGGGGATATCATATATGGCGATGATGGTAAGCTTACGACTATAGTAGGCGTATATCCTCAAGGATTCGTTGATATGTATAAGGTTACGTTTGAGGACGGGCGCAGTATAGTATGTTGCGGTCAACATCAGTGGAAGGTTAAATATCATGGTGATTATAAAGTCATGAGCACCATGGGTATCATCCACTCTGACTTCCAGAAGATGACCATAGACATAGGGGAGGCCGTGGATTTCCCCGAGCGGCGGTGGCTGATGTCGCCCCATCTCCTTGGGTCTCTGACCGCCTCTTTCCTTTGTGGATCTACCGACAGGATCTTCGAGTTAAGCGATAAGGAGATGGATGATATTATTTATTCATCCAAAAAACAGAAAGAGTTGTTTATAAGCTCATTCATGAAGATAGCTTGCGGCATAAGTACTGGTGACGATCGTTTTAAGGTCGTTTACAAAAGTGAGTATATTATATCCTTCGTAAGAAGAATATTCTGGTCTATGGGATATTATTGCGTCATGGATGGTGATGATATGTATATATCCAAGACCCATAACAGACTTAGGATATCCGATATAGATTATTACGGGAAGTATAAGGCTACTTGTATTGAGGTAGATAATAAATCTCATCAGTTTCTTACTACCAATTTTGTCGTATCCCATAATACGACTATCATGTCATCCCTTCTTCAGATGAACGCTACCATGACGATCGGGCTTAGTCATTCCGTGGTAGGTTTCAGCGATAGCGATTTATCTAATATAGGTGAGTATTGTGAGTATGGTCTTGATCATGTGCATCCTTTTTTCAGGATCAACAGGACCAAGACCGACTGGAGTTCGGGCGTTACATTAGGCAAGAGGATGTCCAATGGCGTACGTGATATCCATGCCATTATCTCTATAGCCAACATCAATATGGGTAGGAAGACCTCCACGCAGAAGACGGCTGGTTTGACACCGGCTACGGCTATTTTCGACGAGGTTGGTAAGGGACCTATCAAGAAGCCGTACACTGCCGCTATGCCTTCCTACGACACTCCTTACGGCTGGCGTCTTAGCCCTATCTTGGCTGGTACTGGTGGTGAGGTAGAATTATCCAAGGACGCTCAAGAAATGTTTTCCGATCCTGAGACCTACAATCTTCTGGTTATGGACTGGGATATTTTAAATCGTAGAGCCATGAAAGGGAAAACATGGAAAGAACGGAAATGGGCGATGTTCGTTCCCGGTCAGATGGCTAACTCCGGTGTTAAGAGAACTATAGGATTGGGCGATTATCTTGGTAAGCCTGATGACAAGAAGCTTAATAAGATCAAGATCGACGCTACTGATTTCGAGGCTAGTACCAATAAACTTAATGAGGAACGGAAGAAACTATCTACAAAAGATAGGGTTGCGTACACTTCTCATACTATGTTCTATCCATTTACGATCGATGACTGTTTTTTAAGCTCATCCCAGAACCTATTTCCGGTTGAGTACGCTATCAAGCATAAGAATGATCTCCTTGAGTCGGGGCAATATAGCGGTATGCTGTGTGATGTCTTTCTTGAGTCAGGTAATAAACTGGGGACTACTAAATCGAATAAGCAACTGGCTGGATTCCCGTTTAGCGGCGGTGTTATTGACGCTCCTGTCCAGATATTCGAGATGCCTCAATCCAATAGGTTTGATGATTTTATTTATGTGGCGGGCCAAGATCCGTATAAGCAGGCCAAGTCTGATACTCCTTCATTGGGATCCTTTTATATATTCAAAAGGCGTGTTGGTATCCGAGATCCTTATGCCTATAGAATAGTTGCCTCTTACGTATCCCGTCCATCATCTATAGACCAATTCTGCCGTACGTGCGAGGTGCTTCAGAAGGGATATGGCGCTATATGTCTTATGGAGAACGCTGACCAGATGTATGAGCAGTATCTTAACCGTAAAAGCGGTATGCCAGCGTCTTTCTTTCTGTTTGCTGGTGAGGCAATAGCCAATAAGTATGTGAAGGCCGGCTCCCGGCAGAACAGTAAGCTGGGGCTATACCCGACCCCCGGCAACCAGAACCTGCTATTCTCGTGCGTCGTGGATTATTGCTGGCAGGATTTCGTTATTGGTTATGATGATAGTACCGGTCTTGATATAACGGTTAAAGGTATTGAGTTGATTGATGATATAGCTCTTTTGGATGAGATAATACAGTATAAGCCCGGATTGAACGTCGATAGGATAATATCCTTCGGGCATGCGTTGGTTCTCGCTAGGTATTTTGATGATAATAACTACATGCCTAAATCGAAGATAGATGAGATGAATAACGCCCGTAAGGAAGATGCTTATAAACACCATGAGATATATGCCTCTGCATTTGGATCGGTATCTATAGGAGCTTTTAGGTAAATGAATGTCAATTAAACGCCTATCTTTGTTGTAAATAAAATTGAATAATCATGGAAGTGTTTAATAGAGATCATTCGTTTCCAGCAAAAGGAGCGTTATTAGGATTACCTCCTCAGGCTATTTCCACGAAGAAAAAGAACAGGAAATGGAAGGAGGATTGTATGGACGCTCTTGAGACGATAGGATTGAAACAGTATGATCGTAACCAGATGTACCGTGACTATTATCTGATGGCGGATGGTAAGTTATCTTTTATGGAGATGGCGGATGTTATCCCTCAGTTAAGGAACGTGCAGAAGCTAAGGAGCGATATAAGGATACCTTCTTTCTTGAAGCATTATGATATCATAGGTGGTATCGTAAACGCCTTTGAGGGATGGCTGACAAACCTACAGGATAAGTATACGGTTAATGAGGTAGGGGATATGGCTATAAGTGAGTATGAGGATACGATGTCAAACTTACTTCATCGTCATATACAAGAACAGTGGGATATTATCGTCAATCAGCGTCTTGTGGAGGCTGGTCTTGATCCTACGTACAATGAGTTTAATTCCGAGGAGGAACGTCAAGCTTACGCCGAGCAAATTCAACAAGCCAAGGTGTCTATGACCCCAGATGATATCCAGAGGTTTATGAGTACCAGATGGAAGACGCAGGCGGCGGTATGGGGGGATCATACGATCGAGGCTGATCGTAGCAGGTTTTATATGGATGAGCTTGACAGGGAGAATTTCCGGGATCGTCTTCTTAGCGGAAAGATGTTCCGTAACCATTTCGTTGGCTTCGACTACTATCGTCCGGAGGTATGGAGTCCGATGGAGGTTTTCCATCCTGATGTGAAATACCCGCAATATGGGTCTTATGTAGGTCGTATTCATTATTACGAGGGTGTTGAGCTGATATCAAGATACGGTCATAAGATGACGGCTAAGGATAAGCGTCGGATTATGGGAGGTGACGATGATTATGAGGGATGGGTATCTAATGACGGTGCTAGGTATGATTGGAAGAAAAAGAAACCGTCTATTACCGGTATGTATGAGAATGAGGTTATTCCATGGAAAGGATACCATGACTATGAGTCTATAGTCGCCGCCGAGGATTACTACGGCGTTCCGATGGGTGAGTACCACACCTTCGGGCCGGACGGGGAGGAGCGCACCCAGCCCCGCTTCTTGCCCCGCTTTCATCCCTTTGGATATTTCAACTCCGGTATGGCCGATGGTAAGAGATATGAGATAGACTCTCGCCTTTTTAGGGTTATGGAAGGATATTGGGTATCCATGAAACCGGTATTCTTAATAACTTATATGACAGAGACCGGGATGGTTGATCAGGAACTTGTAACCGATGAGTTGCTCCCGGAATTCTTGGAGAAGAATGGCATAAAGAAAGTAAAGAGGGTTATGGCCGATGCTGTTGGTGATCCTGAGGTGAACACCTATATCTTGGAGTATGTCCCTGAGGTTAGGTTTGGCGTTAAGATCACCGGAGGTAATTTAATGGATAAGCCTATATATATTGGTGGGGATCCAATACCTCATCAGATACATGGTGATAGCAGTCTGTATGATTATGTCATTCCGGTTTCTGGATTTATAGGGGCTAGTCTCGCTGATCGCATACAGCCGTTCCAGATGATGTATAACCTTGCTATGAACCAGCTATACAATAACGCCGAGAAGGAGATCGGTAAGTTCTTCTTAGGCGACTTAGGATTCCTGCCTACGGAATATAAGGATATGATGGACAAGAAGGGAGCTTTGGCTACTTTTATGCAGATCGTTAAGTCCGTCTCATTTATGGGTGTAGGTGGTAATGACACAAACAATCCTTACCAGAATCCGCAGATGAGCAGCATATATAATCAGTTCGGTGTATATGATCTTACTAATACGGATCAGATAAGATCCCGTATGGAAATGGCGTCTTACGCCTATATGATGGCTTATAGGATGATAGGTATATCCGAGCAAGCGATGGGTCAGTCAACTAGATACGAGAGTTCTACGGGCGTAAAACAGGGAGTTAACGCTACTATGCTACAGACCCAGACTTACTTTAATGATTTCGATGACTTCAAGAAACGGACATTGGATATTCATCTTGCGGTAGCTCAAGTATGTCAGAAGGAAGGATACGATTGGACCGTGATGTACAGGAACAGCGATCTTTCCTTGGCTTACATCAGTCTTACGGATAATAGCTTGTCGTTACGTCATCTTAATGTTATGGCTGTCTCTAATTCCAAGAAACGTCTGGAATTGGAGAATTTGAAACAATATATATTACAGACAAATACGTTAGGTAATGACTTACTTGATATCACTAGGATGATGAGCGCCAACTCAACGGCTGAGATGAATCAGATCGGAAGGGATGCTAGATCTTACGCCGATCGTGTAAGGCAGGAAGAATATCAGAATCAACAGCGACTTGTCCAGCAGCAAGCAGAAGCCGATCAACAGGCACGTAATGATGAGCATGAGAAGGATAAGGAGCTGGCTTATATCAAGGGCAACTTCGACTTACGGGGTAAGAGCATAATGGCCGCCGGTCAAGCGGCTAGGACACAAGATAACGCAGAGGGTATGGATTATGTGGAAGCTATAGCGGATCGAGCCTTGAAGGAAAGGGATCTGGATATCCGTGAGGAGGATATGAGAACCAGACAGGCTAATGCCGAGGCTGAGCGAAGATCTCGTGAGGAGATAGAGAAAAGGAAGTTGGAATTAAAGGAAAAGGAGATAGATGCTAGGAATAAACGTTCTGATACAGATAGGTTTACGTCAATAATAAACAAGAATTGATTACAAGCTTTGTAAATATTTTTACAAAATCTGTAATCATTTTGGCGTAAAATTCTGTCATATACTATAATGGGCTTGATTTAATTGGTAATTAGATTAATGATAATTTTGTAAAAAGCAAAAAAGGAAATTGTATGAATGACATGGGTGATTTCGCTAAAGGTTTTAAGACCATGAGTGTCGAGGAACTTTTTTACCGTGGTGACGGTGATGGCGATAAGAATAATATCGAGGGTAAATATGATAAGGATGGTAATCCTATAGGTGATTCCAAGGAAGAGCCTGCCGACGGCGGAGCGGCTGACGGTGGCGGGGATAAGGGCGGCGATGCTACCAGCCCAGACCCTGATTCCTTTGGCGAAGGCGGTACTGATAATAATGTAGTATCAGGATTTAATGGGAAATCTTTTTTGGAGAAGATGGCCGCTAGAGGTATTATCGATAGTATTGACAACCTTGATATTATGGTAGATGATAAACCGGTCGATCTTTCTACTATCACTAAAGAGGATGATTTACTCGATATAGTGGAGGGATTGATCAAGGATAAGGCTGATGAGTTGTTGAAGGATAAGGTTGATACCGGTTCTATGTCTGACTTTATGAAGAAGATGATAGAGGTGGATAAGGCCGGTGGTAACGTTGGCCAACTATTAAGCCAATATCAGAACATTCAGGCGCCGTTGGATAACCTTGATATGAGCAACAAGAATGATCAGCTTGCGGTCATCCGGCATTATTATAAGATGTTGGGTATGCCGGAAGACGAGATAAAGGATAATATGGAGATGATGATCGGCAAGGGCGATGAGTTTATTGAGTCCAAGGCCAATAAGTTCCATGATATCCTGAAAAAGGAGATGGATAACCTTATCGAGGAGGAGAAGAAAAAATCCGAGAAAAGGAAACAGGAGTTGATTGAGCAGATGAAGATCTATAAGAAAGGTCTTAAGACATCTATAAGCTCAGGATTCCAGTTGACTGACACTATGATAGGTAAGGCTGTCGATTTCGTTACCAAGCCGATAGACAATCAAGGTCATACGGCTATAGATAAAGCTTATTCGGAGGCTATCAAGAATCCGGACATGGCCGCTGATCTGGCTTTGTTCTTGATGAATAAGGACGAGTTCCTTAAACAGAAAACTAACAAGGTTAAGATGGAGGTCAATAAGAAGACCATCACTCTTCTTTCTGGCAATAAGGGAGGAAAGCAGAATAAAAATAATATCGATAATGATACTATAGAGGCTAACTTCCTTGATCTGAGTGGATCAAAGAGTGTATAACATTAAAAATAAATAGAAATGAATCCATTTTTGACAAAAAGTTTTCCGGCTACCGTGAATGGTGATAACGTTATTGCCTTCACCGATGCCAAGAACTATAAGACATCGCTCGTAGAGCATAACTTAGGCTCATTGGCGAGCTGGTATTATGAGGATCCTGACAAGAATTTTTTGGGTATGTTGAATCTGTTCTCTAATATCGCCAATTACCCCGTTCCGATGTATATGGGTATGATTAATAACGGCGCTACGATCTCCGTTAACGGTATTGGAGCTTCTTTCCGTTATGATTTACCTGTTCCAAAGACATTCGCTGTTGTTACGGCTGAGGATACTTCAGGTCATCGTCTAAAACCGGGTATTGACGGTAGTTTGTTTGATATCGTTTTGAATACCTCTGAGTTTACGGCTTATGATGTCATCACCTATGACGCCGCTAACGGCTGTAATATCCTTATCTCAGGTGAGATCCCGTCTAAGACAGAAGGTGATTTGACACGTTATTGGGGTCGTATTATCGGCGGAAAGGCTAAATACTTCCCTAAAGAGAAATTACGTCCGGGTATCCGTTACTGGAAGATCGGTCATGCTCTTGGAGAGTATAGCACCCAGTTCTCTAAGGTATCTGGAGCTGACAAGGCTGGTTCTATGACTTGTGAATTCCGTTTAGGAAACCACCGTGGTGTTGAGGGTGAGACAACTATGTACGCTGGTATGAAGTCTATGCAGGCCGCCCAGAATAGCACTTCAGAGTTCGTGGAGACCGCCCTTCGTCGTATGAATGCCATGAGAAGCGAGTATGAGGGTAATATTCCTGATTTGGCTATTATCGGCAAGACTGTTAATGGTAGACTTGATTTACGTACGGCTAAGGTAGCGTCCACGCTGGAGGTATTCTGTATGGCTGAGTTGGTTAAGCTGGAAGCTAGACAGTTGATGTGGCAAGAAGGTGGTATTATTATGGATCAAAATGGTCCTATCCATTTGAATGAGGGTATCTACCGTCAGCTTCGCCGTGGTTACACTATCTACTATAGCCGTCCGATGGGTATTACTAAGGACACGCTTATGGCTGCTGCGGCTTATATTTTCCGTGGTCGTCAAGATCTTCCTATTACGGAGCGTAAGATTAAGTTCAAGGTAGGAGCTATGGCTATGGTCAACTTAGAGAAGTTGATTAGAGAAGCTTTCTTCACTACGTTGAATAATTTAAGCTGGGGTATGGGTAGCGACCGTATGTTGCCTTCTAATCCTATATCCGGTACTAATGATGCTATGATCTTAGGTCCAGTTCAGGTTAAGGGCGCTTTCCTTTCTGGCATCGGAAATGTAGAGTTCGAGCACGATCCTTCTTTGGATTACGCTGACATGACAGATCGTAGCGAGTTGGTGAATGGTATGTATCCTAGATCCTCTTATTCTTGTATTATTGAGAATATCACTGACGCTGGATCGACTAACGCGTATTCCGCTATTCCTAATACGGCTAACGCTAAGTTGGGTAATATGAATAACAACGTATTCTATATCAAACCAGAAGGCGTAAGCATGTGGTGGGGTTATGAATACGGTCGTTGGGCGCACAAAGCTAACGGTAATGAGATCGTATCATCCTTGCCGGGCATGAAAGAGCAATTCTGGTGCCACTCAGCTTCAGCGGCTTGGGTTATGGATAACAGCAAGTTCTTGATCATCGAGCTTCAACCGAACTACTTCGGCTAAGTTTTTTTTCATATATGTAATTTGGTTTTTTAGAGGGGAGGATATTCCTCTCCTCTTTTTTAAGTAACGCAAAAAGGAAATGAAAGATATTTTAAAATCAAAGGAGGTATTGGTCGAGGTAAACGGCTTCAATATCATGTCAGATACCTTGTATGAGGTAGTAGGTAAACACGACGGAAGCGCTCCGCAGGCCTTCCAAGATGCCAATATAGCCAAGGCTCCGTTCCCGGAGAATGCTACTCACGTATGTTGCCCGTGGGATGATTTCTCAGAAGTTTACAATACTGGTTTTTATCCAAGATCAAGATGTTATAATGGCATGGATAAGGATGAGGTTGATAAGTTGGTTGATCAGCGTGTCAATAATATAATGAAGCCTTTTGAGAATATTTCCCAGAAAGATCTTTCCCAGACCAATTTCGAGTTTTGGGATGATGCTAAAGACAAGATCTATATGGGTAAGGTTTATAACACGGCTAATACCGTTGAGTTATTTTATTTATATCTGGCTGTATTTTCTGGCATGTTGACTCCTCAGGAAATGGATGGTGATCCTATTTTCATGAACTCCATGTTCTGTTTCATTGAGAAAGACAACGCCAAGGATTTCGTTCAGCAACGTGAGATCAATAAGATGAATATCAGCTATAAGTTCATCAACGCCCTTAAGAAAGGTGGCAAGGAACGTCAAGCTGTCATCGACCTTCTTCTGTACATCGGCATCGTAACTCGCCCGGATTTCACGGAGGATGAGTATTATACAGGATCTCTATCAAACTGGATGAATGAGAAGAAGACCAATGTCGATTATCTGCTTGATATCTGGGATCGGTCATTGGAAGGTGATTTCAAGGAAGTTCTTGAGTTTTACCGTATCGTAAACGTCCTTCAACGAAATGGTCGTATCAATATGACTCCATCCGGATTACAATATAATGGCCAGATCATAGGACCTGACGTTCGGACATCCGCTGAGTTCTTGGCTACCAAGAAAGACTTTATTAACATAAAGGCTAATGTATTGGATGAGTATGAGGAGATCATGTCTATGTCTAATATCGATGATAAGTCCAAGACCAAGAAGGTTAAGGATATTAAGAAGAAGGATGACGTAGAGGAGGGTGATAAGGTTAAGGGGGAATAGCGATGACAATCCAAGAAGCGTATCTAAGGTCTTTACAGAAGAACGAGCAGAATCTGGCCAATGGTGGGATTAAGCTGGATCCGGGAAGGTTCGTGTTGTTGTTCAACGAGGCCCAAGACCGGTTGGTTAAGTACTATCTAAATAGGAAGGATGACGAGACTATACGCTCCATCCAAAACCTTCTTGTTTATTGGATGTCGTTGGATAACGCGGGTAGGATGGATGACCCTGAGTCTACGTCCTTTAACTTACCTGACGACTATCTATGGTTCTCTAACATAAAAGGCGTTTTCTCGTACAAAGGGTGTGAGGTCACTGATTTCGTTATGTGGGAGGCTAAGAACGAGAATATCCATGAGCTTCTTGGAGACGAGAATAACCGCCCTTCTTACGACTATCGGGAGACATTCTATTCCATAGGGAACGGGAAGGTCGTGGTCTACGAGTCAGGCTTCCGCACCGAGGAGGTTAAGATGACGTATTACCGCCGTCCTGTCAGGGTGGACCTGTCGGGGTATATCAACGCCGCCGGTATCCAGTCGACGGACATCGACCCGGAGCTGCCCGATCCTTTGGTGGAGGAGATTCTGGATATGGTCGCAAAGCAATTCAACCTTAACGAGAATGAACTAAGTAGATATAGGATGGATAAGGATAATGTGGCTTCTTTTAAATAAACAACGTTAGTTTTGATTGATAAGCCTGCTCAGAAATGGGTAGGCTTATTTTTTTTATCATCCTACGCATATTTTCTGGAATCGGAGATTTCTCCGACTCCAGAAATCGTAAGTATGATTTTTGTGTTTTACAAAATATTTAATATAACGATTTTATATTGGAATATTTTTTATCTATATATTTTTACGGTAAAACTTTTATTTATATGTTTGCATCGTATTAAATAATTAAATATATATAATATGAAAACTAATGTTGTTATGATCTCCAAGGATAGGGATCTTTTTGGTGTTACTATCAAGCAAGATACTAAAACGTCTTTCATGTCGTTGACTGATTTACAGGAAGCCTATACCAGGAAAAGGATTCAGGAAGGATGGAATGATAAGAGGATAGAGAATATCCTTTCTAACAAGGAAAGTGCTGAGCGAATATACTATATTCTTGAAAAACAAGGATATATGATAGAAACAGGATTTCCTGTTTTTATGGAAATGGTTGAAAAAGAGTCTCTTATAAAAGTAATGAAAAAGTTTGGCGCTTATAAGACTGTTGGTAGGGGCGAGAACAGGAGAACTATGTGTAATCCTTATATATGGGTTCTTGTAGCTATGGAATTGAACCCTATGTTGTATGCCGAGGTTGTTACGTGGTTAACCGATAAGCTTATTCTTAATCGAATAGAGGCTGGCGATAGGTATAATGCTTTGTCTAGAGCAGCTTCTAGATTTAAGGATGTAGATTATGTTAAGATCGCCAAGGGACTTAATTATATTGTTTTTAATATCCATGAAAGTATGATCAGGAATAAGGCCACGGAAGCTGAGCTGAAGGAATTGGAGCAAACACAAGGCAATCTTATATGGGCTATAGATATGGGTTATATAAAAAGTTTCGATGAACTTATTGATATGATGAGGAAGATGTATGAGAAAAAGTGGCTTAAATAATGTTTTTACAAAAAATGTAATTTATTTATATGCCTATACACTCGTGATTGTGTTTTATTGTCGTGAACTCGTTTATTATTATGTTTGCGTTAGGTAAATGATTTTTAAATTAAAATATTGATAATATGTTGCACAGACCGCAAGACCGGGTACTTTTCGTATCCCCGCACGCTAAGATGGTGGATGTTGACTCCATCTTCTTAAAGGAAGGACAGATCGGTATTTACGATACTAAAGATACTTCCGAGAACGGTTGTAAGGCCGTGATTGATTTTACCGGTAAGCCTCGTAACGACAAGCGTTATGAGATCCGTATCGGTCGTAATGAACAAGCGGCTTCCCGCTCTATATATGATAAGGATTTTTCTACGCCTTTGTTCTCGTTGAATGAGATCACCGAGATTTACGCTTCTTGGCCGAAGAAAGATCATGCTTATGTCGATGATGTTATCTTAGGATACAACGGTGTGTCTGATGACACGGCTTTCTCCGTATCCAAGGGCGACCGTATCGCTATCCGCTTGGTTCTCGCTGGTCGCGCCTTCGAGCTTCTTGGCTACGAGGGAGGTCGCATTGAAATCAATGACGCTATCCTTTTGGATGATTGTGACAATACGCCAAATCAATGCGAGGAATGTGATCCTTGCGAGGAAGTTGATTTGTTGCCCGCCGTCCTGAAGTGTATCGAGCGGATGAAGAATCAACCTATCGCCGGTGGTGGTAAGGTATCTGATTATATCGATATTACTCCGGTTACAAGATGTACTAACGAGGCCACGGAGCCTGAGACGGAGGACGTGAACTTCTATTGTATGGAGGTTTGCGATACTGGTGATGACCTGGCCTTGGCTGAGGTTCGTGCCCAGTACCCGGGATTGAAGATCGTTCGTGAGAGCATCAACGGCAGCATGTCACGTTATAAGGTGATGAAGAAAGGGGCTAAGCCTAATGACTATACTCAACGTCTGATCTCTATCATGAAAGGATGCGAGGAATGCCCGCCTAGCTATACTGAGGTCAAGGGCGGATACCTGTATTCCATTTCATTGGAGGATGACGGCGTTGATATGTCTACTACGGTAGAGTCTTTACCTAATGTGGTAGCTGATACGGTTAATAAGATGAGCCAGATCAAGGGATCAGGTTTGTATATTGCCGCTACTTCCAAGAGATTGACGGATGAGGAGATCTCTGCTTTCGTGGAGGCTAATCCTACGGCTATTATCTACTATGTGGCTAAGACATCCGATATGTGCGAGAATCCTACGGTTCGTACCGCTTCATGGTCAGCTTGTGGTTCTTGCAAGGTATCCACCGAGAAGTATTATATCACGATCCCGGATGATGAGTGCGGAAACAGTGCTTTGGAGGAAATCAAACAGGCTTTCCCGGAACTGGAGATCACTGACTACGGTACTCCCGCGGCTTGCCAGCATAGCTTCCAGACAACGGTATATACCAATATGTTGTGCGATGAGTGCGACAAGGTATTTGAAGGATTCTTCACCAGCAATGCTCCGGCTTCCTATCGTAATCGTATGTGGAAGAAATTGGAATCGGCTCAAGAGCTTGGCACTAACTGCAAGTGCGGTATCCGTTTCCGTGGCAAGGAAATGTTACTGTCTCCATCAGAGTGCTTGATGGATCAAATGACTTATATCGAGGATAGCGTAGAGATCGTTGGAGCTAGCGGAGGTTATCCTGATTCTCTTGACGAGGGATCCCCCATTTGGTGGGATCAGCTTCACTTCGAGAGATTATCCAGTAAGGCTCCTCGTACCCACGTAGGAGGTAATATGATGGATGATGAGTTGAAAGGATATGCTCACTTCAATGGATTCCCGAAACATCAGGATTTCATGGGGCGGACGTTCATGAACGAATATAGCCGTGTAGAGCAAACGGCTCAGTACGTTGACTTCCAGATTACGCTCAACCCTCATAGATACGCTCAGGGATTCGGAAAGGTTATCGCTGATGATCCTATCAACTTGATCTTACGTGTACGTTATGGCGCTCATGAGGGCGTTCAGGAGATGATTAATATGATCGGCGCTGCTGCTGGTCTTGGTCCAGCTATCGTAACCGAGCCGAAATAATTTGACCTTTTTTGCGTTCATATAGTTTCTAAAGGGGAGAGATTCATTTCTCTTCCCTTTTTTGTTATCTTTGAGGCAGTAGAATTAAAATATGATATTATGTCTGCGATAAATGAGTATTTAAAGAGACTTGCTTCCATCTTCGGTAGCATGGGTTTCTCCGTTCCGCCAGATGACTTCTCAGGTGTTGTCATAGACGGAAAGACGTATCCGGTCATGATGAGGAATGACGGGTGTTACGTGTACTTCGATGATAAAGGAGTAAAGAGACTTGTAAGCGAGGTCCCTAAAAAGGACTATCAGTTCATTAACATCAAGGACGCCCGTGTGTCGATCGTCAACCAATGTTATCGTACGCCGGGTGGTCAGGTAGAGGCTCGTATCCATACCTATATGAATAATAAGGGAGAGATACTGGCTGAGAAGATATTTATCATCAACTCATCGGATATTGATACTCCTATTGGTACGGAATTGGATAAGGTTCCAGCCGAGTGGGTGGCTATAGACTGTAGTATAGCGGAGATGACCGATAGGGAGTTGATATTCGTAAGTAAATGCTATGCCACGGAAGGGGGCAAGGTTCAGATCGAGGGTGTTGAGTCGGTAGACCCCCGCTTGAATCCGGAGGTGTCCCATTATGAGGTGGTGAATACGACTGATGATAGTAATCCTATCGGTACGGAGTATGATGCCATTCCTGACACATGGAGTCGTATAGTATGTGATTTCCCTGACATGACCCAAAGGGAGATAATACCGGTGCTTAAATGCTTTGATACCGGAACCGGAAGAGTGCAGATAGAGGGATATAAGATATTTGATTACGAGATGGGTACCAGAAAGGAATGGTATCGCGTCAAGCAAAGTACCGATCCTGAGAATCAGGCAGGTAAGTTTATCACCAGCATAAACGATGACTGGGTTGAGGTCGTTTGTGACTTCACGGATATGGAGGATCGGGATATTGAGGTAACTGTAGAATGTTATAAGACACCGGCCGGTAAGGTGAAGCTGGAGGTTCTCACGTCATGGGATGGGAATATAGGGGTTAGGGATAAGAGCTATAAAGTCCTGGAGACTACCGACCCGTCACAACCTGAGGGCGCCAGCTTCAGTTCCTTGCCAGATACTTGGATAAGGGCTGTCTGCGATTTCGACGATATGGAAGAGCGTGACATTAGGGCTTACGTCGAATGTTACGACGGAGGTAATGGCCCAGTCAAGCTTCGTAGGCTGGTTTCCTATGACTCCAAGATAAAGGCCAGATACACCCGTTTCGAGGTTCTTGATTCGGATGACGCCGGCTTCGTCCCAGGGACGGGCTTGGCTACCCTTCCCGACGGATTCTCTTTGGTTCCATGTGATTTCGTCGATTTTGAAGATCGTATGCTTCAGCAGAGAAAGGAATGTTATGATACTGGCAATGGACGGGTACAGGTATCACGTATCACTTCTTATGATGGTGATATAAGTATCCGTAGGACTTCTTATGTAGTTACTCGTTCCGAAGATACGGATGTTTCCGTTGACAGGATATATAAGGATATACCTGGCGGATGGACTCGCATGGTATGCGAGATGGATGACATGGAATCACGTGATATAGAGTCTTATATCGAGTGCCATGATACGGGTGATGGTAATGTCAAAGTAAGGAGAATCGTGTCTTATGACGCCAAGATAGGTGACAGATATACCCGCTACGAGGTAATGGAGTCGGATAACGGCGGTTTCGTCCCGGGGCGGCGCCTGTCCACCCTGCCCGCTGAATGGTCTTTGGTGTCTTGTGATTTCACGGATATGGAAGACCGGATGCTTTCTAATACGGTTGAATGTTATCGATCAGCCAATGGTGTGATACGTATTATTCACACGATATCTTATGATGGTAAATTAGGCATCAGATCTGAGTTGTGGGAGGTCGTTAGCTCTACTGACAGCGGCATCCATGTAGGAGATAAAGTAAGCTCGTTCTGGGAAGGTCTTACCCGGATCGAATGTGAGGAACCGGATTACATGGATCGGCTTATTGATACGACAGAAACTTGTTATGATACTGGGAAAGGTACGGTAAAGATTCGCGGGCAGGAATCATTGAACGGCAACTTGGATGTAAAGGTATTTGATTATAAGATCATTGAGTCTACCGATCCTGATCATCCTATCAATACGACTCCTATCCAGACAGTTATTAATGGATGGACGGTTATCAGTTGTGATCTTAATATCATGGATGTGGATGACTGTTATGAGGTTGGTGGTCATAAAATCCATTTAAAGGGATTCAGGACGATCAATCCGGCGTTACAGGATATTAAGTCCATATTGTATGTCGTGTATTCTAATCATCCCGATTATAATGTAGGTGACGAACTGTCCTCTATGCCAGATGGAGCTAAAGTAACGATCTGTGATTACGCGGATAAGAGCCAAAGACATATGGTCCCGGCGCGTGAGTGTTATGAGGTAGCTGATGGCCGGTTCTATGTGGAAGGAAGTCGGTTGATGGATAACAATATGGTCGTTGAGCGGACGTCGGTAATGGTGCTGGAGTCATCCTCCCCGACCTACCCGGTAGGTACGACACTGACCTCCATTCCTGTTGGAGCTACTATCGTGGCTTGTTTATGTCAAACATGTTAATCCTAGCGTTATGGTGAAAGTATGTAATGATTATTATATGATTGACGCCTTAGCTGGCGGTGAGGTCATTAGAAAAAGAAAGTATCGTCGTGAGAATACGATGATCGGATATAAGTGGTATGATTATAATGGGGTCAAGGTAATTGACCCCATTGAGATATCACGTCTTGACGGACTGGCTACTAAGCATCAACGTGTGGATGAGTCTTATGATGACCATGCTATTTTCATGTCGTCAACCAATTACGTTGACAGTGTTTCTGGTATACCTATGGATAAGCATATGGTTGTCGTTGAATGGAGGCCGGAAAGCGAACAGGGGTTTGTTACGATGGCTCATGAGCAAGGTCTGGAAGGTGATAGCTATTATATCGTTGTCATCAATACAGGTGATAAGCAAGCCACGATCTATACTCCGGTAGACCCGGAGGAGCCAAAGGAAGGCGCTACCCGTGCCGAAGATGACGCCAGCGTCTCTGTTGGAGGATCGTACGTATCTATATCTCCAAGGCAAGTGGAGAGAATAAGAGTCACGTTTAGGGGCGGGAAGTGGTATTATGAGCTGGTGACTAAAACATATCCTAGCAATACCGGTGGTATTAAGATCGGTGACGTGGATTTCGTTACGTTCAGATATTTGTGGGACGAAAGTTCAGGAAGGGATTTGGATACCATGACAGAGGCTCTTAACTCGAATGTTCCTACCATAGATAATTTAGGCGTAGGATTCGCTGGTCCAGGTAATAATGACGATCATGTAAGAAGCGTACTTAAATGGGGAGGAGACAATACCGGATCAGGCAAGGAATGTGTATGGATGTCGGTAAAGGATCTTCGTGCTCAATATTATGATATATTACCTGAAGAGACTCGGTTTATAGCCTACTCCACATGGTTTGGATCCAAAGGTACTGGTAAGTGTTCTTTTGAGCTTGTAGGGTATAAGGGAGGTACGATGAGCCAAGATGGATATAATTTTATAAATACCGGTGGATCTGTCGTATATCAAAACACATATGATTTTATCTGCAATACCAGTAAGGGGGCGAGTACATATAAGACTTCTTATCAGAAAGTAGCCCGTATTACTTATAATAAGCTCACCAATGAGGTCTATATGTCTATAGGCGATGCTATAGATCAGGAGGATAATTATGATAAGCTGGAGCGGGAGATCAATAATATAAAGGAAAGACTTAGCGATGTCGAGAGCGAGTTGGCTGTCGTAAGACGTATAGCCGAGGGCAAGAACACGGCGTATATATTTGATACGGTCGATGCCATGAATGAGTGGCTGGCGGTTCAGGAGAACACGGCTAAGCTCCGTGTGGGGGACAGCTTCTGGATCAGGGAGCAGGATGTGCCTGATTATTGGTGGGATGGAGCTCAGGCTTTAGAGCAGGAAGGTCCGAAGGTGGATTTGTCTCCTTATTATACGAAAGATGAGATTAATAATATTGTTAATGATATCAATCAGAAGATAGAGGATAAGAGTACGTCGATCATCTTCGATACCTATATCCAAATGAAATCTTTCGTAGACGATCCTACTAACGCCGATAAGCTTAAGGAAGGTACCATCTTGTTGATACGAGATAAAAACGTACCTGATTATTATTACGATGGTGCTGGGATAGTCAAGATGGAGGCTGACGTAGAGCAATGTCTTTATATTACTTTAGCTAATAAGCCTACGGAAAGCACTATAAGTTATACCCAAGATCGGGAGGTGACTAATTTCGCTCCGGGAGCTATAGCTAGGTGGATTGACGCTGACGGGAATAATGTGTTTTATAAGCTTGTAGAGATAGTAGGTGGTAAGGCTAAGTGGATTACCCTTATCGATACTAAATACGGTAATGTGACGCTACAGAGCACTTACGACAAGAATTATGAGATCGTTAATATCGTATCTGGGTCTAGGTTACAGGCTATAAATAGCGAGAAGAATGATATCAAGTTCGTTAATAGCGCTACGGGTAACGTGACTGTCGTGTTGAATGGGACCGTGTCAGGAGGAGCCAAGAAACTGGTGAGTATGCTAGCGGTGAATGAGGTAGTCTTGACCCCCGGAGCGGCGGTGTCGTTTACCCGGAACGGCGATGAGTTCGTGCTCACGGAGTTGTTTGGCGTTACTATCTTCCCGGATCTGGCGGATGCCAACCGTGAGGGAGAATGGGTGATGAGCGTAGGCGTAACCGGAAAACCGATCCTTATGGAGGTAAAGGAGATGAGGAAATGGGATGAGAGTATTGTCAGGGAACTTACTATTGATGAGCTTAACGAGAAGTTCCCTAACGTGGATATCGGATTCGCTGTCGTATGCAAGACCATCAACAAGGTATATGAGATGGTTAACGGATACAAGGAATGGATGTCTTATGATATAACCTTAATTAGTTGATATGGGATTTTTAGTAGGATATGATACGGCTCTGTCCTCGGTGACGTTTTATGTTAACGAGGATAGGTTCCCTTGTTATAATGGGAGGAATGCTGATTATGTGCCAGATCCGATAGTAGATTATGATGCTTTTAATCGTAATCTCAGGTTCTCGGCAAACAATCCAGGATTCGTGGACGTCGATTGGGGTGACGGGACAAAGGGTCAATATCCTTTAGTTAAGATATCTGATGGTAGTTATAGGATTGTATTCAGGTCTCTTGACATTGAGTATAGGAAGAATCCGGATGATACCGTATGGTGGTTTAATAAAGAGGATGGCTCACAATACATACCGGTTCCTCCCCATAAGTATAGCGATATTAGGCGTAGGGAGGTTACGATGAGGTTCTCTAACGTAATCGATGGGGAGTTCAATATGGATGGTATTGTCCTCCATGAGTTTCCTGTAGTTAATCTACCTGATATAACTTATTTGGCTATGGTCAGGTCCGTTTTAAAAAATGGAGATATCCCATATGACAGGATAAGCAAGAGCGTTAATCTTCGTAATATACAGATGGGGTCTTTTTCTCATCCTGGTGTTTGGGATAATTGGCCGGAGGGATTTTTAAAAATGAAAAGATTGAAGTATTTTGGGTGTAATTTCGTTTTTAATTTCGCTGATAATCCTGATTCTAATTGGAGAAGATTCTCTGAATGGAAGAATCTTACTGAATTTAACTTCAACTGGTGTAACATCCCTTCTTATGATCCGGCTTTTAATTCTATTCCGGCCGCGGGTATAAGTATCATTAGCAATAGGAATAACATACCTGTATTTGATGAGGTGGATAAGGTTGGAGATGATAAGACAGGCGTTGCTTTTATGGCTGATGGTAGCTCATGGAAACAAGATCTGGTAGGAGGTAAGTTGAATAAGATTCAGGGCACGTATTGTAGTTCAGGCACGGTACCGGTAGACGATCTCCCAGACTGGTTATATGAGGTAAGGGAATTTAGGATATGGACTTTGTGTGATGGTGGTAAATTTATAAATACGCAGGAGAGGGCTGATACGTTCGTTAACACGTTTTATGATAAGATAATGTCGTGGAGTTATATAACGATGTCACAGACGGCTTCTGACGGTAACAGGAATCAGTTTTATAAACTTACCTTAGATTTATATACTGCCGCAACTCCTACTAATAAGAGACCGTCTGGCGTTTATCAAGCCCCTGAGGGGTTTGTTAAGGGTGTTAGCAACGGTAATCCTACGACGCCTATGGAGAAGGTGTATGTGCTTACCAATAACTACGGGCAGACATGGGTCTTGGCCCCTGCCCCGGCTTCTAAGGCCGCCCTTACGAGGGCAAGGCGGGCTGGGAAGGCTAGGATTACCCCGTTCGTCCTTGGCGTAAAGGACGGCCATGTATCCGTGTTCGGCGGAGATGTATTGGATGATAATATGAGTAAGTATAATTTCGCCGACAAATACGAGGCTATAGATATCTGTAACGATCTGGGATTGGACGGTTCACCGGTTGTCGAGTATTTCAGGAGAATAGAGGAGGGAGAGGTATGAAATTAATATGTAAGGATACGAATAAAGGCTCTATAACATTTTTTACTAAGGGTAAATACGCTTTTAGGGGCGTTAACAGGGATGATACTATTGATGATGTGCCTGATCCTATATTGGATGGTAATAATTATAATGAGCATATAGAATTTTATTCTAATGCTCCCGGCATGTGCGAGGTTGATTGGGGAGATGGGAGTAAAGAGCAATTCCCTTTTGTAAAGGCTAGGAGTGGATCTATATATGGGCAATACAGGTTAATATTCAGGAGGAGGGATATAAGCTACAGGAAGAATCCAGATAGTCATCCATGGTGGTTTTATAAGGATGACGGGAGTGAGTATATCCCCGTGCCTAATCATGCTTATGCTGATGGGCTGGATAAAGAGCGGGTCGTGGCCATGACTTTTACGAATGATATTACATTTGTACAAACAGCAAGGATAATGATGACAGGATTCCCTATACTTGATATGCCTGGCCTTGGCCATCTGATTATAAGTATCCCTGGTAATCGTAACATAACAGATATCCCAAAGGATAGGATAAAGAGATCGGTAAATATAGAGCGTATAGCATTAAGTGAGTTTGGTGTGGGTACGTTGACGTCCATCCCGGAGGATTGGAATAGACTAACTAAATTGAAAGTTCTGGATTTGTCCCAGTCTATTGACTTTAGTGATACCGAAGCTTCCAATATAAGGAAATTCCCTTCCATGTGGCCCGATCTGGAGGTACTGTCATTGCCTGGCGGGAAGGTGAGGTTATATCCAAGGGAATGGTTGTCGTTCAATAACTTGAAAGAGTTGTATCTAAGCCCTGGTAGCGCCACGTCGTCGTTCGACCCTGACTTATGCCCGGCCATGGATGAGGTGGATAGGATAAACCCAAGCTTGAAGATTTTCAGCCATATAAACATGTGGTATGGCTCGTCGGCGAGCTGGCATCCGTATATGAGCGGTAAGGGTCTTGAGAATATAGTGAGACTTGATGCGTTCCGTAGTAATACCATAGATGTCACCAATCTGCCTGATTATATGTACGAGATGAGATCAATGAAAGAGTTTTATATGTATCTCTCGCTAAAGACACAGGAAAGATCGGATACCTTCATATCCAGTCTGTACGACAAGGTGATGGCGTTCAGTAACCTCACCATGACATCGACGGCGTCTGATGGAAAGCGGAACCAGTTTTATGGGCTTTACCTAAGTATCTACTTAGCGCAAGATCCATCGGATAAAAGGCCTAGCGGTGTATTGCGGGCTCCTTCAGGTTTTGTCAAGGGGCAGTCCAACGGCTCCCCGTCAACCCCAATGGAGATGATTTATGTGCTTATGAATAATTATGGGTGGAGATTCGTCATACCCCCGAAACCATCTGCGTCAAGATCAAGGTCCTTGAACAGGGTTGATGTCAAGCCATATAGGCTGATCGTGTCCATTGATGGCGATGTTTTTGTCGGCGATGGCGATTGCCTTGCCCAGGACACGGATAACGTGTTCCAGTTTGGCGGTCAGCCGGAAGGGGAGTATTTGTGTGATTCTATGGGATTGGACAGGAATGTTATTGTAGAATATTTTAACAAGATAGGTAATGGCTAAGACATTATATAAATATGAGGCCTCATCAAATAAGTTCGTGTGGTTCACTACATGGGATAGGGCACTTAGAAATTATTATACCGATGATTATAATTATGTACCTGATCCTGTCGTTGGTAATCCTTATAATACGTTTGTCGAGTTTAGATCCAGAAAGCCCGGTATGGCTAATGTGGATTGGGGGGATGGAATAAAGGAGCAGTTTCCTATGACCAAGGTCCAAGGGCAGGATAATTATCGTATCATATTCCGTTCTTTAGCGATACAACACAGGAAAAATCCCAATACTACGTGGTGGTTCAGGAAGGAGGATGGATCGCAATACGTACCTGTGGATAATCATGCTTACGCTGATGGGAGGAGGGACGTACAACGGGCTGTGTCGATAGATTTTACTTGTGATATTTATTATGCCAATATCCAAATTTGCAAGATGACATCTTTCCCGATTGTGGATATACCAGGACTTGAGTTTTTGGTCGTATCCCATACGCTGTATGTTAATGACGGTATACCTGTAGACAGGTTGTCAAGATCCAAAAAGTTAATTTATATCGATCTTCAAAATATAGGGCAAAGAATGACCGTAATTCCTGAGGCTATAACCAGTAAGACAGAGGTATATTATTTAAATATGTTTAATATGCTTGATCTTAGGGATATAGAATCTAGCGGGATAAGGAATATAAAGAACATGAAAAAACTTAATACTCTCAATTTAAGTTCATGTTATTTGGATAGGTATATAAAGGAGTTTAATGATCTTCCAGAATTAAGAGAATTGAGAATATCTCCAGGTCCTACCGATATGTGGAATTATTTTGACTTGAATACGGTCCCATCATTTGAGGTCGATAAAATAAATCCTACAATCACCACTTTTAGTTTTCTTGAAGACTGGATGACTTCCGAGAGAAGGACAGGGTGGAATGATGATAATATGTCTGGAAGGGGGCTGGAATATATCACGGGGTTTTCGGCTTTTAGTAGCAATAGCCTTAATATGGATAAACTTCCGGATTATATTTATGAGATGAGGTCTATTACATGGTTTGACGTGAATGCATCCACTCATAGCCAAAAAAGATCAGATGATTTCGTAAACTCCTTCTACGACCTTGTTGTAGGATGGGATCAGATTACCATGGCATCCGTGGCCAAAGATGGGGAAAGAAATCAGTTTTATGGACTTGCGGTTTCTATGTATAGTAGTCTATATCCTGACGAGAATCAGCGTCCTTCCGGCACGGAGCAGGCCCCCGAGGGATTCGTGAAAGGCTCGTCCAACGGGTCTCCCGCTACACCTATGGAGAAGATATATGTGCTAAAAAATAACTACGCCCAGAGATGGACGATTAAACCAGAATAATATTATGAATATCAATATTTTAAAACTAAATTGGGGGGGGGTAAAATCCTATTTGCCTTATGATGAGAAGAAGGATGTTACCCAAAAGGAAGGTAATAGAGGTATTCGAGGAATTATCTCCTCAGGATAATGGATATTGGACGGTTCCTGATGGGGTCTATGAGGTTGAGTTCGCGTTGGTCGCCGGAGGTCTTAATGGAGAATATTCCGATATATATAATGCCGGGAGTGGAGGTAACGGAGGTGGTGTACTGACTGGGACTATATCCGTAAATCCAGGTGTTACATATAGGGTGGTTGTAGGAGATATAGGTGGTGATAGTATATTCGGTATATATCAGGCTATTGCCGGTAAAGGTGGAAGAGGCGGATATGGAGTTAAAGGGGATGACTATGATCCTTCCCCGGGAAATCCAGGGCAAGATGGATCATATGTTTTTAATAACAAATATCCTGACCGATACCCTTATCCTATGGGCGCTGGTGGTGGATCGGGAGCTTATACAAGAGGATGGGATAAAGGCTTTTTATCCGGAGGTAAAGGTGGCAATCACGGAGGAGGTGATGGGGCTGGAGCTGAGGATACTGAGGGTGTTACTATTAATGGCGAAAATGGAGGTAATGCCACTTATTATGGTGGTGGTGGTGGAGGAGCCTCTAAAGCTTCTAATAGTGGGGCTACGAGCGGTCGAGGAGGATCAGGTTATCGTGGTATTATTATTTTGCATTATTTAAAAAACGGATAATATGGATAGAAATAGTATTATAAAAGAACTAGGTTCGTATTTTGATATAGTGGAATTAGTATGTCCTCATACATATAATAAGTGGAAGGACAGATCGTGGCAGTTTCTTGATACAGCGTTTCTCCATAATCTTCTTATATTACGGAGGGATATAATCAAACAGCCTATGTATTGTAATAACTGGGATAAGCAAGGGCAGTTTTCCCAACGTGGTCTTAGATGCAACATCTGTCAGATAGTTAAGGATAAGAAAGATGTTTATCTATCCGCTCATGTGTTGGGTAAGGCTGGTGATTTTGATATCAAGTCGATGACGGCGGAACAGGCTAGAGGCTTGATCTTGGATCATCAAGATATGTTACCATATCATTTCCGGCTTGAAGGGAAGGTGGGTTGGTTGCATTTTGATAGTCTTGATACGAGGAACGGTATACACGCTGTGGTGTTTTAGGGACTTAACGGTATAGTGGTTAACTTTGCGAGTAGGGTACAAAATGAAAGACAAAGACATGATAGAGCGAGTAGGGGCTTTGTGGAATATTGCGCTTGTGTATGGTGCCTCTTGTTGGGCTTACTTCCAGCCAGTGCATCATTTATTGATTGTATTACTTATAGTATTAATAGCTAATTTTTTGGCTAGGTTAGCGCAAAGCGTAAGGGGCTGGAAGCTCCGACGGAGTCGTAGAAGAAGGTTTAGTCTTAAGAGATGGTTTAGGGAGGTCAGGTTTACTGATATTCTTAAGGAGTTCGCTTTGTCCTGTTTTATAGTAATGACATTATGTGTTATATATAAGACGTTATACCCGATCGAGGAGGAGGCTAGCATGATACTTACCGTTACCAAATATGGGGTGTATATAGCCCTTGTTGGATATGTGATGCTTTTCTTGAATACGATAGGGGATGCTTTTGCTGACGCTTATCTGGTTAAGGTGTTCAAGGCTGTATTCAATAGGATAAACGTATTCAAGATGTTTGGCTTCTCTAAAAACATACCTGATGAGACGTTTGACGATATAAAGAAAATTGCGGATGATGAGGTTAAGGATAAGTCTTAGGGCTGTTTTTTGTTTAGGTCTGTCGCTGTTCCTGTCCTCTTGCGGAAGTAGGAGGCAGGTTAGCGACACGTCTATTGATAGCCGGCTAATAAGCAGGATAGAGACGATGATAGATGAGGCCATGGATCGGAGGATCGTAGAGATCAAGACATCTGATCTTAATGCTGATATCGTTATAACTGAGAGGAAATTCGATACGGGCAAGGATGTTGATCCTGCCACGGGGGAACGGCCGGTGTCCTCGCAGACAGATGCCCATATTGTCATTGGCCGGCGGGATAGCACGGTGACGACTGATTCCCTTGGCGTTGATAAGACGATCACTGGTATTGAGGATATTGATAAGAAGACAGACATCAAGCATAAGGATATAGACGATAAGGAGGAATCAAGGTGGCCGATGGCTATTATCTTTATGTCGATCTTAGGTATATTGGTTGTATTATTCGTGTTGTTGAAAAGATTCGGATTGATAAAATAATAGGTGTACAAGAAACCCCATACACCTATTGGTTATCACCCCAGAAAAGAATTGCAAATATGAGGTCAGTCTCGGATTCGAACCGAGGTATATGGTTTTGCAGACCACCGACTAAACCTACTCATCCAACCGACCGTATCGCGAATATATAATTTTGTCTTTAATCAAACAACCTCTTTGACCATATTTTTACTCAACTAGAATATCCCTTAAAGAGAATCCCTTATCTAGTATACTGTTTGAGGAAATGTCTTTTCAAGGTCTACACTTATTGACACCAAAAGGAAATGTGGCGGCTCCGTGAGGCAGGGCAGGAGGTATCCCCACACGGCCAGCCAGGAGCGGAGCGACTCGTAGCCCACCTCCCTTTTCTCCTTGGCATTTCACGCTTTAGCGCAGAAAAGAAGTAAGCATATCAATGCATTAACGTATGATGTAGATAGTATTTTGTCGATCAAAGATCCGTCGATAACATAAGTAGATGTCAAAAATATACCAAACTAAATCATTGATATATACTATTATTAAGATCTTAGATTTTTAATTTACTACAGATTATTGAGTTAATGTAATTAAGTTATATACTTTAGATAATAACAAAGCGTTAGCTAACTCTTTTTAATTAACCAACTTATGATATAAATAAAGAAAATCTTTATAATGATATTCCCTTCTTGGAGGGGCAAAAGTTCCTTATATCACATGTCACAAAATAGACAACTGTGTTTATAAAAGAAGGTGGATAAATAAATACATCTCTTTTCTTAACTATCCATACGATAGTCTCCCTACGCAATGTCTAAGCTGGATTTCGACCATAGCGATCGCCGTAAAAAGCCGTGATCATAAACAAAAAAAATGAGTACTTTCACAAGCACTCATTTTGAAATGACAAAGTTTTTAGTACCTTTGTACTATATAAAAAATTAATATATGACAAATATAACATTAATATTCGACCAATTCGTATCTTCCTCAGAAAAAAAGAGGATGTCAGAAGAAAATAGAGCCTTGAGGAGGGATTCCGGCAAGGTCATCCTACCTTATTTGCTTAATGACAATGCTAATCCTTGTTGCGACAACCCTAGGATAAAGCGTCAATCATCATCCAAGTCGGAGATACTTGAGAAGCCGATATCGGAGACACTGATAGGCATTCTTATCATATGCCTTGACCCTATAAGGTTTAGGTCGCTGGGGATCCGATACAACATCAAGTGGTTTTATTACTTTGTGAATGAAGTAGTTAATTACTATATCAAGCATCATCGTCTTGGTGGTGATAATCTAGCTTATCAGATAAAGTTAGTTAGGTGGCTTTTGATCAGTTATGTTAACGTGGCTGTTGTTCACGGTTATTATGCTATGGTAAGGAAGGCGAAGAAGGAGCATCCTGACCTTTTTGTACATAGTAACAAGGCGAGGTATTATTATTGGGACAATTGCCCTCCTAAGCATCGCAAGCTAGAGGATGAGCGAAATGTAAATAATCCGACCTATAAGGCCCATGAGTGCAACAGAAAGCGCTCCGAGGACATCAAACGTGTTGTTTATGACTCCATGGATTCGATCAGGAAACGTGACCTTAAGGATTTTGTGTCTTCCAAAAATAATGGGGTGAGCATTTATTTTAAGGAAAAGGTTCAGAACAAGGTCAGGAAGAAAGGCTTTGGTAATGTAAGCATCAAGACCATAGAGAGGGCTATAAAGAGCTATTTAGATGATAGCGGTGTCACTTTCTCTGAGTTCGTCGATGGGGTGAGGAAGTTGGATAGGAAGATAAAGGAAGTCAAGTCCGCTTTTGGCAAGGCTAAAAGGATTAAGATCTTTGGCGTCAAGGCTTATGATTATGTGTCTGGAGATGAGATAGTTGATGAGTTTGGTATGGCCGCGTTGTCTGATGATGTGTGGATTCCTGATAATAGCACACCGTTCCTTGACGATTATATTGAATCGCAGTATTTGTCTAACAATTTTAATTTTTAATATTATGGTTAATATAAAATCACATGACTTTTATACGGTGTTTGATGATAAGAAGCAACTTTTTAAAGTATCATCATTATTTGATTCTTTAGATGAATCTGAAGACATAGTAAAAGATTTGATGGATTCTGGCACATTCATGTATGTTGTTGACGAACGACTGTCTATGATATGGGTGGATATATTTATGATGATAGAGCTTCTTGGGGAATATGATGGTGGGGATGTTAAGGATTTGGCTATTAAATGCTCTTCTCTCTATTTGAAAGATAAGGTGATGCGTTTAATTGTCGATTATGTCAATTGCGATTCTGATGATTATGATGATAGCGTTGATCCTATATTGAGTTATTGTAGCAATCTTATTCATAGTGGTGATGGGAATATTGATTATCTGCCATTGTCCGACATGGCAAGTTTGAATGTAGGAAATTATATGTCAGATGACATGTTGAAGCTATTTGATATTGCCAAGGAAGACAATCGCATAATATCTATATTGTTTGTTTTGTTAAGTAGACCGTATGTTGACGATTATGGTTTTTTTACTCTTACTGATTTGCTTTCTATGATGATTGATAAAGGTTTTATTGGTGATCGTGATGATATAGTGAATGCCTTAGGCTTATCTTAAGGTAGGTTTATTGTATTGGTATGACCCTATTTTGTATCTTTGCTTAAAAGTAGTAAAGATGAATCAGATAAATATCATACCTAAGATAATCCATGATAAGTTCGCCGCTAGGATTATTATGGATGATTACGATATAGAAAAACCTATCGTAATTACTGTCGTGGCCAGACGTAATGATGGCGAGTATAATACCCAGATATTGACATATCCTACATCTGGCGTTGATTATGATGGTAATGTAAGGATGGTGTTTTTCGATGTCGCTAGGTCTCATGTTTGCCAGATAACATCGGTGTTTATCAACGGTCATGAGGTCAAGACATATTATACCGATGTCCCGGATCTTGATATGCAGGCTCGTTATGACGATAGCTTGTGCCGGTACGACAAGAAGGTTAATATGAATGATATTCGGCTGTCATTTCAGGTGCTAGAGACACGTGATCCTAAGGTGCTTCAGGTATTGGATGAGTCTGAGTGGGGGCTACTGGAGGACAGGAAGGCGATCATCGAGATCACTACGCCGGGCATGTCCGACCCCGTTACGTTGTTCCTTGGCAAGAATCAGGTCAATACCTTTACTAGCCTAACATTAGGCCTTAATTGTTTTAATTACGATGATTGTAATGTCAAGTACCTTGACCTACCTGATGGTATATATGATATCAAGATCATAGGTAGCCCTTCTACTTACAACTTCAGTCGCAAGTATCTTAAGACGGATCTTATACGCAGGCGTCTTGATCGGCTATGGATTAAGACTGATATCCTATGCGAGGACAAGGATAAGGATCTTATAAATAAGATACAGGAGATGGAGATACTTATGGTCGTAGCGGAGGCTAACGTTAGGTTGGACAATATAGAGGCGGCTCATGAGATCATTGATCGTGTCGGAGAGCTTCTTGAGATGGCTACCAATTGCGTGGATTGTTAAACATGAAAATATTTAGTCGTGGGTTGTAATACTTGTAGGGAAAAGGCATTAAGGGCCGAGAGAGAAAGAATTGAGAGAAGTATGATGAATCATTCTTCTTCTACCGTTGTTAGCGATAGAGAATATGCTTCTAGAAGCACCGCTGGATGTATGGTTATGCAAGATCCGTTGCAGACCATGGAGCGTGACGTGGTTAGTATATATAAGCAAGTTCGTACCAAGGGTGATGGCGTTGGTGTATCTTATCTTAATATGCAGAAAAAGATCCGTGAGTGGATCAAGAATCTGCCGTATGGATGCCCGCCTGACGAGGAGGTACAGGAAATGAGAAAGGAGATTCTGGATGGGCGTTCAAAGCATATCAAACCTTGATAGGATAGATCTATGTAAGGTCGTAGACGAATGGCTGTCCTGCCAATGGGGTAGATATATGAGATACCATAGGTATAGGATCGGGAATAAGCCTGATGTATCTTATTGGGGCAAGATAATTCGTCTGCAAAGATCATTATGCGATAATGATTGCGGGTTATGCCCGGATGAGGTAAGATCGTTAAAGGAACGTGTTAATAAGTTGCTGGCATGAGAAAGTATAATTGTTCACATATAACTCCGTCCACTTGCGTACCTTACGAGGGTGATCTTCCGGAGTGGTCAAAGCATAAGGACTCTGATGAGTATGTCAAGATCTCTGATGTGATAGAGGAGATATATGAAGAGCTTACCCGTATCAGGGAGGCTATAGATGTCAGGGATCTTGGCGAGTCTTGCGTGAAGATAAATGGCGATAAGACTATAGCTAAAATCCTTTACGCTATTGAGGATAAGATCTGCAATGGGTAATTAATGTCCTGATTTTAGGATATTAAAAATAGCCAATCGGTTTGTGTTTATCATCCCGATTGGCTATTTTTGTATGTCCGCCGACTCTCACGAGGGAGCGGACATAAACTATTTAATTATTAATCTCAAAATTAGGCTAAAAAAATGAAGACGGTTAATGTTTTGACAAGAAAAAATGGGTGATTTTAACGTTTTTCAAAGAACTAGTGATGGTTATTTTGATGCTAACGAATTGTTGAGACAGTGGAATGCTGTAGAGGGTAATCCGGAAAGAAATTTAAAGAGATTTTTAGAGAGTCCTAAAACAAAGGAGTTTATAAACGCTTTAATAAGTGATTTAAGCCATGGGGCAAAAATGCAGTTACCAGATACACAGGTATTTAAGATTGTAAAATCAAAGACGTTGAGAGATGGATCTAAAACTATTGGTAAGGCATGGATGCATCCTTATTTATTTATCAAGTTTGCTATGTGGATAAACCCTAAGTTTGAGGTTCAGGTTATCAGATTCGTTCATGATCAACTTATAGATTATAGGGATAAGGCTGGTGATGCTTATAAGAGAATGTCTTCCGCCTTGTCTAGGATAATTGAGCCTTCAAGATTAAGGGATAAGATTCAAGATCTGGCGAGATCTGTAAATATCATCATATACGGATTGCATCAAAGCATGATAAGAAATTCCGTAGGCGAAGAGGCTAAGGCTAAGGAGTTGATGGAGCTGGAGATTGATATAGCCAAGATGATTGAGTTTGGATATATAACTACCGAAGAACAGTTAAGGGATTATCTGTATAAGGTTTTGAGAAGCAAAAAGGCTCTTCCTTTGTGATTTGGATTTTAATCGTATATTTGTGTCAAAGTTAATTACGATGATATACGGCAATAAAGAAATAGTACGGACGTTCACCAGAAACAACCCACCTGCCGGGTACGTGGGCGGCTCTGTTGACTACCGGGTCCCGGCCAACGTCTATTTTGGCGATACGCAGGAGGAAGCTGATAGTAAGGCTGAGGATGATGTCAATGCCAACGGTCAGGATTATGCCAACACATACGCCGATATAATTCCAGTCATATGGTACAACGACCGGGTATGCGATGAGTTTATTAAAAACGATTGCGTAAGCGGTAAGGGGTCTAAGGAACAGATATGCGTAGAGGAAGGCAGGTTCGTGTCATACGTATCCAAGAAAGACGCCAATGATAAGGCTAGGGCGGAGCTGGGACGGATCGGGCAGGGGGAGGCCAACTCCGTCGGGGCTTGCTGCGAGGACTGGGCTTCGCAACCTTTTCGTGGCGTTTTCTACAAGAACGATTGTGAGGCCGGTACATCAGGTAAAGAAGGTATTGTGTATGAATTGCCAGCCGGAGCCGTCATATCCGATATATCCCAGATTGATGCTGATACGTTAGCTTATAGGAAGTTCATGAAAGAAGGACAGGAGAAGGCTAACTCCGAAGGTAGTTGCTCCCCTGTATTCTATAATACTATGATCGGTGATTGGTTTGAGAAGGTATGCCCGTTCGGATATAAATCAGGTAAGGTATATTATTCTATCAAAGCCAATAGGTTTAGATCATGGATATCAGTAGAGGATGCCAACGCCAAAGCCCGTGAGGTTTTGATGGTAGAGGGGCAGGAGTACGCTGATCTTAATCTTGAGTGCGAGAAATGGATTGAGAATATTGATCAAGAGGATCAATGTTATTGGTGATGATGCGCGTTTAGTTTTCCATAATAGTTGATTTAGTGTTTGGAGGGGATTGTATATCTCCTCCATTTTTTGTATATATATCAATGGTGATAAGTTTATATACTGCAATACAGTTGTTTGTATGTTGAATATGTTTTATATTTGCATACCTATCTATTCATCTCGAACCGATAGGTATTATGTTTAATTTAAAATATTGTTCAAAGTTATGAAAAGTCGGGTTGAAATCAAATCTTCTGATAGGAGATTGATGGGCGTTGTTATACCTGCGCTCAGTGATAATGGTTTTGTTAACATCACTTTAGCTATGAAGGTCTTGTCTGATGATAGGCTTAAAAAGGGTTTATCCCCTAAGAAGCTTAATGATATTATTAAGTATGATGGCTTTCAGGAGAAATGTAGGGAAATAATTAGTAGACTGGAAAACAGGGATTTATGTAAGCGGATAAATATCAGCCTACAAAACAAGACCCTAAATCTTAGTGATTTAAACAAAATGGGATTGGCGTGCAGAAAGGGAAAGGGGGATGGACAGATGTGGTATATGAACCCATACCTTTTCCTTGTGGTGGCTATGGAAATGAGTCCTGAGGTTTGCGCCGATGTCGTAATGTGGTTTGTTGATAATATCGTAGGGGTAAGAAATGCAGCTGGTGACGCTTATATAGAGATGTGCAGCAGTGTATCTTCGCTTATAAGCGATAAGAGCAATTTAAAGGAATCGCTATCAAGAATTGCTAAGGGTATAAATTTTGTTGTTTTTGGCGTACATGAGGAAGGGATAAGAAATAGGGCTTCCTTCGAGGAGTTGGATATGATAGTATCAATAGAAAGAAATATATCTTATGCTATTAAGGCTGGATATATAAAAGACTATGATGGCGTTATAAACGATTTGGGAAGGCAGTGGAAAGACAGATGGGGTAATCCTGTTCTTAAATTGAAGTCCTGATCTTATCTTGTTGTTATGGTTTATGGGTATAGGGGATGCGAATGACGTATCCCTTATATTGTTTAATAACGTATGTTGTCTTGTTTCCAAACCAAATAAGTATCTTTGCTAAAAACATTAATATTATTAATATGTGTAATACAGGTGGTTGTTGTCATGATCATTCACGGGAACGTCCCGAAGAGTGTTGTCATGGCGTTAAGATAGATAGGTTTCTTAACAAATGCCCCGAGGATCCTTGTGATCCTTGCGATCGGGATTGTCAGGACGAGCCTTGTGTTGGCTATGGATGTCCTATAGTTTTATATGATAAATGCGTCTTATACTCAGGTGATGAGTTGGTGGTGGACGGTATAGAGAAAGGTACTGATATATCTGTCGTTATAGACTTATTGAGGCGTATTATAGCGTCTAGGGATAAGCAGATAGATTTATACCATCGTGAGGTTCTGGATTTGAAGAGGATTATAAACGAGCTTGTCAACGCCGGTGGTAGCGGCGAGGATAGCGGAACCGAAGAGGAGGTTTGGTGATGAACGGTTGCAACAAAAAACAATACAGACCTACTGTAGACGACACGAAAGTACCGTGCTCTACGTACATGAGTACCGATTGTATTTACCCCGGTGATAAGGTTCGTGTGGAGTCGCTGGGATTGTCCCCTAATTGCGATATGTCTGATGTCCTTAACGCTATGATAAAGGCTATACGGGATAGAGATGCGGAGATATCCGAGTTAAGAAGAATGATCAATAAATTAATTTGATAATATGAGAAATTGTAATCCATGTAAGCCGGAATATAGACCGGGGAACGAATGTAGTATCTACAGTTCCCAGATCATATATGATGGTCAGTCGTTTCCTGAGGCAGATATCAGGAACGGAGATGGCATGAATAACGTAATCGAGTCTCTGGTAAGGAAGCTGGTTGCCGTATCTGGCGCCACGGCGTCCATCCAGCGTGACTCGTTCAAGGGCGTTCAGGCTGTCAGGTTAAGATACGAGCCGTTGAACGTGCTCAGCGTTACCTATTGTGGTACTATCGTCCCTAATGACGGATATGTCGTTTCTGGTAGATCCGTTAAGTTCAAGAAAAGGTATTGCATGGGCGATGAGTTCGCTGATGTTAATATCGTATATACTACATTGAATAGTAATATTTTAAATACTTCATGCTATGGCTAAGAGAGTGTATGATACGGTCTTGGCTTCCGAGTGTGACGGTTGGGTATGTGGTGAGACACTTAAGAAAGGGTCTGTCCCAGCAGATAGGTTGGAGCTTGATTCTTTTTCAGAGGCCGTCAGGGAGCTTATAGAGCGGTTTTTTGAGGAGGGATGGCTGCCGGACATGATCTGTGATCTTGGTTGTGGTGGCGCCAGTGTATTTGAGATTAAGCCTGCTAACTTTGAGTATCCTCCTGAGGGCGGTGAGCAGATTCTGGAGATTATCGTAGGTAAGAGTGATAAATGGACTATAACTCAAGCGGAATGATATGAATAATTTAAAAGATATTCTTGCTAAGATCGAGCAAGGTTCCTCATGGGTGTCCTACGACAAGATTTCCGGTACCGGCCCTGATAAGGTCGCTATTAAGGTAGAGCCGGGATGGATGGGTAGGTTGCCTAGGGAGACTTACGTGGCGGTCGAGAAAGGCAAGGTAACGAAGCTCGCCACTATAACCCAGAAGGGTATGGAGCGGGTGAGCGTAGATCCGGCCAATATCATGTTTGACATGGAGGGCGGGACGGCGGTCATCAACGCCAAGCTTAACTCCGCCTCGGTCAAGGCCTCCTGTCTTACCCTTGGTGGCTCGGTGAGCAAGTCTTATATAGTCTCCATGAACGTGAATGGCTTATCCATGAAGGTTCCGGAAGAGGATAGCAGATATATAGTGTATGCCGATCCTGAGGATCCCGGAGCCACTGATTTGTATGAGGCTAGCTTTGTCATAGCTATGCCTAAGAATATGGATAACGAACAACATCATGAGATGTTTGTCTTGAACGGTAAGGTTGTTAATATCAATCAACAGCCTAATGATATACCTTATATCATACTTGATCATGACTTTGATAACGTAACTAGTGAGAACGGTCAGGTTATCATCGATATCAAGTCCAATACCGAGTATGATATCGAGCTGGTATGTTGCACTTGCGGTGATGGTAGTGAGCCGGAACCGGAACCACCCTTCAACGTGGATCCGCAAAGGTTGACGCTTAATAAGGATGGTGATACCCAAATCGTGAGGGTAGAGGCCGGAGATGATGTTTCATGGAGAATAACTGAAGGATAATATGGCAAGGGAAATAGATAAGAATTGTGTCGAGGGTAATTGCTTTGCCATTAACGACAAGAGCCATGGGGTAGGCGATAATAAGCTTAATATCGTATACAAGGCTAATTATACCGGTCAGATCTGTACGGCTAAGTTCCGTATAACGTCAAAGGACGGTAATATTGTCAAGGAGTATATGATAGCTCAGGACGCCAAGCCCGTTTATTATAATATCAAGATGGTTCAGCCGTTCACCAAGGACGACTGTCTGGCCAACCAGCATGGATCGGTGGTGTTGTATACGGTCGAGGAAAGGACTTACAAGTCGTTTATCTCGCAGGAGGACGCAGACGCCAAGGCTATGGAGGATATAGCCCTGAACGGTCAGAAATACGCCAACGAGCATGGTGAGTGTATAACCGATATCTGGTATAACGAGGAGCAGAGAAAGACGTTTATACGTAATAATTGCGATAAGTTCAGTGACGGTCAGGAATATGTTTATATCATTCCTGAGGGCAAGTACGTATCTTCCATCTCTCAGGAGGACGCCGATAGGAAGGCTCTTGAGGATATTGAGAAGAACGGTCAACAACAAGCCAATTTGGAGGGTGAGTGTAAGCCTAAGGAGAATATCTATTATGGTAAGTTTAGTAAGACCTTTACCCGTAACAATTGTGACTCCACCCAATACGGTACTGATGTGGTTGTCGATGAGACGATGGTTACAGGGGACTTCAGATCCATCGTATCTCAGGAAGACGCTAATAGCCTAGCAAGGGCTGCTGTCGAGGCTCAAGGCCAGGATATAGCGAATATCAAGGGTAACTGTGAGAAGATACCGGTATTTACCGGATCGTACTCTAAGGTATTCCAGAGAACCAACTGTCCTGAGGGTTCTACTCCTGTTGACTTCACCGTGGACGAGAAGATGTGTTCTGGATATCCGTTCACTTCTACGGTATCGCAGGATGCCGCCAACAAGCTGGCGCAGGACGCTGTCGAGGCGCAAGGTCAGGCTATCACCAACGAGCGTGGCGACTGTCAGACTAACGTCTACTATAACGTAAGGATGGAGAAGACAGTCACTAGAAACAATTGCGATGAGTTCCATATCGGTCAACCTTATACTTATGTCGTTGCGGCCGGTAAGTACTTCTCTATTATCTCTCAGGAGGATGCTGACAATAAGGCTAAGGCCGATCTTGAGGCTAACGCCCAACAGCAGGCTAACCTTGAAGGTGAGTGTAAGGAGAAGACCGTATATCATGGTAAATACAGCAAGGAATTTACCCGTAACAATTGTGACGAGACCCAGTATGGTACTAAGGTTGTTGTAGACGAGACTATGGTGACAGGAGACTTTAGGTCTACCGTATCTCAGGAGGACGCTAATAACAAGGCTAAGGTCGCTGTTGAGGCTCAAGGTCAGGATGTGGCTAACGTAAAAGGTAAGTGCGAGAAGGTGCCTGTATATACCGGTGCTTATACACGTACGTTTACCCGTAACAATTGTGGTACTGGCACTGGTGGTACTTATACGGTAAATGATAGGATGGTTGACGGTTATCCGTTCACGTCTACCGTATCTCAGGAGGATGCCAACAACAAGGCCAAGGCCGCCGTTGACGCCCAAGGGCAGGCTCTTGCCAATATCCATGCCCTTTGTACGTACACTGGCCGTGCTTCCTTGGAGTTCACGAGAAACAACTGTGGCGAGTGTAAGATAGGATCTAAAGTGACGATCACTCAAGATATGGTAGAAGGACACCCATTCCAGTCTAACGACTCACAGACCGCCGCTGACGCTATGGCTATGACCGCCGTACGGGCTCAAGGACAGGCTTTGGCTAATACCAAGGGTACTTGCTCTAACGCTACTATGTATACCGGTAAGGCCAGCTTCGAGTTCACGAAGAGCAATTGTGGCGCTAATCAGGTAGGAGATCCGTTCACCGTGACACAGGACATGGTAGATGGTCATCCATTCCAGTCTTGCGTATCTCAAGATGAGGCTAACTTAGTCGCTATGGCCGCTGTCATGAATCAAGGACAGAGGGTTGCCGATGAGCGTGGTACTTGCCATGAGGCTCCTAAGTATACCGGTCATTATAGTGAGGTGTTCGAGAAGAATAATTGTCCATCCGGATTGATACCTTCATCTGTTAACGTTACGGAGGCTGATGTCACTGGTGGTCCGTTCTATTCTTATGAGAGCCAGTTCGCCGCCGATGAGCTTGCCAAGGCCGCTGTCAAGGCGCAAGGTCAGGCTATAGCCAATGATCGTGGTACTTGTGATGAGCTGAAGATATATGTAGGTAATTATAGCAAGGAGTTCACTCCTAAATGTCCTACTTGTCAGTACGCTGATCCTATTACCGTAACCCCGGATCTTATGGGTCAGTTCTTCACCTCAACCCGTTCTCAGGAAGAGGCAGACGCTTTGGCTAAGGCCTATATCGACAGAATGGGTCAGGCGTTCGTCAACAAGAACTACGATGATACGTGCCATACGAAGACCGAGCAACCGGTATGGGAGACTATAGAGACTGTATGTAAGGACTGTATCTCTCAGTTACATCAACGTAACACCAATACCTGTTATACTGATCCTGATAATCAAGAGCGGTATATAGCTGGTGGTAATAATACATGTTTCTGGTTCGGTACGGCATCCAAGGCCTTTACCCGTCAATGCGCAGATGGTGGAGTTGGAAGCTCTGTTACTGTGACTCAGAATGATGTTACAGATCCGGCTCCCAGCTCTGATGGTAAGTTCAAGTCATGTGTATCCCAAGCTGACGCTAACGCCAAGGCATTGGCCGCCGTGAACTCTCAGGGTCAGGCCGTGGCTAACTCGAAGGGTACTTGTACTTGGACAGGAAGCTATACCGGTCAGGTTCAGAAGAACAATTGCGCTGATGGCGGCGTAGGCGACATGGTATCCGTAAGTAGCGACAGGCTGCCGGGACATCCGTATACCTCCAACATATCTTTGGCTGACGCTAATAAGAAGGCCGAGAATGCTGTTCGTGGAGCCGATGGACAGAACTACGCCAATAAGAACGGTGGATGTACTTGGACTTACGTGGCAAGCCGTGACTTCTATAAGAACAATTGCGCCGGAAGCGGGGTTGGTCAGAGAATAACGGTGACCTCTACGCAAGCCAACGGCGGTACGCCTATCACCAGCAAGGTTTCTTTGGCGGATGCCAGAAGCAAGGCAGAGCAGATCCTGGATCAGAAAGGACAGGATTACGCTAACCAGCATGGCACTTGTGTGTGGACCGGTACTGGAAGCGCTACGTTCTATAAGGATAATTGTGGTACATGTAAACATGGTGTCGCTCTATCCGTTCCTTATAGTGCCTTAGGATTGTCAGCGTTGACATCTACCGTATCTCAGGCGGATGCCGACAGCAAGATTCAAAACGCTTTCAAGAATGATACGGCGACTAAGACCGCCGCTCAAGCTTATGCCAATAAGAATGGTGATTGCGCTGACGATGATGATACTCCTACTTATGGTGATTGGAGTTATTATTGCGACGGGTGTACCTATCGTAGGAGAAGGAGTCAAACCAATCCTTGTTCCTCTGCTTCTGATCAAGACGAGGTGATTGAGTATGATTCCGGATCTTGTGGATGCGGATGTGATAATACATACCATATGGATGATAGTAGGTGTAATAATGGTAATAGCGAGGAGCATTATTCTAGCGAGTGCGATCCTACGGGATATTGGCAGAATGGTGGTGAGCATTGCTGTAACCCTTATGATTATACGATCTATACTAATGAGGTATGTAAGGGATGTTCGGGCGAATGTGGTGATGTATGCGTTCCTAGCAGCCCTATGAAGGTTGTTTCTGCCGGAGAATATTGCAGGAGCACGACTCAAGCTGCGTCTAGCGCCGCTTATGACGTTTATTCTAGCGCTAAGGCCAATCTCCAGGCTATTGCTAATGCTAAGACATGTCCCTCTAAGGTTGGCAATGATGACCGATGGGGAAATGTCAAGGCTACGAACTGTCCTAGCAACTGTACTCCTAAGACTATCAGTTATAAGCAAATCGCTGGTAAATACACCGCCTGCACCAAGGAGGAGGCAAACAGGATAGCCGACAACAACCTACAGTCAGACGGCACCTCTTACGCTAATGGCTTGGCGCAGGCCGATAGATGCGATTGCGTGGAGCC